CGACGTGGCGGTCGACGGGGCGGTCCGCGGGGCGGTCGACGGGGCGGTCCGCGGGGCGGTCCGCGGGGACCAAAACACGATCCTACGGGCCGCAGGGTTCCTCGTCCGCTGCGCACTCCGCTGGTACGGTCTATACCGAGGCGGGTCAGTCTGGCCGTCGTGGCCCGCGTTCATTTCCTGGTTCCGCGAGGCTGGCCTTGAGATCGACTGGTCCAACTGGCTCTACGAAGAGATGGCGTGCGCTCACGGTGGGGCTCGGTTCTACCACCGTGAGTTTTGGATCGTGTGTGACCGACCCACGACCATCGGTCGCGATGATCAGAACCGGCCGCACTGCGATACTGGGCCCCAGATCGCCTGGAGCGACGGGTGGGCCGACTGGTACATCCACGGCGTGAGAGTGCCACGTCAGGTGGTCGAGGCCCCCGAGACGCTTACCGCCCAGCAGATCAAAGAAGAGACGAACGCCGAGGTGCGCCGCGTCATGCTGGGGCGCTTCGGTGAAGCTCGATATCTGACCGAGATCGGCGCCAAAAAGATCCATGAGGACGATTTTGGCGAGCTTTATCGGGCCGAACTCGAAGGCGACGAGCCGCTCGTGATGGTGCGCGTGCTCAACAGCACGCCTGAGCCCGACGGGTCGATCAAGCCGTACTGGCTCCGCGTAGATCCGACCTGCACGACCGCCCAGGAGGCCATCGCCTCTACCTGGCGATACTCTGACACGGGAGAGCGGGTGTTTCCTCGCGCCTCCGACTATCGCCCAACCATCGAAACCTGACCCAAGGATAGCATCATGGACACCGAGAACAACGACAACAACGAGACGGGCCCTGAGACCGCCGAAGAGCTCGCAAAGCGCACCCGCAAGAGCGTCCCGCTCCGGCTCTACACCGGCTCGGACGCGGCCGGGTGGAAGCCCGTCGGCCCCGAGACCTTCGAGGACGAGCGGGAGGCGTGGCGGTGGGTCCTGAAGAACGGGAAGCCCGACGTGCCCTATCAGCCCATGCGGGCCTATGGGGCGAAGAAGCTCCCGCCGCGCCAGCTCGTGGACGTCGAGGAGGGGTGATGAAGCCCCATATCCACGCCAAGCGCAGCGCGCGCAGGTGGGGCGGCGCTCCCGAGGACTACCAGCCCATCCACGACCTCATCGACTCGCCGAAGTCAGCATATTGCGACATCCGGCAGCGCGCGATTCTGCACAACTCGTTCGGCATTTACCTCGCCGAGCGGGTCTTTGGACCGACGATCACCAACTCCGACGGCAAGACCGTCAGCGTGCGCGACGTGGCCGAGCACCACGTTTTCGAGGACATGGGCCACATCCCCACGGTGGAGAAGTGGCTGAGCAAGATCCCGGTGGAGCCTTGGATGTGGGGCGCTAACCGGGGCAAGGACTACAAGGCCGAGATGGCCGAGGACAAGGACTGAATATGTCACTTTCGGAGCTGGCAGAGAAAGCGAAAGCACTTCAGGAGCACATCAAGGCCGAGGCGCGCGATGCGTTCCAGGCCGAGTTCAAAACGTTCCTCGACGCGCACCCCAACGTGCTCGGCTTCGTCTGGGAACAATACACGCCCTACTTCAACGACGGCGACCCGTGCGAGTTCGGCGTCCGCGAGATTCGCGTCATCTTCAACACCCCGGAGGCCGTCAAATGCGTCGAAGATCGGGAGCTGGATGACTGCTCGTATGATGACGAGTCAGGCGGATGCGTGTGGGGAGTGGCGCGTCTCAACCGCTTCTACGACCGCCACCTGTGCACGACCGTCGACAAGCCGCAAGGCCCGTTCCCAGCAGACAATCCCGCCATCCAGTCATTCGCTGGTGGGCTGAAAGCCGTCAGTAATGACATCTTCAAGGCTCTCGGCGAGGGCCAGGTCATCGTGACGCGCGATGGCGTTCGCGTCGACGAATACGAGCACGGCTGATGCTCCGCTTCATCCTCTGGATTCTCGCAATGCTCGGGGTGCGCGTGGTGCGCCTCCGGGTGTCGCGCCTGGCCCCAGTCGAGTGTGCGGGCCTCGACCCTCCGACGGTGACCCTCAACGCCTCGACGCGGCCGGGGGGAAATCGGATTCCCGACAGGCCGGACCGTTGCGTCTGCGAAGTGAGAAGGGCGGTGCGCTGGGGTTCGGTTCCAGTCTGCATCGTCAACCAAGCATGCCCCCTCGGGGGCCGTTCTAGGCCGCCGCGCCTCTAAGCGGTGACGCGATGCCCAAGGGCCAGGGTCGCGTGTGCAAGTGCCCAAAATCGAACCCGAGAATGACCATGTAGTGGCACCAAGGGCATTGTCCCAAAGCTCAAAAAACAATGGGGGCGCTCGGCGCCCCGCGGCCCGCGAGAGTCGCCGCCTCCTCGTGGTGCGGGCTGGGCAAGGCAAGGTGCCTTGGCAGAGAGCGACAAGACCCGAGAGAGACATGAACAAAGCAGAGTTCATCACCAAGGTGCAGGAGATGTTCAACTCCGACCTCAACAAGCCGCGCCTGTCGAAAGATGCGGTGGCTCACTTCACCGAGTGCGTGTTCGAGGCCGTCGCGACCAGCGTTCGCGGTTCGGGCGGCTTCTCCTGGCGTGGCTTCGGCACCTTCAAGACCAAGGTCCGCGCCGCGAAGAAGGGCCGCAACCCCAAGACCGGCGAGGCCATCGAGATCCCCGCGAAGAGCACCGTGACCTTCAAGCCTCACCCCGACTTCGTCTGAGAGAGCCGCCCGTGACCAGAAGCATCACCGCCCCGAAAGCCGCGTCCACGTTCCTCCTGTGGCCGGAAGAGGTCGTCATCATCGGCCTCGACACGTCCCACAGGTGCGGCGAGCACCCACTGTGGGATGAGCGCGCCTTTCGCGCCTTCAACGAGAAGTCCGTCCTCAACATGATGGTGAACCGCTCGCGTCTCGTGAGTGCCATCACGGTCGAGAAGGACGAGGCTCTGGGCTATGTGGCGGCCGATGGTCGCGGGCGCGTCATCGACGCCCGGGAGGCCAACAAGCGCCTTCGGGAGCGGGGCGAAGAGCCGTTCCGCCTCAAGGCCGAGATCGAGATGGCCGGCGACGACACGGCGAGCTTCGAGCGCATGGTCGTGAAGAACGCCTTTGTGACCCCGACCTCGGTCCTGGCCGACGCGCGCAAGGCCGTCGACATGCTCAAGGGTGGGGTGCCGATGCTGCGGGTGTGCCTCGACTTCGGCAAGAGCGAGGACACCATTCGCCTGTGGCAGCAGATTGTGGGGCTTCCTCCCGAGCTTCGCAAGCGGGTGGAGCGCGGCGTCATCACGCCGTCACAGGCAGTCAGGCTCGCGAAGGCGAACAAGGCCCAGCTCGAGGCCGCGCTTCGGGTGGCAGATCAGAGGGAGGCCGTCATGGGAGAGAGCGGGAAACCGAAGCGTCAATCTGCCCGCGAGCTCGCGAAGGCCGCCGGGAAGGTTCTGCCGCCGACACGGCGCGAGGTGAAGGCGCTGCTCGACGTGGACGAGGTGATCGTCGGCAAGGCCGAGAGGCTGGGAAAGGCCGAGCTGGCAGATGCGTTCTTCGCGGGCCTCCGGTACGGCTACGCGGGCGGTGCGCTCCCGGCGTTCATCCCGACCGAGGGCGACCCGTTGGAGTCTGCCATTCTTGAGCACGGCCTGAATGGCAAGGGGTGCGCCGTTTACTCGGTGGAGGAGGGCGTCGAGAGCATCCATGGGAGGCTCAAGGCGGCCGGCGTGGACGTGTCTCCGGCCGAGCTGTCGAAGACGCTGAAGGCGATGCACCAGGCGGGCCGGGTGGGCCGGAGCGCGCTGGGGTATCGGCTGGTGAAGGAAGGTGCGAAGTGACCGCCGAAATCCGCGACCGCCTCTTAGGGGCCTTCAAGCCCGCACCCGGCCCGCCGTGCAAGTGCAGCCGGTGCCGGGGAGTGACGCCCGGTGCATCGCGTGATGCGCGGGCGTTCGACCGAGAAGAACATGCTGCATGGTTCGCGCGGTGGAAAGTCGCGCAGAAGTGAGAGTGACATGATGAAAATCGACGAAAATCCAGACATGCTGGACATCCACACCTACATCAACCCCGAGGCATACCTCGTCTACCACTTCGCCCTTGAAGTCGGACCGCGGTTTACTCCCGAGCAGGTTGTTGCCGAGTCGCAGAAGCGGCAAGTGAAGCTCCACTCGCCGAAACGACTCCGCGATAGGTCGGTCTGCATCCACCTGAAGATGCTGGAGATGGTGGGCATGCTGGTCCGTGATGGTGACGGCTACACCGTGTCGCCTGACTCGCTGCAACTGACGCTCAACGGCCTCTGGCACGGTTGCACTGACGAGGAGCTGGCCTCTGCGCCAAAGTGGCTGCTCGACATGCTTCCGAAGGAGGAAGGGTGACATGATCGAGCAACTGAAGTGCATCGACGCCACCGGCCGAGAGCTTCGGGGCTACGTCGTCGACGATGGCGGGCGACATTGGGTGTGGGCCTACGACGAGGTTGATGCCGTGCGAGTCGTCGCTGAGGCTCACTGCGGGAGTGTCGAGGCTTACGAGAAGGACATCGGGCTGCTCTCGGACGCGAGCGTGGAGCCGCTGACGGGCGAAGCGGCCGAGAAGGCTCGGTTTGCGGACGAGGACGGGCTCGTGATGAGCATGAGCGTCCGTTTCGACGCGGAGCGGAACCGGGGCCTCATAGCCTCATCGGAGTTTTGACATGACCGAGCACAAGATAGACCTCGACCTGGTGGAGCTGCGGTGCAAGCTGCGGGGGTGGCAGTACTTGCGGCGGGAGGACGGCGCCATCTACGGCGGGTGGGGCATCGCCACGCCGGACGGCATTACCGCCGCGTCGCCCGCTTGGGAGTTCGTCTTTGAGGAGCTTGGCCGCCCCCGCCTGACCCTCGCGGAAATCGTGGCGAGCCCGCCGGAGGGGTGGCGGGTTGCCTCGCGTGGGCGAGATGTGACTGCATTCGTGTGGCGCACGAAGTACGATATGCCAGACGGCTCATTGAGCGATGGGGCCTGCGTCATCTGGCATAGTCGGGGTCACACAACTGAGGCCGTCGGTGCCCGCGAACCGAACAAGGCCGCCGCCCACCGCGCCGTGGCCGAGCTGCTCGTGCTGCTCGGGGAGGTGGAGTGATGGCGACACCAGCATGGCGGACGACATGGGAGTGCCTCGGGGTCAAGGTAGGCCGGCTCGAGCTCGAGCTCGACATCCACGATGACCAGCCTCCGAAGTGCACGCTCCGGGTCAAAGAGCCGTCGGACGAGCTGCTCAGTGACGTGACCGCGGAGGAGCTTGATGAGCTTGCAAGGGTCATCTCCGATGGTGCGGCGCTCCTTCGTGCCCGAGGGATTCAGGTGAAGCCATGACGACCACCGACACCTACCGCGCCCGCATCGTCGAGGCTCTGCGCCGCGAGGCCGACCGTATCGAGGCGGAGGGTCTGCCGGATTATTACGCCGTCAATCTCGACGGCAGTATCGAGAGCTACGCTAGTGGCGAATATGCCCGTAAAGACGCGGCCGAGAGCATTGCAATCGCCGTGGAAGACGCGGAGGGCGGGCCCGTCGACCCCGACATCGAGGACGTCCAGTGGGGCGTGATGGTGCCCATCGAGGTCTCGGAGGTCATTGCCCACGCGCGAGACCTGCGCGGCGAGACGAGCGACATCGTCGTGGAGTACGGCCTGGTCGCCGTCGATGCTGAGGTCGTGCGCGGCATCGCGTCTCAGGACTGCCCGGAGTGCGACTCGACGGTCAAAGTGCCGCCGGGCGGTGTGTGCCCGGTGTGTGCGGGCGACGAGGCCGGCGAGGCCGAAGGGGGCGAGTCGTGAAGGCCCTGACCCTATGGCGCCCCTGGCCCTACGCCATCTTCCACCTTCCCGCCGACATCGCAAAGCCCGTCGAGAACCGGACGGGGCCCCCGCCTTCGTCGCTTGTTGGTGAGCGCATCGCCATTCACGCCGGCAAGACTTGGGATGACTCTGGCAAGTGGCTCATCCAAGACCTGATGTGTGTTCACCTCGACCTCGACGAATGGCGCCTTCCCGACGAGCAGCCCGAAGGCATCATCGGCACGGTTAGGCTGCGCGGAGTGAAGCGCGGTGCTGACCATTGGACCGCCCAGCTTGTGGCGGGCGAGCTTCTTGCGAATGCGGGAAGTGGCGTCTGGTATCGCGGTCCCTACGGCTGGCTCCTCGACGACGTCCGCGCCCTGCCCGAGCCCATCCCCTGCAAGGGCCAGCGTGGCCTCTGGGACGTGCCGGAGGAGCTTGTGGGGAGGCTCGCAGCATGAAAGCCCGCCCCATCCTCTTCAAGCCCCACCTTCTCGACCTCGTCGCGGTCGGGCAGAAGACCCAGACACGCCGCGTAAGCCGCGACTGGCTCAAGCTCGCGCCCGGCGACGTGCTCTGGTGCAAGGAGAAGCTCATGCGCCAGGACGCCGAGGCGCACCATCCATGGGCGGAGTATGCCCGCGATGGCCGCTATGTCGAGCCGTCGCCTTTCCCGTGGAAGTGGCAGAAGTCCTGGCTCTCGCCGCTGCATATGCCCAAGGTCGCCGCTCGGGTGTTCCTTGAGGTGACCGAAGCGCCCTACTTGCAGACCATCTGGGGCATCAACGGCGCGGATGCGAGGGCCGAGGGCTTCGACTCTCGAGCGGCTTTCCTGGCTGCGTGGCGCAGCATTCACCCGGATGCGCGGGCGACGGATCTGGTGGTCGTGGTGAGCTTCAAGCTGCGGGGTGAGGGATGAGCATCAAGGTCAAGACGCGGACCGTCTACTTCATCATGGTCGACCACCCGAGCGGACCGAGACGAGTCGGCAACGCCTACTCGACACGCGACGAGCCCGGAGTATGCCGAATGCCGGAGGAGCGCATGAGCACCGCCGACCCCATATGCGGCGGGTGTGGCGCTCCACGCTCGGCCCACCACTTCACCATCATCCGTGCCGAGGAGTACCTCTTCTGCGACCCCCACACGAGCGACGAGTTTCGAGACCAGCCCGACCCGCACGACCTGCTCGCCATCATCGAAGAGGACCACCCCGGGGTTGTCGATGCCGCCGTGAAGCGCTGGCGCGTCGAGAACGGGCATGAGGAGGCGTCGTGACACCCGCCTTCTGCGACTCCCAAGCCATCGCCGAGCGCCTTGCTTGCAGCGCGTCCTATCTGCGGCGCATGATGGCCGAGACCCCGGCCCATGTTGCGAGGCCGTGGGTCCAGATTGGGCGCGGCACCGGCCGGCGCGCGCGGTACTCGTGGGAGATCGCCAAGGTGGACGCCTGGTGGCGGGAGGTGCATGAATGGCAACGCTTGAACGCCGCGGAGACGGCTGGCGCGTTCGGTGGCGCGACCCCGACGGGTCCCCTCGCTCTCGCCAGTGCCCCACCAAGCCCGTCGCACGGAAGGTCAAAGCCGAAGTCGAAGAGGCTGTCGCTCTCGGACGTCGCTGGGAGCCTTCTGCCCGGGTCGAGGTTCCGAAGCTCCATGACCTGATCGTCGCCTACCTCGACGACCTGTGCCGTGTGGCGCGCCAGAACACGGTCAACTCTCACCGGAGCCAGCTCGGGACCTTCCTGGCCTGGTGCCACTCCCGGGGCGTGACCGAGCCCCGTCACCTCAACCGGACGCTCCTCGAGCAGTTCGACGCTTGGCGGGCGACCGCCCCGAACCGGCGCGGGGTAGGGGCCGAAGTCTCGACGCGCCGCCTCGCACTCGGCGTGGTGCGCCGGTGGTGGGAATGGTGCGCCGACCACGACGACTACAAGGCCCACCTCGAGCGCCCGCCTCGGGTGAACATGCCGGCCCGGGTCATCGCAGAGGTCACCGCGCCCTATTGGGACGAGGTCGACAAGGTCGTGGAGCTCGCGATGGAGCGCGCGACGAAGTCGCCCACCTACGAGGCCCTTTCCCGCATCGTGATGCTACTCCGTGGGACCGGCCTGCGGATCTCCCAGGTGCTCCGGCTGCGCTGGGACGACGTCAACGCTCAGCTCGGGACCCTGCGCATCCGCTCCGAGCTCGGGAAGACCCCGGCCGAGAGGTCGGGCCGAACGCTTCCGCTGCCCCCATGGCTCATGGCGTGGCTTCTCACGCTCGAGCGACCGAGCGACCTCGTCGTGTCGGTGCCGAGCGTCCGCCGCGCAGGCGTCAAGGTCGGCGAGCGGGTGCCCTTCGTGGTGACCACGGCCTCATGGCGGGTGCGCCAGCTCTGGGAGGCGATCGGGGCGCGCCCCGAGGTCTACGAGGGTCGGCCCGACCACGCCTTCAGGAAGGCGCTCAGGACCGAGCTCCTGCACGCGCGCTGCTCGGGCGACGCGATCGAGTATTGGTGCGGCCGATCGAGCGGGACGCCGGGCCGATACACCGACCCTCGAGCCCATGACCTCGTCGAGATCGCCCGGTCGATCCCCGAGCCCGCTTGTGTCCGTGGTGTGTCCACGAAGAAGGTGGCGACCCTGCCGCGACCGCTTTCCAAGCTGGCCTGACGGGGCTCGCTGATGCTTTCACGCAAGTTTGAAAGGCGCGGCCGCGCTTGTCGTGACGGCCTAGAAAGCGGGGTTGGTCGATGCCGGTCGATGCCGGTTGTGTCCAGAAGGCGCCGGTTTGTGTCCGTGGCGTGTCCACGCTACCGCCGACGCCACCCCGACCCGACCGGCTCGACGAGCCCGGCCTCGACGAGCTCCAGAAGCCCCGTCTCGACCTCGCCCCGATCGACCTTGACGCCGGCCTTGGCGAGCCGCTCGACAACGTCGTTGACGCCCCGGGCGTGGCCGTAGGCGAGTGAGTTGAGGACGCGGTGGCGCGCGCTCTCAGTCGTCATGCCGGCACCGGGCAGTAGTTGGGTCGGGCGGGGCCGCCGCCCATGAGGGCGAGATCCATGAGGGCCGTCGATCCGCCAGTGGAATTGGTGGACACTAGTGCGTGGTTGAAGACCCGGGTCGTGAGGTTCGGCACGTTCGCGCCGCTGATGGTCTGGTCGTAGACCTTGTTCCCGCTCACCAGCTCCCAGATCACGAAGCGGACCGCGTCGTCGGCCGTGTAGTCGATGTCCCAGACGTAATAGGTGCCGTTTGAGAGCACCGCGCTGGCTCCCGCCGGGGTCTCGCTCGTGTTGTTGCGCACCTTCGCGGTGACGGTGAGGTCGACCACCTCGAAGAAGACGCCATCGGTCGGCGCGGCCTTCGTGGTCGTGTCGTGATAGCCGAAGCGGTGAGTGGTGTTGGCGTTGGCGTAGACCAGTGCGAGGATGCGGAAGGCCAGCCCGCTCTTGCCCTGATACGAGGTCGGGGTGACGAATCGGTAGCCGCTGTTCGCGCTCCCGCTGGAAGAGCAGCGGGCGGCGCCCGGCGACTGCGTCGGCCCGAGGATGGAGGTGACCGAGCCGCCGTTGACGGCCGCGCCCGTCCACGGAAAGCCATTGGTCCCGCCGATGAACGCGACGAAAGTCCACTGCGACTCAGCGAAGGTCAAGTTTGGTCCGGCCGGTCCTTGCGAACCCGTGGCCCCCGTCGCCCCTGCCTGCCCCTGTGGCCCGTCGGGACCGACGGGGCCTTGGATTCCCTGTGGCCCGATGAGCGACACGCCCGAGCCCCACGCGCCCGCCGTCTTAGGGCCGTAGAGTCTCGATGCGGCCGTGTCGAGGTAGAAGTCGCCGTTCTCGCCGAGCCCGCTCGACGGCGCCCCCGCGCCCGAGAGGATGGTCCGGCCGTCCACACCAGCGGGTCCGGGGTCTCCGGGCGGCCCCTGCTCTCCGGCCTCGCCCTGCGCGCCTTGGAGCCCCTGCTCGCCCGCTGGCCCTCGCGGACCGACGCGGCCGACGTTCACCTTGACGACGGTTGGTGGGGCCGTCTGGACGACGGTCACGGTGTCCCGGTGGGTAATGGTGGTGGTGCTCACGATGCGGCCTTCGTGGTCTCGACCGAGATCAGCGCCTTGCCCTGGATGCGACGGTCCACGCGGGTCGTGTCGAGCGGGTCATAGAGCTCGACGTCATAGTGGCACTCGACGAGGTCGTCCGCGCTCTTGCGAATGCCGAAGTTGTAGCTCGCGAGCGCGGCCGGGAGGCACTCAACACGCCACTTGGCGGTCGGGGCGCCGACCAGCGTGACGACCAGCGCGCCCACAACCGATGGCGCTCCGGGCTTCACCCGGATCTGCCCTCGCCCGAGAAGGCCGGTGCAGTCGTATGGTTCGCCTTCGTCGTCGGCGAGCTCGAACTCGAACGATTCGTAGCTGCCTTGGCGGATCGTCCAGTCGAACGTTGCCGGGTCGCCCTGGCTCCAGTCATACGCCGCCATGTCTCACCTCGCCGCGAAGATGACGCCCAGCGTGACCGCGAGGGTCACCGCCGCCGTCGTGGGGATGATGAAGCCCGGCCGCTCGTACCAGGCCGGGGGCTCGACGAGCTCGCGGGCGAGGCGCTCAGCGCGTTCCCTTGCGGCCTCGGAGGCGTCGATCTCCGCCTTGGCCTCGTCGCGGTCGACCTGTCGGCCCCGCTTCTCGGCTTCGAGGTCTGCGAGCGCCTTGTCCCGCTCGGCGATGGCGATGAGCCCGGCGGCCCGGTCTTCGAGGACCGCCATCGCGAGCGCAGAGGGCCAGAGCTCCCCGCCCCACGGCGCTCGGTCGCCCCGCTTGAGGTAGCAGGGGCGCTCGACCTCAGTGCAGGGGTCGGCGGCGCTTGCGCGTGTCGGATAGAGGACCAGCGCGAGGGCGACGAGGGCCGGGAGGGCGCGTGTCACGGAGTGGCCTGTCCGTTGGTGATGAAGCCGTGCCAGCACTCGGCCGTCTGGCCGGGCCGGCGGGCCACGATGGATGGGGTGAGCGTCAGCGTCTCGAAGGTGTCGCCCGTGCGCTTCCACGGCTTGCCTACTGCCGGACCGGGGTCAAACGGCGGGTCGACGAAGACCCATATGCGATGGTCGCCGCACTTCGGGCACAAGAAGGACACACCGGTTCGGTGGTCGAACTCGGTCACGAACTTGGGCTCGAGGTCGGCGAGGCGCTTCACGGCACCCTCCCAGCCTTCTTGTACTCGTCCCAGAGGCGCTGGCTCGCGTCCGTCACGGTCCCGGTCTCGCGGTGCTCCTCCCGCACGGCCTCAATCGCCCGCTCGGCGGCCTGGATGTCGACCCGGGCTTTGACCTCAGCCGCCGCCCGCTCGGTCTCGATGGCCGCGCGCTTCGTGTCGGCCTCGGCCTTCGCCTTGTCGACCTCGGCTTGGCGCTTGCGCTCGCTCGCGGCAAGGTCGGCCTCGAGGTCGGCGCGAGCCTCGGCACGCCGGCGGCCCTTGCGCTCGGTCAGCGCCCACCACACGGCGAGCGCCGCGAGGAGGATTGCCGCCCATGCGCTCTTGAGCCATGCCCAGAGGCGGGTCATGCTGGCCCGCTTGTGGGGTTGAGGTTGTGGGGTTCGTCGAGGTTGTGGGGTTCGGGCTCGGGCCAGAGTGCGCCGCAGGCCACGAGCATCATGGCCGTGAGCGGGATGACGCGGGCGACGACCTGGCGGCCGGTGTCGAGGTCGCGGCATTCATCCACGAACGGCGAGCCGTCACGCTCGTAGGCCATGTGCCCGGGTCCGACGAGGGCCAGGCTCACAGCGTCACCAGCCGCGCCACGACCGCGAGCACGATGAGGTGCGCGGCCTGGTCCTGCCAGAAGGCGACGTGTACCGCGATGGCATTGACCTCGGGCTTCTGGTCGATGCGCCATTGCTTCTGGCCCGTGAAGGTGCGCCACCACACGAGCGGCTTGCGCGTGTCGATGAGCGCATGCGTCACCGCCACGATGAGCGCAGCCCAAACGGGCCACACGGCCACCATGCAGGCGAGGTGCAGGGCGAAGTGGACCCACGCGGCGGGGTACCGCAGGTTGGGCTTGTTGTCGGCTTGCCAGTCGTTCTGGAAGAACCAGTCGGCGATGAGGTGGGCGATGAGGCCGAGGATGAACAGGTCAGCGAACATCATCACCTCCGAGGCGCCTACGCGCCCACTTTTCGGCCAGCGGAGCGCTCGCGGCGAGGCCCGCGACGAAGCCGGCGGGCCAGCTATCCCAGCCGACGGCCCAGCCCCCGAGGAGGATACCGAGCCCGGCCGTGACGAGCGCCGAGAGCGCGATGACCTTGGCGTCGGTCTTGTGGCCCTTGCCCCACGCGACGAGGGCACGCCGGACCTGATAGCCGGCGAGGACCAGCGCCACGCCGAGGACGACCCAATAGACGGTCTCACTCACGGCCGCTCCTTCATGTAGGGCCGCCCGAAGGTGGCCTGCTCGAGCGCCATGAGGCGCTGCTTGATCAGCAAGACGTCGGGCTTGAGGTTGTCGCGCCACTCCTTGAGGGCTTCGATTTGCGCGTCCTGCACCGCGTTGACCTTGGTGGAGTCCTCATGCTTCATCGTGAGGCCGGAAACGCTGGCCTTTACCTCGGCGACCGATTCGGCGACGGCCTTGATCTGGCTCGCGATGTTGCTTTGGGTGTCGCTGAGCTGCCAGGTCGTCGACAAGACCGCGACCAAGATGGAAAGGCCCATGACGGTCAGCTTCGCCTTGTCCCACCACGCCGCAGCGCGTGCGCCAAAACCTCGCATCTTTTCTTCGTCGGTCTGCATCACGCCACCTCCCGCACCAATTCGGGCACCGCCTCGACGACCGCCGGAAAGCCCGCGTGTCCGGTCAGAAGCTGCCCCTCGGCCCCGAAGCCGATGTAGAACACGATCTCGACGACACCCTTGGGCGGGTTGCGCACGATCGCCTTGATGGCCTTGAGGCTCCCAACCTGCCCGGTGCTCTTGTCGATCCGGCCCGAGGCCACATAGAGCGAGAGGTCGAGATCGCCCCATGGCGCACGGTTCTTCGTGATGACGGCCCGCATGTCCGCCTCGGCCGACTGGTAGACCATCAGAGCGGCGCGGCGCACTCGGCTTGGCAGGTCCGCCGGGATCGTGTCGTCCTGGTGGCCGTCGCCATCGAGGTCGCTGTTGACGTAGTGCCCATCTGGATTGCCGAAGCCGAGGTAGTCGGCGAAGCACGTCCGAAGCTCGTCGTAGAAGGTCGAGAAGAAGCGGTCGATGTAGTCGTCGGCGAGCGGGTTGGCAAACCGCTTGTCGCCGCCCGCGCTCTTGCCGCGCCACACGTCCCGCTCGAAGTTGGCCCGGTAGACCTTGACCCGGATCGCCCGCTCGAGCGCGACGTCGGCGTCGTAGGTCATCCACTTGGCGTCGCCAGCTTCGCGTTGCTTGTCCCGCCAGCGGGTGACGATCCAGAGGGCGGTGTCGCTGTCGCCGCGGCGCAGACGGGCGAGGACCGCCGCCTCAAGCGCCTTGATCCGCCTCACGACGGACTGCGCATCCTTCACGCCCTCGGGGCCGTCGGCCGTGGCCTTGTCGCCGTCGAAGCGGCCTTCCCAGGAATGAACCGCGACGTCGCCGCCGAGCTCCCACGTCCATTGGGCGAGGTCGGCAAGCGCCTCGAACTCGGCGCCGAACAGACCGCTCGGGAGGCGCAGGTCGAGGCACGAGATCCCCGCGTCGAGGAGGCGCTTGACCCCTTCGCGGCCCAACGTGTCGCGGCACTTGACCATGTCGACGAGGGCCACGGAATAAGTGATGCCGGTAGGCGTGGGGTCGCTCATGCCCGTCATGCTCGACGAGGCGGCCCCGAAAGCGTGAACCTTCGCACTATCCGTTGCGAGCCCGCCTGAACTCCACCCTGAAGCCCGGAGGGACCAGCATCCGACTCGCGACCGCCGCGACCTCGCGCAAGACGGTGGTTCCGACGAGGTAGAGCGGCCACGGGCCGGTCGTCTGGTTGCCCTCTTCGGCCGCGTTCTCCTGCACGGCGCCGCCCTTGGGCTGGCCCACGGGCCGGGTGGCGCCCGAGTCCTGCATGTAAGTTGGGGGCGTCGCGGAGACTACGCCCCCGTGCATCATCACCCGGACGAGCGCCGCCGCGCCGGGCCGGATTCCGTTGGGCGTCACCACGCCGCGCTCATCCGAGGCCGGGGTCGGCTCGTGAACCTCGAACGCCAGGATCTCCGCGCCCTCGACGATCAGGCTCGATCCGAGAATCGACCAGTCCGCCCGGTCCCAATAGGCCGTCGCGAAGGGAAGAAGCTCCACCTGAGAGCTCGACGTGTAGGACGCGATCTTGAAGAGCCCCACGCCCGGGATTCGGAGCAGCCGGCCGGCGTGCTTCGCCGCGAACGTCCCCGACGGCGCGGTCACCCGTTGCGGGTTCGCGGGCGTAAGGGTGGCCGTGAAGCGGGTCGCGTATTGGGCCAGCGCGCCTTCGAGGAACGCTTGCAGCGTCGGGAACCGAATCGTTCGGCCGAACGCTGCGACGAGGACGGCGCGCCGCCACGCCCACCGCTCGATGTAGTGGGGCCGCGGGTAGCCGTGCCGCGCCGCGAGCGCATCGAAGGCTTCGCCCTCAGCCTTGTGGAGCAGGGTGTCGTTGATGGCCTCGCGGAGCTGCGACTGGAACATCACGCCTCCCGGCGCGTGCGCGCCTCGCCAACGAGGTTCATCGGGCTCGTGGCGATGAGCCCGCGATCGAGGACCATGCCCTTGAAGAGACCGTCGCCGGGCCACCAATGCGCGGGGCCATCCTCGCCGCCGGTGTAGTCCCCGGTGTTCTCGCGGAGGTCGTGGGTCCGGCCTGCGGTGAAGATGCTCGATACCTCGTCGGCGCTCAGGGCGCGGTCCCAGATCGCCAAGTGAGCGAGGTCGAAGTCCGGGGCGTCGCCCTGATCATCACCCGCCATGACAAACGAGCCTGCGGCGAAGGTGCCGGTGGGCGCGTCTTCCCCTTCCAACTCGCCTTGCACATAGAGCTGCGCCGCGCCAATGCCATCCGAGACGAGCGCGACGTGGTTCCAGCCCGCTTCGAGGTCAACCGCCGCCGCAATAGTCGTCTCGCCCTCAGCGTCGTTGACGACGGTCGCCACAATCACCCCGCCAGCCCGCTTCAACTCCACCACTGGGAACGCTGCATCGGTCACGCCCACGACCACGAATCGCTTGTTCACGGTGAGGCCGCGGACCCAGCAGGCGATTGTCCAGTCGACCATGGCGCCGCCCGGCAAGATGATGCTCGCGGCGTCGCCGTTGGCGGTTCTGGCGTTGCTCTGGCGCGTCACGGCCATGCGTTACAGGTCCAGATAGGTGATGCCGCGGAACCAGTCGGGCGGCGGGTTGTCGGGTGGCGGCTCAGGGGCCAGCGGTCCATCGTCGGCTGCTCCTGCGGTGTCGTCGGCGACCACGAGGGTCCCGACGCCCAGCGGCTCGATCGTCTCGTGTTGCGGGGTCACGCCTTCGAGGCTTCCCGAGGTCCGGCTCGTGTAGGTGAACCGCATTGGCCCCACGAAGACCGCCCCATCTTCGCCGAAGGGGAGCGTCGAGGTGAGCACGAGCCGGGTGTCGCCGGGCGTCCACGCCAAGAGGAGGCGGCTTGCGCCGCGCCCGCTCTGGCGCTGGAACTCGCGCCCGAGGACCGAGAGCAGGTTCCGCACCGGAAGGCGGCCCGTCGGAACCGGGGTGTCGGTCCACGTCTCGACGAGGCCAACGGGCACCGTCACGAGGTCGGGATCGGGGCCGATGAGCCCGCCCGAGGGTGGGGTGGTGACCTCGGGGCCGGCGACCCGATAGGTCGCCCCCGGCGTCACCTGCGGATGCACCGTCAGGGTGGCCTCATAGGCCCCCGTGAGGGCGACCGCGACCACGACGGGGCGTTGCCCGAGGCCCGACACCCGCGAGACGGTCCACGCGGCCGGGTCGAGGATCCCCGGGTCCACGTCCGGGTCGAGCCCCTGATCGGTGCCGACCACAAGGGTCTTGCGGCTCGGGGCCGACACGGAGACGATGACGGCGAGGCTCATCCGAACCCCCGGGTCGCCCACGCGGCTTCCTGGCTCACGTCGGCCGGGACCACGAGCAGCATCTCGGGCGCGACGGTGACGCTCACGCCCTCATCCCACTGGAGCCGAATCCCATAGGCGCCTTGCGGCAGCTTGGGCAGGGTGAAGCTCAGGAACTCCCGGGAGCGGTTGGTCATGCAGGCGTCGAGAGCGCCCGCGCGCGCGGCGTAGCAGCCGCGTCGGTTGTTCGGGGGCCACCGCTTCCCGTTGGCGTCCACGAGGCGCACGATGTACGGCCCGCGACTCGGGAAGCCCCCGGGGGCGTATAGGCGCACGAGCGCCCCGCCGTCATCGCCGAACTCGCCGGTGTCGCTGAGCACCGCGAAGGCGAACGCCGGGGCGGCCGGCGGGTCCGCGTCGGCGGACATGGCGCCGCCCGTTGGCGAGCCGAAGCCCGTGCCGTTGTAGGCGTACTCCGAGCCGTCGAAGGTCGACGGGTGGCCGAAGCCGGGCTCCCAGATCGGGGAGAGTGGCGAGCCGTCGAAGCTGGTCGGAGCGCCGAACATCAGGGCTTCTTCTTGTGGACCGTGACGCGGATGAAGTTGAGGCTGATTTCGCCCAGGGCGGTCGGGCTCTGCGCCATCGCCTTGATGTCAATGTCGCCCGAGTAGTCGTCAGCGCGAACGTTGACGCCCGCGAACTGGCTCGCGGCGCCCACCGAAGCCGCTGCGGCACCGGGGCCTTCGAGGACGTTGCAGACGTAGCTCTGCGAGTTGGGGCCGACGCCGATGATGGTGATTCGGTAGCGGAACTCGATGAGGACGGCGGCCGTCGTCGTGGTGTGCGTCAGGATGTTGGCGCCTTCCACCTGAAGCCAAGCCGTCTTGGAGTTGGTGTTGTTGGCGCACGAAAAGCGCATGTAGACGTCGATGAAATCACCGACGGCGCCGATGGTCCCGCCCGGGATCGTGAAGTCTCGCAGGCTCTCGGGCGTGGTCCCTGTCGTGGCCGCTGCCAGATACTCGCTCAGGATCGCCCGGTCGTAGCCGTCGACCAGCCCGTCTTTGATAAGCAGACCATCGATCGTGACACCCGCCGCCGCCGTGGCTTCGTTGATGGTGTCGGTCTGGATGACCTCGGCCTTGAGGTCGTAGGTGTGCGTTCCGCGCCCCTTGACCTCGATGCCTGCATTGTTCGTGTCCGACTGGATGATGTCGGTCCGAAGGTCTGCGTCGTGAGTCCCGCGCCCCCGCACGGTCACCTGGCCGTTCGTCGAGCGCGACTGTATCCAGTCCGTGGTCAGGTCGGATTCTGCCGCAAGGCCGCCGCTGATTTCGACGGCGCCGTTCTTCAGGTGGACCTTGGAGAAGCCGGATCCCAGCGTGGCGAGCCGGTTGAGGATGATGTCTTTGTCGGCCACGCCGTTGAGGTGGGCGCAAGTGTTCGAGTCGTAATCGCCCGTCAGGACCGCCGGAGTCGACGGGAACGCGCTGTTGACGAGCTCGATGTCGCCCGTCACCGTGAGGTCGCCGATCTCGGTCTCGGGGATCGTCTCGTGCGTGTGGAGCGCGCTCGCGTCCGAGGTCGAGCCCGCAAGCAGCGGCGCCACGTCGCCTGCGAGCTCATCCACGAGCCCGACGAAGTCCCCAAACTTCGCCCGCCAATTGCGCTCCCACGCGGACGGGATCTCCGCGTCCAGGTGCTCGGTCTTCACCGACACCACCACGAAGGCCGAATCCGGGGCCGCACGCGGGTCCGCGACGCTCACATACTCGGCGTTGTCCTCGTGCTCCCACGGGTCCGGCGTGAGGCCCGCATCGAAGCGGTTGTCGGCCACCTGCACGAAGACGATCACCCCGCCCGGGGTGTCGATGTCGGTGAGGTTCGGGTTCGCGATGGCGTTGTTCGAGAGCGCCGCACTCGAGCTCGTGGGCTTGTCGAGGATCCACGACCGATAGTGCGTGATGCTCGACCCACCCGTGCCCGGGGTGCCGCTGAACGAGAGCGCCTGCGAGGCTACGGGCAGGTCCGTGAAGGGCTTTGCGGCGGGCCATGTTCCGGCGATTGCGATGGGTCGGGCCATGGGCTCCCCCTCAAGTCGAGGCGTTCAGATTGATGGTGTTCGGGTAGAGCTTCGTTTGCGGCGTGGCCGGATACAGGTTCTCGGCCGGCGTCGAGATCCGGATGTCGAGGACGCCCGCGACCCGCCGAAGCTCGGCCAAGAGCTGGAACAGGATGAGCGGCTTGCCGGGCGCAAGCGCCTGCATGAAGCCGGTGATCTCGTCGATGACCCGCGCCTCGACCTCGTTGAAGCTGAAGCCCTCTTCGATGACCATGAAGCCGGCGATGTCGATGCTCTGAAGGTCCGGCGCGACCACCCGGAGACGACCACCCGGGACGCGCCATCCGGGCGCCCGCGAGGCCAACGTGATGAGCCCTTCGATGGCAGCCTGAAGCTCCGCGATGAAGCCCGTGAAGACGCTGTAGCCGAAGACCTTGACGGCCTTGCCGCCGATCGCCATCTGCGCCGAGTCCGGGTGAAGCTGCGCCACGCCCCGCTCATGCAGCGTGACCCACTCGCGCGAGCCCGCGGGGATCTCGACCGTGTCGATCGACACCCGCGGAGTCGTGGCCGCCGGTCCCTCGAAGTGGAACGAGAGCAGGCCCCCGCTCGGGGTGGTGAAGTTGACTTCGGCGCCCGCCCGCGTGGCACTCTGGAAGCCCGTCCCGTCGTCCACGACGAGCAGGGCATAGGCCGGGTTGTTCGCGTCCTCGACGATGAAGGCGTGGATCGCCCGAGTCCCGTCTTCGGCCTGGAAGACGCGGGCCAGGTACTCGGCCGCGGGCTTGCTCGTCTGCGCGAGGCTCGCCTGGTAGTTGAGCGCCCGCCACCGAAGCTGGTCGTCACTCTCGAGGAGGCGCCCGCCCGAAAGCCTGCGGAGGTTCGTGCAAGCCACGATCGCCGTGACCGGGCTGAAGGTGATGACCGAGACGGCACCGGCCGGCGCGTTGCCCTGGTCGCCCAGCGTGAGGCACACGACGCGCACGGGCTCTTGCCCCGTGGCCGGATAGACGAGCTGCCCGTCCGCGAAGGTGAACGCCTCGGTGGTGATGTACTCGACGTTGGGGTTCGACCTCAGCGCGACCCTGATTCCCGCTGGCACGTCGAGCGCCCCGGAACCGCTCTGACGCTCGAAGCTCATCGCGGCGCCCGAGGCCGCACTCGGCCCAAGGCGTGGCTCCATGCCGAGGATCTGCGCCACGCGCTCGTCGAGGTCGGTGCCCCGGCCGTTGAGCTGGAAGGCCCGGAGAAGGCCGGCAATCCGGGTGTCGGTCAGTGCCCCTTGGAGCGCCACGAGGCCCATGATGGTGTGGGCCCCGCCGCCTTCTTCGAGGTCGGTGATCTCGCCGTTGCTCTGCGCGATGAGCTGCGCCATGAGCTCGGCGCGGATCTCGTCGGCCGTTCTGGGCTCGAAGGGCATCGCGGCATCCCTGGTGTTTGGATGCAGGGGCCGGACTCGAACCGGCGACCTCTGGGGTATGAGCCCTGCGCGCTACCAACTGCGCCACCCTGCTGCGGCCATCGTGCATAGGGGTCGGCGGGGTGGTGAGCTTTCGCGTCAGGTCGGGAACGGCCGCACGACCTCGATCGTCGCGCCCGCCGCGGTGCGCACCGAGAACTCAGCCTCGAACCGCCCGCCCGTCTGCGCCACGCGCATATCGGTGACGGCACGCACGCGGTTGTCGCGCTTCATCTGCGCCCGCGTCTCGAAGCCGATCATGCCGACGGTGCCCGCCTTGGCGCCCTCGCCGATGAGGGGCGGCAAACCCCACTCGGGGAACACGATGTTTGCGCCCTTGGTCGCCAAGAGGCGCCGCGTCAACGCTTGGTCGAGGTTGTCCTCGCCGCGCACGCGGGCGAACTCCGTGGTGCCCTCGATCACGAGGTTGTCGTCGGCGTCGATCGCCAGGTCCACGCCGAACAGCTCGGGCGACTGTCCCGCCTGCACGCCCTGCGGCGACGGAGCGCGGAGCATGAGCCCCGGGGTCAGCGGCCCGCCGTCGGGCGCCTCGAACGGGCTCGCCATGCCGTTGAGGCTCAGAAGCTCGCTCCACCGGGAGGCGTCGCCGAGGACTCGAGCCGCGAAGGCCGGCAGGGTCTCGCCCTGCTCCAAGGGCACGGACACCACGGGGCGGCCGTCGACCACGCCATAGGTCCGGTCGGCCGGCGTGCCCCCCACGGCCCGATTCTCTCGCGGGACGTATCGACCGCCTGCCTGGCCGAGCGTCGCCAGCGCCTTCGCGCGGGCGTTCTCGATGCTGCCATAGGCGCCCATGAACCACTTGCGGGCTTCGGCCCTACCGGCCCCGAGCGGGACCGCGTCGGCGAAGGCTTCCAAGACCTCGACGGAGTCCACGGCCGCGTCGATGATCTGGTTCGTCACGACGGCCGGGAAGCGGACGTAGGATCGGAGCACGCCAGCGGCCTCTTTGGCGCTCCGACAGACCGAGGTGAAGTCGTCGAGCGGGGCCTTGAACTGCGCCCACCGGGCCGGCAGCTCGTCTCGGATCTCTGCGAGCGAGGCCAGGGTCACGGTGTCGGTGGGGCGCTCGTCGAGCACGTCCATGTTCAGGACGCTCATGGGTCGGCGCTCGTCGAGCTCGGCGAGATTGAGCACTCCCTCGTCGTCGTAGTAGTCGATCTCCTCCAATGGGATAATGGCTTTCACCGCGACGTCCAGCGCCTTGTCGGCCGCCTGTTGCTTCGCGGGTCCGCTCACGGGTGCGGGCTTCGCGTCGCTCACGAGACCGCGCGTGACCAGCTCGAGGGTGAAGCTCCGAATCGTCCGGGCGCCCTCGGTGTCCCGCACCGGGACGAAGCTCATGATCTCGACGAACCAAGCCTCGTCGTTGGCCTCGTCCTGCATGGAGCGGAACACGAGGCGCGGGGCCTTCGCGGGGTCGCGGGAGATCGCGCCCTCGTAGAGCTTGCCCTCGGCCTCGAAGCGCTTGATGAACTCGACGAACTCCACCATGTGGGCGCGGCCGTCGAGCTCGGTCGCGACGCCGTCGCGGTTGAAGACGGGGAAGCGCTTTGCGCCGCCTGATGTGCCGGCGAGGGAGATCGGGAACTCGCGGAAGCCGCTCTTCTGCTCGATCGGCCGGTCGCCGAGCGTCCACTCGGACACGCGCGCGGGCTGGTAGGCCGGGACGTACCGGGACACGGGCGGGACCACCATGGAGCGAACGGGCTCGCCCGTGACGTGGACCTCGAGCAGAAACCGGACGTCAGTCGCCATGGCGTCATGTTCCATGCGGCCCCGGTGGCGGGTGAGCTTTCCGCGAAAGCTCCCGCTTGGCGGCGGGCCTGTGGACGATCGGCCGCATGGCGAACGAAACCCCGATCGGCGACCTTGTTCAGCTCGATGATGACGAGCGCCTCGACATCCCCGATGCGAGGCGGCTTCAGAGCTTCGTCTACGAAGCGCTCGCGGATGCGATCGGGGGCACCTTCGGGCCGTGCCATGGCGTCCTGAGTGAGCCCGCCTTCGGGACCGCCGTGAGTGCGGTCACGATCGGCGAATGCGTCCTCGTCGGCATCAAGGCCGCGACGGGAGGCACAAAGCGCTTCCGGGGTGGCGTGTTCCCCTACAACCCCGCGAGCAGCTACCAAGCCGGCAACACCACGGTCAACCTGAGCGCCTACCAGAGCCCCGAGGCGTTCCCGTACCTGTGGTTCTGTCGCCGGGAGCTCGAGGCGAACATCGAGACCCGCGTTCGTCACGTCGGCGGCGTCGAGTCCACCTATCCGCCCAAGACGACGCGGCGGCAATACTTCGGCTTCGGGGCGACCACGGATTTCAGCACCCCGCCCAACGAGACCGAGGACTGGTTCATCTTCGCGCGCGTCACGGGGTGGAGCGGGGTGTTCCCGAACAAGGTTCCGACGATCGAGCCGGTCCACATCTTCGACAAGGGCAAGCTGCTCGGGCTCTACGGGACCGCCTCGAACTACCTCGGGGCGTACATGATGGACCAGGACGGCGGCGCGGCCATCGCGCAGGCCATGGGCCTCCTGTCGCACTTCATTCTGCGGCTCACCTCGAACACGCACACATTCGACCCGAGCACGCTCGAAGACCTCGCGGCGACGAGCGCGACCTTCGAGCCGGACCCGGCGGTCCGCGGCATCATGGAGCTGCATGATGATCTCGAGGTCGTTGAGGAGATCGTCAACAACCAGCCGGTGATGCTGGCTTGGGGCTACATCCAGGCCGATGGGGCGCTTACGGGCGACAACTTCACGGGCATGAACAAGCGCCAAGTCGCAGCCTCGGCCGACTCGAAGCCCGGAACAGGCGAATACAGCCTCAAGGTCAAGGCGGCCTCGGTGGCGGCGGTCCACGTCACCTTGAGGGCCAGCGCCAGCGACCCGAGCTTCGTCAACAACCCCTCGTGCGTCGTGGGCGGGGGTAACGCGACCATCGGGATCAATGTGTTCAACCTCGCAGGCTCGCAGGCCGACCGGCCCCTTTGGGTCACCGTCTGGGGCACCCCAGCGTCCTAATCCACGCGGCGCTGCGGGGCACTCAGGTACGGCGTCGCCAACTCGCTTGTAGGTTCGGTCAGCGGGACGTGTTGAAGGCTCGGCGCCCCGATGCTCACAAAGGGGTTCTTGAACCCTGCGGTCGGGGCCGTGCCCGCCTCCGACATCGAAGTGCAGATCGCCTCGACCACCTGCGAAATCTCGTCCACGCGCGCCTTGAGCACGTCGACCAGATACTCGCGCAGCGGGTCATAGAGCACGACCTCGCTCAGCGCGTCACCCTCGGTGGACAGCACGGCCAGCCTCCCGCCCTCCTCGTCGTCGCCCACCTGGAGGCGCAGCGAGCGGCACGCCTTCACGAGCACGTTGCCGTCGCCATCCACGATGACCCGGGCCTTCCCGTTGGCGATCACATAGTCGCGCGGCGTGAAGGTCCCGGGGTGCATGTCGGTGTCGTCGAGGTCGGGAGGCGTCTCGACCAGCCCATCGGGCTCGTCCATGGCGAGGATGCCCGAGAGGAAGGCCGCGCCCTTGGAGTCGAACGTCAGGATCGCCTCGGGCGCATCGAAGGGCGAGATCTGGCTTGTCTCGCCCTCGTCGGGGATTCCGACCGGCGCATGCACGAACACGCTCGACGAGCCACCGGCGCCGCTTTGCAGCGAGCACCACGCGAAGACCTCGGCCGTGCGCGGGTTGACGGCCGTGTAGAAGGTTTGGCCGTTCACCGTGCGCCGGCCCGTCACCCGGACCCTGAACGGCCCGGGGATGCGGGAGTAGCGTTCGTGGCGGTTGCGGTTGCTCATGGACCCCTCAAGAAGCAGCTCTGAACCTGTCCGAGCACCTGCATGACGTTGGGCACCGTCGGCCCCACGGCGGGCAGCGAGGGATCGAACGCGCCGCCGTTGAGGAAGTAGGCGAGGATCGCCGGGGAGTTCGCGGGCAGAAAGTCGGTCAGGATCGTTCGGTCTGTCTCGGTCAGCGTGTACTCGTCGCGCCCATCGCCATCCGTATCGGCAGCGATCCAAGTCGTGGGGTCGGTGCCGCTCCCGCTCGACACAAAGCCGAAGGCGCCGCGGTAGTCGTAGTGGACGCCGGTCGATCCCCCGGCAGGGAAGCGCGCCGACGGCGGCCCCGTCTTGCGGTAGGGCCTTGACGGCTTGCCAGCCTGGTCCGGGGTCGTTCCCGAGATCCCGCCCGCCTCGAAGTTGAGGTACAGGCCACGCCCGCCCTTGGGAATGCGACCTTCGTTGCCGAGCCGGGTCAGCGCCGCCCACGTCTGCAACACGCCCGCGGTCTTGATCTGGCCCGCTGGCGCATTCGGCTTCACCTTCACGGCGAAGTCGAGGGCGCACCCGAGCCGGTGGTTCACCGATGCGTCGTTCGCGCGCAGGACTGCGATCGGGTCAATGACTGCATCGGCGTAGAGCTGGCGCCAATAGGCTTCGATGACGTAGGCCACGGCCGCGACCACGAGCACGTTAGCGCGCTTTGAGCCCGTGAGGTCGCCGCGGTTGAAGCCTCGCCCGACCGCCCACGAATCGAGCCACGTCGGGACTTTCGAGAGGTCGAGGCTCATGCCCAGCGGGAACGTCGTCGCGGCGCCCTCAGCACACACCACCTTGACCTGCTCGACGGGCTTCGCCTTCGTCGTCGCGGGCGGCTTCTTCGCCTGGAACACGAGCGGGTCCCGATACCGCTCCTCGAACAGCCCGCGGTCGTACTCGACCACCGTGCGGCCCGACTGCGCGCCCCGGGCCTGAACGGTCACCGTGTGCGTCACCCGCGTCATGTAGGCCGTGAACGGCTGGTCGCGCCCGATGTCGAGCTGCACCGGCTCACCGGCTCGAGCCCTAAGGCCCAGATAGCCGCACTCGAAGCTCCCGACCCTGAAGACGTGCCCGAGGCCGTAGAGGTTCCACCCGAGCAGGCCGATGGTGCGGAGGCGCTTGGCGAGCTCGAAGTCTCCGAGCTGGTCGGGCGCCATGTCCCAATTGAGCTCCAGCATCTTCGCGCCGTGAAGCTCCACGTCTTTGCGGTCGAACAGCGGCAGGCCGGCCCAGCTCATGAGCCGGATGGGCTGGCCTCCCATGACGGTCCAGTTGACCGTGACGGCGTTGATCCGCGCCGCGTCCGTGCGGCGGTGCGAGAACCGGAAGACCTCGTCCTTCCTGAGCTTCAACGCGCGGCCGAGGTCCCACGTCTTGGCCTCGAAGCGCTCGTCGATGCTCACCGCGGCGGGCTCGCCCTCGTGGGTCACCACCATCTCGGAGAGGCGGCCCGTGCGCCACGGGATGAGCCGGTGGATCATCACCGGCCGCGCGTCCGCGTAGCCCTTGGCGGTCGGGTCGTTCGTGGCCCCTTCGATGCTCGGGAACATCTCAATCAGCCGCGGCTCGCGCTGGAACGTGCCCATGACCACATCGGCCACGGTGCCGTTGGGGAGCGCCGACGCAATCGCTGTGGCCCCCGCGACGGGTACAGGGTCCATCGTGCGAAGCGGGGCCACCACGCGGCCCGTGTCAACCGTGTAGGCCGGGAGGAACAGGTCGGCGAGCGTCGTCGCGCCCGGGATGAGCGTCGGCGGGATGCGGACCGGGCCGAGGAACGAGAGCAGGCCCCCGGGGCCGAACACGAGGCCGAAGTCGGCGCGCTTGATGATGCGCGTGATCACCTTGAGGTATTGCGACCACCGATCCGCATTCATGATGCCGCCGACCGACTCGGAGAGGCCGACGGCGACCTCCGTGGGAAGCGTTCGGATGAACTGGAGCGCCCCATCGGCCTGAACCGAGGCGCTGGCGTAGAGCGCGCCTTGCGGCCCCGAGAGAGAGCCAGGCGAGTCGTTGATGCGGCCGAAGGCCAGCATGCGGCCGGTGGCGTTCTCGATGACCTTGAGCCAGAGCCCGGGGTCGATACTCACCCCGTCCTTGGTCTTCTGGAAGACCTCGGCGCGCTCCACCTGGCCCGCCTCGTCTTCACGGGGCGACGGCGCGCGAAGCCAATAGGGGTCGCCGGGGTCGCCGCTCACCCTGAGCTCGCTCGTGAGCAGGTCGCCCAGCGGCAAGGCCAGCTCAGCCGAGATCCAATCCCACGGTGCGGTGGTGCCCTCGGACCACGACACCGACTTGACGTAGCGGGTCAGGTCGAACGGGGTCCCGCGGCCGTAGGCGTGCGCTTCGATGCGGACGGGGGACAGCATGGGCGCGATAGTGCGGGCTGGCCGCGCTTGGCGTGAGCTTTCGCGCGGCGGACCGGGATGTAAAGGCGCCGCGCGAGGTGGCGCGCGGCATGGCACGAACCTTCAGCGGCGGTGCGTGAAGGGCAACGGCGGTATGCGAGACGCCGCGGTGCAGGGGCCATAGGCCACGGGTGCGCGCGGGTGCGGTTGCTTTCTCTGCGGAAACCTCACCCCGCGGCCGGAGGCTGGCGAAGATGAGGCATGGGCGACAGCCGGACCATCCACGAAGAAGTCATCAAGATCGATTTCGACTCGGAGCAGGCCAAGGCCCGTCTCGCGGAGCTGCAACGCGCGGGCGAGGCACTGCTGAAGCTCATGGGCGGACCCATGCCCATGTTCTCGGGCGGCGGGGTCGGAGGGGCCAGTGGTGGCGGTAGCACCGTCTCGACGGTCACGACGACGATGCAGGCGCAGGCGACGCAAGCGGCGACCGCTGCGACAGGTGGGGGGGTCGGAGGGGGTGGGGCGCCCGCGAGCGCGACGGTCTCGAGCGGGGCGATCGTGCCTCCGGTGGGGGCGACGTCGGCGACGGCGCCGACCGGCGGGAGTGGGTCGCCCCGCCCAATGCCAGCCCCGCCATCCCAACCTCCTATCCCGACACCCCGGCCGCCTGACCCATGGGGCAACTTCGATGCGTGGGGCAACCGGCTCGTAAAGCTCCCGTTCCAGGGCGCGCAGGGAGGCAATGCTGGGCTCGCGAGCGGGTTCGGCGGGCTTGCGTCCTACGCCCTTGGTGGCCCCGCCGGTGTTGCGGCCGCGGCCCTTGGCGCGCTCACCGCAAGTAGCATCGGCGCAATGAACGAGGCCAACGCGAAGCGGGCGGCTATCGAGAGCGAATGGGGGTACGCAGGACTCAGTGGCATGCTGGGCGGGTGGGCCGGACAGACAAACCCGAACACGATTGGCGAAGGTCTTTCCAACAAGACGATCAATCAGGTTCTTGATTATGGCGCGAGCCTCGGGTTCGGGCCCGACAAGATCACTGGTGGCGTGCGCGAATACCTGGCATCGGCGGGCGGCAGCTTCGGCCCCGGCATGAGAATGGATCGCGCATCCAACTGGATCGACATGATGGCCGCCGGCCTATCACCAGGAACGATGGGCGGTGTGGACTCGCTGGTCATGACGAAGGGGGCGGAGGGCGACCGTCTCTCCGGGGCCCGGCTTGCTGGGGCCGGATCTTACGGCTTCGGCCTCACAGGCGGGCTCGATGGCTGGATGCAGTCGCTCACCGGGCAGGTCGATCGCCTGCTCGACCGAGGCATCAAGGTCAGTCTCACCGATACGGCCGCGCTACTTGAAGGCATGGCCGCCGACCCAGCGCTTCGCCACCTCGGGAGCAAGGCCCCGTCGGTCGTGGGGGCGCTTGGAGGCGTTGCGGCCGACGCACGGCAGACGCTCCTCGCGCCGTTCCAGCAGCTCGCCCACCATGCCGTCCTGGCCGATGCGTTGAGCCAAGCGGGCGGCAACCCATTCGATGCCATCCGAATCCTCGAAGACCCGGACAAGATGGGCCAGAAGGGCGTTCGTCGTGCAATCTCTGGCCTGCTTGGGACCGGAGACATTGGCAAGGCGGCGATGGCGAACGTCACACGGAACCTCGGGCTCGACGAGAGTGGTGCGTTGCTCGGGCTTTCGGACAATGCGCCGTGGTATTCTAGCCCCAGATACACCGACCCGTCTTTCCGAGCTCGTGCCCGCCTTGAGGCCGAGAAAGAATGGGATGGGGTAACCTGGAAGGCTGGAACACTCGACCAGCACGCCGAATCAGCCCGATCGTCAAGGTCTTGGGCAAAGATCGGAGACGGGGCCGCCAAGGCGTTCACCGACTTCATGGACTTCGTCAACAAGCTCACCGGAGGCGGGAACGCTCTCGTCGAATCGCTCGACGCGCTCAAGACGAGACTCGACCACTTCAACGTCAAGCCTACCGTCGAGCGCGACTAAGCCCAGCGGTGCCCGCAGAAGCGACACACCTTGGCCTCGAGCTTCACGGACTCGGCGCAGTCGGGGCACGCCTTGCTCGTTGGCCCGACGACGAGGCGCGGCTTCCGCGTGAACCACCACACGACCACGGAGAGCACCACGAGGCCGAGCACGATGGCGACGATGAGGCCGCTTGAGTCGTCGCCGGACGATTCGTGCAGCCCGAACGGTCCCGGTGGACGTCCCGCCGCTGGCGCCACTGCCGGCCCGCCCATAAGGTCGGAGGACAAGCCAGGAGGCGCCACGAGCGCCGTGCCAGGAGGCGCACCCGCCGCCGCGCCGCCCATGTTGTCCTGAGCCCACGCCGGGAGCGACACAAGCCAGACGGCGACGATGGTGATGATTCGCATGGCTTCACCCTACGCCCGGCCCACCACCGAACGCAACCCGCCGGCCGAACGCTTCACCACGGGCAGTCGTCCTCGTCCTCGTCCTCGTCCTCGCTCGTCTCCTCGGGCGGCTCATACCCCTCCTCGCCTTCGACGAGGTTATCCAGAGGCTCGAGCGGGTACAGGTCGCCACCCTCGACACCCTCGCCCGGGAGCGGGACCACCCGGGTCGGCACCGGCTTGAAGTCGGGGCGCTTCGCCCGCTCCGCACGGAGCGCCAGCGCCTTCGCCTGAAGCTCCTCGATCGTCGGCTCGGGCACGATGCTCTGCCGGGGCTCCTCGGGTGGGGGCGGGACGCGGTTGCGCTCGACGAAGCCCATGATCTTGCGAAGGCCCTCGGCCTCGGCTTCGGGGTCCAACGCGGGTGTTGTATCGGGCGCGCGCTGCGCCATGACCTTCTCGACCTCGGCCCGGACCAGGGCGGCGATGTCGGGGACCGAGGCGACGACGGAGCTCGGGGCCGGGGACTTCGGGGCGGGTGGGGTGGGTGCCGCCGTTGCACTGCCTTGCATGGCAGTGGTTGAATCCAAGCCACGCCGAAGCAGCTCGCGAATGACGTCCGATCGGTTCGGGCGGATCGGAAGGGTGTCCGCGAAGCGGTCGACCTCCTCAAGTTCCGTGGGTGTCAGCAGGACGACAATGCGCTCGGTTCTCTTGCTCATGCACTGCATCGTAATGCACTGGCACTAGCAAGCCAAGTCACTTCGTCGTGCATGGCGTTGACAAGCTCTGGCTCGGTGTGCAATGGTATGCACAGTCGGGCACGGTGTTAGCGCACCGTGCCCGACCTAACCCCAACACCGGAGCACTCCGATGCTGAAGCTGCCACCCGTCTACCCGAACAGGCCCGTCGAGGCCATCGATCTGTCCGCCCCCGTGGTCATCTCCACCCGGGGCACCCTCCACGCCTGGGGCCGCTCGCGCCTCGAGCCCGGCGCCGAGCCCCCGCCGGCCCACAAGGGCGTGACCTTCACCTGGGTCCGCTCGGACGACCTCTGGCTCTACCACGCGGCCCGGGCCTGCGACTTCACCGAAGGCTTCGGGGCCGCCGCCGAGGGCATCCTCATGGCGGTCGCCGAGGTCGAGGCCATCGCCCCCACGAGCCTCGACGCCATGCAGTGGGCGCCCGAGGTCGCTGGCGAGGTGGTGCTCGCGAACGGTGCGGTCCTCGAGTTCGACGACGGCCGGCCGGCGCGGCTCACCTACGGGGTGACCGAGGCCGGGCGCTTCGCGCAGATCGTCGGCGGGCTCACGGGCGCGCTCGGCTACGCGCCGAAGGTCGGCCCGGCCGTCCGCGTCGGCTCCGACGTGTCGCACGCGCTCGGCGTCTGATCTGAACCTCGCCGCCCAGCATGGTCCGCGTGGTCGTTGTGCCATGCGGTCCAGATCAACTTTCACGGGTACGTTTTTGCCACCCGGGAGCGGATTTGTTGGGCTGCGGTCATTGCACCGCGAGGCAGATCGATCTGTCCCGCGCGGACCCCCAAAGGTCCGGTCGTGAAGCCGCTTGGGTCGCGAGACTCGGGCGGCGCCTTTCCTCCAAACCTCCCGCAGTGCGGGCGAGGTGTCGTCATGAAGAATCGAGAGATCCAACCGCGCGAAGGCGCTCCGTCGTGGACCCTGCCGCCTGGCATTCGGGTCATCGTCCCGGCCGATGAATGGATGCCGTGGGTCGAGGTGGACGCGCTGTGTGCGCACCTCGGAATCAGGGTGCCCGACACGCTCCGAGCCAAGGCCAAGACCAACCCGAACCTCGAGTTCGGCACCGTCGATGGCGTCGAGTTCGCCACCGCGAGCACGGCGTTCCGGCTGTTCGAGGCCGCGTCCGCCGATCCGCTTTTCCATCCGTTCATGGCGCTCCTCTACATGCACGCCATGCCCAATCTCGTCCGCTTCGCCTCGGGACTCCCCGCCGTGTCTCACATCGACGGACCGAGCAGGACGACGCACCCCAGCATCGACGACGAGATGATCAACGAGTCGGGGCTCTACTACATGTTCCTCTGCTCCGATTCGACGCGCGGGCGCGAAGTGCTGAGCCAGTGGATCGAAGGCGGGCTTTTCCGCCGCTTCCTCACCGGCGACTTCGTCAAGAAGTGACGCCTTGCCTGTTTGCCCTAGTCACCAACTCAGATCCCATCCCACATCGAAGGAACCAGACATGAGCACGAAGACCAACATCCCCGCGATCGACCACAAACCCGCTGGCGCAGGCCCGCACCGCAACCAGACGCCGCCGACCTTCACCGCCAACGGCAAGACCCTCACACTCATCCCCGTCCGTGACGACTGGGGCTGCGTGTGTCGCGATCTCGGCCAGTTCCTCGAGTACGCCGATAACGGCGGGCGGCTCGTCACGAAGGTGACCAAGGACTGGGCGAACGAGATGGAGGAGAATCTCGACTTCCTGCGCGGTCGAGACGAACCTACCGATTCGGTAGGTTCGAAGATCACCCGCGCTGGAGGCCGCGCCGAGGTCATCCTCACCCGGTCGGGCATCAACCTCGTCTGCCTCCTCTCGAAGAAGCCGCTCGGCAAAGAGATCCGCCGCTGGCTCGCGAGCGACGTCATGGTCAAGATCGCCGACACCGGCACCTACGTCGCCCCGAACGCCGAGCCGCAGCCCCAGAACCCGATCATGGAGCAGGCTTTCGCGGTCCTGGCGAGCACGCTCGCCGAGAGCCAGAAGATCGCGAACAGCATCCTCGCCAAGCACGAGTCCCGCCTCGACACCATCGAGCGCCAGCTCTCCCAGACCGCCCCGGACCCGTCCGCCGAGAAGCGCGCCCTCGAAGCCGAGGCCAAGCGCCGCGAGATCAGCGAGAAGCGCCGCGAGGCCGGGCGCAAGGGTGGCCTCGTCACCGCCGAGCGCTACAGCCGCGACAACCACGGCCGCTTCGCCCCGAAGGCTTCGGCGCCGCCCCGGCCCCCGACGCAGACGAAGATCCCGCTCGCCCCGCCGCTCCCCGCCCCGAGCAAGATCGGCCCGCCCGGCCAGGTCCAGATCGTCCAGCGCAAGGTCGACGGCGAGGATGAGCTCGTCCGGGCGGCCCGGATCGCGAGCGAGCTGCGCCAGCCCTTCTATCGGTACGAGTTCGCGATCGCGCTCTGGCCCAACGAGCCCTGGAACATGAAGCGGACCGACATGCTCCTCGAGCGCCTCCAGGGCGACGGCCAGGTCGAGCCCGTGGCGCGGCGTACCAACGGCGGGGCCACCACGACGTGCTTCGTCTACGTCGGAGAGGCCAGCGGGAAGCGCGTGGCGTGATGAGGGGAGGGGTGCATGAGTGGATGCACCCCGAACTGACGCGCTTGTGAGCGGCCTGTGGTGCGGGTCCTGGCATAATCGACACGGGCCTTGTCGTTTTCGGTTGCAGGGTCGAAGCAGATCGGCGACAAAGGGACATCGGCAGCGAGGGAAACACTCCCCAGGTCGGACCCGGTTGCAGCCGGGAGGAGCAACGACCATGTTCCAGCCCAAATCAGTCCTCGAAACCATCACCAAGACCATGAAGGCCAAAGGCGCGATGACCGTTGACGGCCTCGTGGCCGCCTCTGGCCTGACTGTCCATCAGGTCATGCAGGGGATGACCCTGCTCCGTCGCGACGGGGTGAAGATCAAGGCTGTGCGCACCAGTTGGGGCGATAGCCCCTGCCGCTGGCAACTCGCAAACTGAGGTCGAAGCCTAGCCCCCTCAGGGGCGACGGTCTGTCCGGTAATGCCGGCGCTGACGAGACCAACACCGGGGTTGCAGCCCCAAGGAGCAACGACATGACGACCAGCATCAAGACCTACACCATCAACACCGCCAAGGGCACCCACACCGGCACGCTGCGCGAGGTCTGCGGCTGGCAGGCTGAGATGCAGGGCAGCTACGCCCGCATCACCGTCGGCGACCTCGAGGTGGACGTGGACGACATCGACTTCGACGGCGAGGACCTCGACGCGGCCGTGACCATCGTGCAGCGCGCCATCGACGCCGCCCGCGCCATGGCCTGACGCAAAGGAGCCGGGCGCCTTGCAGGGCACCCGGAAAGCCGCTCGACCCTTCGCTCTCGGGAGCAACCGCGAGGGCTTCAATGGGGCCGGCCCGAAGGCCGGAAAGGCTCCGTGATCAGCGGAGCCGGTGCCGAGCGGCAAGAGTAGACCTACACCCACAGACGCCCCGAGGCAAGGGGCAGGAGCAACGACCATGGCCAGCACCTTTACCGCGACCCACAAAATCACGATCACCGGCCTGTCCTCAGTCCTCACCGAGGAAGGCGTCACCCACGTCGACGAGGCGCGCGAGATCCTCGTGCAGGAGGAGGACGGCGCCGAGGGCGGGCGCATCCTTTACACGCAGGAGGAGTGGGACGCGGGCGTCCCTGCGGACTGGGAGCTCGACGCCGACGGGCACCTGACCTACTGCGGCGGCGCCTACCCCGGCACCGGCGTCGAGGTGCGGATCAAGAGGCTCTGATTACCGACTGCTGACCACACCCCGGCGCCCGGCCGGTCAACGGGCAGGAGCCATCATGAGAGGCCGCCCCAAGACCGGCACCGGCCCCACGGCCGCTGGCGTCACCCCGCAACAATGGGCCGCCGCGCTCGGCCCCGTCACCCCCGCTTCGCTTCGCAAGGCCCAGCGGGTCATCACCGGCGCAACCCCGGTGTGGCCTGCCGAGCTCTTGGCGGTCGCCGCGGTCCACCAGATCGAGCCCCGGGCGCTGCTCGAGGGACTGGTCCAAGCCACGGAGGGCGCCAATGTACGCTAACTGCCGGACCATCGACTGTGCCGAGTGCGGGCTCACGCGCCAGCTCGGCCGCAAGCTGCTCCGCAGCGCCACCGACACCGAGCCGGTGGACGTGTGCAAGGAATGCCATGATGCCTACAACATGCCGTGGCGGGAGATCCTGCTCCGCGAGTTGCACATCCAGGCGATCCGGGCGCGTCATCGAGCGATGCGCATGTCCCAGGCGATCGCTGGCACGTTCGCGGCGATGCCCCACTCCGTGCGGGGCTGCGCCGAGGAGCGCGCCGCTTGGCTCCGGCACACCACCGAGCTGCTGATCGCGCAGGACCGACACGCCTGCTTTCTCGAGGACGCCGCGCGGAGCCAGGAGGAGGCCCATGGTTGAGGCAGAACACTTCGACCGGCTCACCATCCACATCGCGACCCTCACGGAGCGGGTGCGCCGCCTACGGCCAGCCGCGGTGATGCAGGCCCCGCTCGTCGATGTCGCGGCCTATTGGCGGGCTCAGGCGGAAGTCGGCGCCGCCAAGGCTCACCTCGACTTCGTAGCCCGGGCGCTTGCGAGTAGATGGGCTCTCGCCACACAGGAAGGTGCAGCATGACTCAGACGCGAAAGAAGGCCGCCAAGCCGGCGGCCCCGGTCCAGTCCGATTGGGACCGCCAGCTCGAGACGGAGCGAATGCACGACCGCCACTATCACCGGGACCCGCAGCCCGTCCCGGCGTCCCGGCGCTTCGTGGTAGGCCAGTTGGTCCGCTACGGTAGCCTGCCAGATTGCCGCGTCGACGTGGTCGAGGACGAAGGGCGCACGCTCGTCATCAGCTACGCCAATCGAGGCGTCAAATACGGGAAGCCCTACGACCATGGCAACCGACTGCCGCGCGTCGTTCGCTGGCACGACGTCCTGCCCGTGGTCGAAGAGGCGCCGCGCCAGTTCACGACCGACGACAACGTCTGGCGGCGCATGACGGCCCGGCCCTCGACGCTCGACGCCCTGATTGGAAACGCTCGACGATGGGGGCTCATCGACTCGCCCGACTATCAGCGGTCCTACGTCTGGACGGACGAGAACCGCGCCAACTTCCTCAAGTCGATCTTCGACCAGAACGACATCGGCAAGTTCATCCTCGTCGTCCACGATTACCACGAAACGCGCGTCGAAGTGCTCGACGGGAAGCAGCGGCTCAAGACCCTGCTCGACTTCACCGACTCGCGCTTCCCGTATCGCGGCGTCTATTATCACGAGCTGCATTGGCGCGACCGGCACATCTTCAACGAGACGCTCGTCCAGTGGATCGAGGTGAACCGCGCGCGGGTCAAGCGCAGCGACCTCCTCTGGCTGTTCCTCGCCGTCAACGCGGGCGGGGTGCCACAGACCGAGGAGCACGTCGCGCACGTTCGGGCGCTCTACGAAGAGGCTCTCCGCAGCGAGCAGGCCCTCACTCTCCCTGCATGAACTCCCGCAGCGCGGCGTCAAAAACGTCGTCGCCTGTCATGCCGGGTACGTTGCGCAGGTCTTCCCAGGCGTCGTCATCCATCCGCAGGTAGGCGTCTTCGAGGTCATCCCAATGGCGGATCTCGGGGACGCCGGGCCTGTAGGGACGCTCACCCAGGAGCGAGCGGACTACGCGCCAGCCCGGAGAGTCGCGGGTCCACCTCACCCGTCGCAGGATCTCTCTGGCGTCGAAAGTAGGCCGCCTGATGCTCGGCCAGCCCTCCGTACAGGACGCCGAGGAACACGATGTCTTCGCGCGCGCGCTCCCATGCCCAATCGTCGAGATCCACGGCCTGGACGAGCACCGTCGCGAGCATGAGCGCCCGCTGGTACTCGCCGGCCGGCTTGAGCGGCCACGCGACGCCGCCGCTCATCCGAGCGACCTCGCGCGCGATGGCGTCGAGCCCGGCCCCGTCGGGGACCTTCGAGGTCACGACGACGCTCCGGGGCTCGCCCGTCTCGAGGTCGTCGCAGGTCACGGTAAAGGTGACCTTTCGGGACACCCGGGGCGCCTTGGGGTCCGCCGGCTCGGTCTTGAGCTCGGGAGGCGCCTCTGGCGGCTGGAGCGCCTCGTCGCGGCGCTTGCGGAAGGACTCGCGGAGGTCGATCTTGGTCATGCCGTGTCACCGGGCTCGACGAACCACGTCGCGTCGAAGTTGAGGTTCTTGCTCCACACGGTGTCCCGCGTGAACGTGCTGACGTTGCCGCTCACCGACGCCTCTTCAGCCCGGATGATCAGCTCGTCGCTGTCCACGGTGCGGAACTCGACCACCGGCGCCTCGAACTCGATCAGCCCGCGCGGCGTCTTCTGCGGCATCAGCCCAGACTCGCGGAGCGGCTTGGTGCGAAGGAACACGAGACCGAGTTGGAACGAGCAGACGACGCCGCCATAGACGTGCTCGCGGGTGCGCGGCGTGCCGCTCTCGTTGACCGCGATCTTCTGGAAGATCTCGTTGAAGGTCGCGTTCTGCACCATGCCAACGTAGATCCCGTTGACGTACAGCCGCGAATTGACTCCGTGTGTTGCCCTATGGGTCGGCGGCATTGGCGCTCTCCTCTTAGACCTGGAAGCTCACGGGGAGGATCGACGGGGTGAAGTCGACGAAGGTGATCTCGTAGATCGGCGCCACGGCCACCCCCACGATCCACCGGCCGCCTTCTTGCTCGACCGAGGCGCCCTGCGACTCGTCCCAGCCCGAGATCCCATCGCCGTCGAGGGCTGCGAGCTTGGTGTCGGTCTCGACGAGGCCCTTGATCCGGGGGCCGGTCGTCGCCACGGCGGGGTCGCCGATGGTGGCCTCGAGAAGCGCCCGCTGGCGGAGGATGTACTGCGCGATCCCCTCCATGGCCGACGGGGCGGTGCGGCCGTCGTCGTCATCGGCGAGGTGAGTCGTCAGCGCGCGCTCGATCTCGGGACCAAGCTCGCCCTGCGTCGTGATGGTCAGCCCCGCGCCGAGCAGCTCCTCGACGTCATCCTCGACCGACCAGTCCGGCCCGTCGTAGACCTCGACGACGTTGAGCCGTTTCTTCGTGAGCGGCACGGCAACGCCGACGCTGCACTGCGCAGCCGCGTGCATCAGCGCGTACCAGTACGGCGCGACCCGCTCCTGCACGCCCGAGAGGGCGATGATCTTCGCCTCCTGCGGGACGAGCGAAACCTTGTCGCTGTTGAGGTCGCCAGCCCGGGTCTTGATGGTGTCCTTGGTGGCCTGCGCGGCCGTTCCGGTCCACCCCTGGCACTCGTAGCGGCCGACGCCCCACATGGTGTCGCAGTGGGCCACCAGCGCCTGGTGCGCCGCGAGGCTCGAGGCGAGCAGCGACACCACCCGGACCCGCTTGCTGCGGTTGAGGGTCGCCAGCGCGGCCGGCCAATCCCCATCGCTCGCCGCGCTCTGCGTGCCGCCGGTGAGCATCCCGCTCGCGGCCACCGGAAGCGTGCCGCCCGAGACGGCTTCGGCTTCGATGAGGGCTGAGCCCGCCAGCGCCCCGAGGATGTAGGCCATGGTGACCCTGAAGGGCACCGCGGAGCCCAGCGAGGTCGCGGCCTTGATGTCGAGGTCGCTCGTCAGCGTCGAGCCCGCGAGCGAGTCCACCGCCGACACCGTGAGGTCGGCCGACTTCGTCGCGAGGTAGTTGGTGAGGTCTTTGACGTAGGGGAACTGCTCGGTGGTGACACGCACCATGTCGCCCGACACCGTGAAGGTGGGCGTGGTGGGCGTTCCGCCAGCCTGCGCGAACACGATGGACGTGATGGTGCTGAAGGTCTTGGTCGTGCTCTTGGCCGCGTGACCGCCGCCGTTCGTCCACGTCAGGTCTTGGGTGTCGGCCTCGCCGGTGACCTTGTTGGTCCCGTTGATGGTGACGGTGTAGGTCTCCAGGGCGTCTGGCTCGCGGCTTGGATCGACCGAAACTGCACCATCCCACGCGAAACTTGCCAGCGTGTCACCGATCGCGATGGCGTCCTTGCTGGCCGTGACGAAGAACTCGCCCGAGCTGTTGAAGCCCGCCAGCGTCACGAAGCTGTCGTTGCCGCTGTACGCGAGGCTGAACATGGAGCGGCCGACGATCGGGCCGAAGCGTTCGGGCACGCCATCGCGGTTGAAGGTGAAGGTGTAGGTCGGCGCCGTCGGGACGGTGGTGTCGACCACGAGGGCGTAGCTGGTGCGGTTGCCCGCATAGCCCCACGCCTTCGACGAGATCGTGAGCGCGCCATTGGGCACCGAGTCGACCAGCGTCACGCTCGCCTGCGTGCTCTCGCCCGCGTTGACGAGGTAGACCTCGGACGGCCCACTCGCGGAGATTCGCGAGTCCTTCCCGGGGCGGTAGATGCAGGCCGCGGCGCGCTTCAGGTTCGCGTCCACCGGGGACAGCTTGAGCATCGATCGGAGGCTCGTGCAGAGCGTCGGGGTGTTCTGCTCGAGGAACGGGAAGTCACCCACGACCGCGAGGCGCTTCGGCGTGGCGCGGCGCCCCGCGTTGGCCGACCGATTCACCGTGACGTTGACGCCGGGACGGCGGGTGAACCGCCCCCCTACTGTGGTTCCAGAGGGCATTACCCAACCTCCCGGGCCATCTGCGTGACGCGGCCAGGATTGCCGGTCTCGTCGATGGCGCTCTCGTCATTGATCGAGAACGGGAGCCGCAAGAGCTCGCTCTCGAAGTCGACCAGCTTGCACTCGGCGAAGGTGCTGTAGCGGAGCCGATACCAGTACGCGCCGCCCCGCTCGGGGAGCAGGTCGCGCATCGGGCCGATCTCCGACACCTCTTTGAAGCCCAGCCCGCGCACCTGCGAGCGGAGCAGAATCGGCTTGAGCTGCGAGAAGATCGCGCTCAGGCAGAACGTCGCGAGGGCGGCCCCAAGCTGCTTGCTCGGCGCCACCACCACCACCTCGACGCTGGACTCGAGCCCGAGGTATCCCTCGCTCTCGTCGTCGCCCGCGCCGCCCATGCCGACGGGGTCGGTGGTCGCGCGCGCGCTCGAAAGCCGGGTGAAGATCCCGGGGTGTTCCATCGCCGGCCGCTGAAGCTCGGCGAGGCCGAAGGCCACGACCTTGTCCGCAGGACCCGTGTAGCGGTCGGGCGCCGTCAGCGCCTTGTGCCACCCGTTGACGCGGCTCGCCTCGACCTCGGGCGGGAAGAGCTTGCGAAACTCATCCACGTCGGCCGCCACGATGCGCCACGCCCGCTTGAGGGCGAACAGCATCGTCTCGTCCACGAGGCCGATCATCGGGTGCTCCGCGTGGCCGCCACGATGGCCGGAAGCTCACGGCGCAGCTTGACGACGATCCCGGCACCGGGCTTCGCCTTGCTCATCCACGGCGGCTTGTTGCTCGACGTGGTGCGCCACTCACCATCCCGCATTTTGATGCTCATGTAGCGGGCGCCGGTCTTCTTCGAGACCTTGGCGGCCGGGCTGCGTAGCATCGCCTCGCTGATGTTGCGGCCGGGCGCGCCGCGCTCTTTGAAGACGCCGGGGAAGCCGAGCGCGACCATGCCGCTCTCGTCGTCGGTGACTTCGCTCGACAGCGAGCCCCGATAGCTCTCGTCGGGGGCTTCTTCGCTCCATCGGTCGTGGACCGCGCGCACCACCGCTTCGGTGCGGCGTCGCTGCGCGTCGGGCGTCATCCCGAAGATGGCGAAGAGGTCCATGCGCCCCATCGTGCGCAGCGGCATGACGGGGCGTGAGCTTTCACGCGCGGCTCATGCGACCGCGCGAAGGGCGCTCAGAAGGGCACGTCGTCGTCGAAGTAGCCGGGCTCATCGGGCGAGCGTGGCGGTGCCTGTGGTGGCGCCTGCGTGGCACGCTGGCCCTGGCCCTGCGACCGCTGCGAGGGACGGTTCTCGGGTCGGCTCTCATGTCGTGGGGCCTCGCGCTCACCGTGGTCCTCGCCGCGGTCCACGAACGTCATCTGGCTCGCCACGATCTCGGTGCTGTAGCGCTTCTGGCCCGTCTGCTGGTCATCCCACGAGCGGGTGGTGAGCCGCCCCTCGATGTAGACCTTGCGGCCCTTCTGCAAGTACCGCTGCGCGAGCTCGGCCTGCTGGCCCCAGAGCACCACCCGGTGCCACTCGGTGCGCTCATGCCGCGAGCCGTGCTTGTCCTTGAACGATTCGGAGGTCGCCAGCGACAGGGTCGCGACGAGCTGCCCCTGTGGGGTCGTTCTCACCTCGGGGTCGGCCCCGAGGTTGCCGAGCAGGATCACCTTGTTGACGCTCACTCTGCCTCCGACGTCTTGTAGCCGTGGGGTGGCCCCATCGTCTCGAGCCAGCAATGGACCTGCACCGGATAGCGCGCCCACTGCGTTCCGCCCGCCACCTTCGCCGCCGTGTAGCCGTCCCGGTGCGGGTGCGGCGTGTCGTTCACGACGTAGGTGGGGCTTGCCCAATAGTCGATTGTGTAGCGCTCGCCAATCGCCGGGGTGTTGCCGTCCACACCGCCGCTGGTCCCTTCCGCACTCTCCACTTCGGCCGGGGCCGGGAAGCCTGGCAAGCTGTCGATGCTGATGGCCTTGAAGCCTTCCACCGGGAAGTTGCCGACCTCGCCCGCCACCTCGCACCGCAGCGTGACGGTGAAGTTGCCGTCTTCGTCGGCCGTGACCTCCTCGGTCGACACGAAGGTCAGGATGCCGGCCTCGAAGCGCCAATAGGCCGGAATGATCGTGCCGGGGGTGGCCTGGCCCACGAACTCGCCCGTGGCATACTCACCCGAGGCCGCGAGCCATTCGAGTTCGCCGTCAGGCGTGATTCGGCAGTCCAGATCCTGCACCAGCGGCGCGGGCACGATCTGCCCGCTGGCGTTCGCGCGCCGGATGTAGACGCCGTTCCACGCCGTGACCTCTTTGACGGTCGGGGTGTCCTCGTCGGCCAGCTCGAGGTTGGCGGACGCGATCGGATACCTCAGCCGCTCTTTGGCCCCTGTGCGCTCGCGCGTCTCCGAGACCGCATGGACCGAGTCGAGCACCGTGAAGCGGTCCCACGACTTCGGCATGTGCTCAGGGAGCACCGTGATCATCACCATGCCCTTCACCTGCTCGCCGTAGAGCTGGTAAAAGGCTGGGTTCTTGCTCGCGCTCAGGACGACCGCCTGGATCTCCTGCGGGTCGTGGTGAAGGAAGCCGATCCCGAAGCATTCGGGACACGCGGACTGCGGCTCATGGGTCGGGGTGCGTGTGGCCTCTCCAAGCGAGCCCGTGACCGTACAGGGACACCGCGCCGCCTTCTCCCAGAGGACCCGGGAGCCCCGCCGGAAGATGAGCTGCCGGAAGCGATCGGGGTTGAGGCCGATCTGCCTGCCGAGCTTCGCCGGCCGCCAGCTCTTGGGGCTTTGGAGCGGCATCAGAGCACCGCGACTTGCGGGCCAAGATACCGCTTCTTCAGACCGGCCATGTTGGCCTTGAGCTGGTTCTGGTAGCTCAGGATGCGCGCGCCGTATCCGCTGTTCGTGGCGCTGCTCGTGGTGCTCACGGACTCGGAAAGCCCGTCCATGGTCGTCGAGTAGGACGCGATACCGGCGCCCGCGATGAGGTCGCCCGCGGTGTCGAGGGGCAGCATCGAAGCGAGGTGTCCGATCGCCATCTTGATCTCGGCCGGAATGGGGTAGGTCGTCCCGTCGAAGCCGGCCGTGTAGCTCACGCGCAGGTAGCCTGCCCGCCTCGAGTCGATGTGCCACCCGAGGAAGTCGAACACCTGCGAGGGGCCGAAGGTCGCGAAGAACTCACTCGTGCGCTGGATCGAGCCCTGGCCCGCGATGATCTCGACGAGGCCCATGTTCTCGTGCCGGATGTAGCACCAGTTGTTCGGGATCGTGACCCCGGGGAAGTCGCCCTGCTTGAACTCCAACTTCTGGATCGAGCGGAGCGGCCCATGCTTCGTCTGGAACTGGTACGCGCGCCGCCAGTCGCCCACGGTGATGTCGTGGAGCTCGTCCGTGATGGTGCGGAGCGAGAGCTTGATCCCCAGCTCGGTCTCGATGCGCTCGGCGGCCCCTTCGATACAGAGCTCGAAGAGGCCGTCGGGGTAGGGGTCGCCCTCGTCGTTCGTGAGGTCAACCCCGAAGAGGAAGGTCCGCTTGAGCCAGTCGACCGTGAGGCCGTAGGGGAGGGCCATGGGCAGAACTCCTCTTCAGGGTCGGGCGTTGGGCTTGCCCGTCAGACGGAGGCGCGGCAGAGCCCGCCCGTCACGCCGCTGGCCGCGGCGCCCGCGACGATCGTGGTCTCGCCGGTCGAGAGGTTGAAGATGCTGATGCGGCCACCGAGGCCGCCGACGCCGATGGCGCCCGCGAGAGCGCCGGCACCCGCGCCGGCCGCACCACCCGTGCCACCCGAGGCGTCGAGAAGGTTCGGGCAGGTGCCGGTGACCTTGCCGACGATGAGGACGATCTCGCCGCCGCCACCACCACCGCCGCCGCCGCCGCCCGCGCGATCCGCGCCGGGCGAATCGGCGCCGAGGCGACCGTTGCCGCCCTTGGCCGAGATTGCGCCAGCCGCCGTGGCCGAGTTGACGACCAGCTCGTCCACGATGAGGACGAGGACGCCACCACCGGAGCCGCCGCCGCCACCCGTTCCGCCAGCCGCCTCACCGGAGCCGCCGCCACCGGAACCACCAGCGCCGCCAGCGCCGCCGCCGATCAGGGTGACGCCCGCCACGCGGTTCGTCTCGGGGGTGTTGATGTGGAACGAGGCCGTGACAGCGCCGCCAGCTTGGCCGACACCACCAGCCCCGCCACCGCCCGTTCCACCGGCACCTCCCGCACCACCCGTTCCGCCGTTTCCGACCGCAACCGCGGCGGGCGTGCTGCCGATCGAGCCTGTCGTGGTGCTCGAGTTGCCACCATCACCGCCGGCGCCACTGGCCGCGTGGAGCAGCGAGGCCGCGATGGCGGCACCGGCCGCCTGGCCCGCACCGTTGTTGCCGTTGCACTTGAGGGCGCCGGCCGCCGCACCGCGCAGGTCGAGCTTCTTGGCCCGGATGTAGCGCTGCGCCACGTTGATCGAGCCGGAGCCGTCGACCTTGAGCGTGTCGAAGAAGGCGTTGCGCAGAAGCGCTCCGCTGCTGAACAGACCGCTCACCGTGAGGTTGTTGGTCGTGACGTGGCGGCTGCCGTCGACCGGCTCACCCGAAAGGTTCGCCGTCGCCCCCGCCACCTTCTGGAGCTCCTGAATGATGGAGCCGAGCAGAACGCCCTCGGGCGCGATGCCCGCGCGGTCGAGGAGGCCCTTGGCGAAATCGCTGATTGCCGTCTGGCTCAGGATGCTCACGACTCACCTTCCTTCTTCGCAGGGGCCTCGACGGCCTGGTTCTGGGTCTCGACGATCGGCTTGAGGGCGGCCTCGAGCTTGTCGCGGTTGCGGTCGCGCGGGTCGAAGACGATCCCGTGCTGGGCCGCGAGGGCGCGCAACTGGTTCATGTTGAGTTGAGCGAGCTCGATCTTCTCGGCCTGCTTCTTCTCTTCCTCGGCGCGCACGCTGGCCTCGTCGGCCGCCAGCTTGATCTTGCTGATCCGCTGGAGCTTGTCGGCGTAGCGGCGTTCGAGGTCGTCGAGCTCGACCTTCTTGACGCCGATCTTGTCCTTGAGCTCGTCCGCCTCTTTCGAGAGGAGCGAGAGCCGCGACTCCTGCACGTCGACGCCGTCGCGGTCGACGTAGCGCCAGCCCGGGATGCGGGCGAGCTTCGCGACCTCTTCGGGCTCGAGCAGGTCGGGAAGGAAGCCCTCGCTGTCCACCGCGAGCGGGCGCGCTACGAGCACCAGCCGCGTACCGGCCTTGGCCGGGTTTCTCCATGCTTTGTCGACGCTCACGATGGTTCTCCTGTGAGGGCGTGCAGACGAAAGCCGGGGGCGCCCCGAAGGGCACCCCCAGCCTCACGTCAGAACGAGATCCCGGCGGCGTTGAGGAGGGCGATGTGCCGCTTCGGCTGGTCGACCGACAGGCCGCGGTAGGTGCCGACCACCATGCGGAGCTCGCGCTCGATCCGGCCCATGTCGTCCTGGAAGGACTCGAGGAGGACGTTGTCGAGGATCGCCCCGTCGCCGTGATGCACGAGCGCCGACTTGAAGGTGCCGGGGATGCGGGCGTTGGTGTCGTACCAGAGCGTGCCCGAGCTGGCGCCGAGCGTGTTCCGGCCGAACTTGCCGCCGTAGTGGAAGACGGTCGTCGAGTCCTTGGCCGACCTCCACCAGTGGTAGCCGACGAGCGTGGAGCTGAAGCCCGCGTCGTTGAAGTCGGCCTTGCCCACGTCGCCATCGGCGATCGTCAGCGCGGTGCAGGTGAAGGGCGCCGGGTTGCCCTTCTTGTAGATCGGGACGAACTTGTAGATGTAGTCGCCCGCGTCCGAGACGCCGAACTGGCTCGTGAGCGAGACCGAGACGCCCGTGGGCGAGGTCATCGCGCCGCCGACGAGGTTGGCCTCGGTCATCGCCCAGTAGTCCACGCTCGCGTCGCCATCGGCGACCACGTTCGCGACGTTCCAGTTGGGCGAGCAGAACAGCGAGTTCCGCAGCTCGACCGTCTGGCCCGTCGGCCCGCTCATGAGGAGCTGGGTCATGTCCTGGTTCCAGAAGATCTTGACGCCCTTGGCGGGGTCGAGACGGTTCTTGCCGGCCGCCTCCTTCGAGAGCGGCGCCCACATCTCGGGCGGCAGATACCAGGCGTTCGGCTTGCCCTCGTACTCGAGGCGCATGAGGCCAGCGAGGTAGTCGATGAGCTTGTCGAACGTGACGGTCGCGCCGCGCAGGTCGAACACGTTGATGTTCGCCGTGCCGCCCGCCTCCATCTGGACGAAGAAGCCATCGCCCTCGTCGGCGTCGAAGTCGTTGTCGCCGTGGAAGTAGGCGATCTCGAGCTTCTCGGCGAGCGACTCGATGGCCGCCTCGCGCTCGAAGTTGAGGCCGCCAGGTCCGTCGGCGCGGACCACCGGGTACTTGCCCTGGAGGATGTTGACGTGCTCCGCGACGTGGGTCAGCGTCGGCATGACGCCGTAGTAGCGGACGGTCGCGATGGTGCGGTCCATCAGCGGGCGGTTGACTGCGGGCAGGCTCTTCTCGCCCATGCCGAGCGGGCTGAAGTAGTTGCCGTGCCGCTTCAGGATCACGCGGTCGCGCTTGACCTGATCGACCTGCTCGCGCTCGATGTTCTCGATGAAGGTGCAGCGCTCCTTCCGCTTGAGCATCGTCGAGTAGACGCGACGGCTGATGTCCTGCGGGATGAGCACGCTGAACCCGTTGTTCGAGACGGGCGTGCTCTGGGTGATGTTGGCCGCGTCCACGGAGCCTTTGAGCAGGCTCGGCAGCTTGCCGGCCTTCTCGAGCGTCGCGAACTCCTCGATGTCCGGCTTCGCGCCGTTGAGGCGGTCGCGCTGGATTTTGGCGCGATCCTCGATCTGACGATCCTTTTCCTGCTGATACATGGTCTCTCTCCCTGGGTTCGTCTGGGTCACGCCGTGAAGCCGAAGGTCTGCGCGATCTGCGCCACCTCACCGGCACTCGTGGTCAGCTCCTCGACCTTGCTGATGGCCTTGTGCAGCTTGTTGGCCTGGGCCACGTCGGCACCGGCGGCGCGCTGCTTCTCGAAGAGGAAGTCGGCCAGCCGGCGGCGGTTGATCGGGGCCTTGTTGAGCTCACCCTTGCCGTCGCCCGCGTGCGGGATGGCCTCGAAGTCATCCGGTCGGACGCCGCGGAAGTCGCCGCGCGGACCCTTGATGAGCGCCTCGATCTCGTTGAGGCGGGCGAGCACGGGAGCGATGTCCTGCGCGCCGCCCTTGGCGAGCTGCTTGGTGACCTGCTGCGCGAGCGCCTTCGTGAGATTGCCCGCGGCGGCGATCTGGCCCTTGAGCAGCCCGATCTCCTTCTTGAGCGGCGCCACCGCGCTCTCGACGGCCGCGTTGACGGCCGCGCCGAGCGCCTTGCTCATCTCCTCGTCGCCGCCGTCGTCCTCGTCGGGCTCGCCGTACTCGGGCTCGTCGTCGTCGTCCTCACTCTCGTCGCCATCGGGCTCGGAGTGCGACGCCTTGTTCAGCGCCTCGGCCCACTCGTCGGCGGCCTGGTCGAGCGTGGTCACCTCGAGCCCGAGGTCGCCCTGGTCCGGGGTGATGGTGCCCTTCGCGAGCGCGCTCACGACCTCGCTTTCGATCTTCTCGTCATCGAAACCGAGACCCGCCAGCGCCGTGCGAAACTCCGTCTCCGTCTTCGTGCTCATGGGATGCTCCTGTTCACAGCGCCGCGATGCGCTCGAGCGCCGCGACGAGGGTTCGTTCGGGCTGCCTGCTGAGCAGGCGAAGCGCCTTGAGGTGAGCCGTCGGAATGCCCTCGGTGAGCGCGAGTCGGCGCTGAACCTCGGGGTCGTAGGCGAGCCTCATGGCGGCTTTCATGAGGTCGGCCGGCAGTCCGGCGGGCATGCCCATCTGAGCCCCGAAGGCCGCTGCGAGCGGCATCGCGAAACTCGACGGATTGCGCGGGGCGGCGTCGATTGCCACCGTGCGGATCGTGCAGCGCGTGATGACGTTGCCCCGCATCTCGTTGATGGAGCCCTCGACGCTGAAGCCGAGCCCCTGCCCGCGCGGGCCTTTGCAGAGGGCTTGGTGCTGCGCCCGGACCTGCTGCGCGAGCGGCAGATCCTTGAGCAACACGACCTCGATCATGTTGCCCTTGACGCCCTTGAAGAGCCCGAAGGTCCGCTTGACGCCCTGGGCGCAAACGCGGTCCGCTGAATAGGGGTGCTTGTAGTGGACGACGCCGCGCTGGTCGTACTCGGTCCAGTCCGCGCCGTCCTGAAGCAAGACCTGGCCGTCGGCGTCCAGAAACTCGCTCGTCGCGAGCCCCTTGAGCAGCCACGCCGGGTCAATCTCGCCCGGCCCCAATGCCTTCTGAAGCGCCTCCTCGGGAAGCGCCTCACACTCGCCCCAGAGGAGCGGGAAGGTCATCGTGTCTGTCGCCATGGCAACCATGGCGGCGATTGCAAGCTAGGTGCGCCTGCGCGCGTGAGCTTTCGCAGGCGTGTTTTTTACGCCTTGAGCGAGCCCTTCCAGAGCGTCACGAACGCGCGGAGCGCCTTCGTCATCTTGGCCTTGGGCGTCTTGGCCTCACGCTGCTTCATGTGGCTCTCCGCGGTGCTCGGGCTCATGTTGCGCTCGGGGTTCTTGTAGAGCACATCCTTGACGGCTTCGCGGAGGTAGCGGGCGGCCTTGTCGTGGTCGCCCGCCGCGTGGAGCTCGGCGGCCTTCTTCGTGTGCTCGTGCGCGTCAAGGCGGTCGTGTTCCTTGCCTTTGAGGCCGTAGCGCTCTTTCGCCTCGGCGACGCGGTCGGCGTGGGATGGGGCGGGCGTGGCCTCGGGCTTTCGCTCGACCTCGGGGGCTTCGCGAAGTGGCGGCAGCCGATCGGGCTTCGGTGACGAGGACGGCCACATGGCTTGTGCCGTCGCTGGTCTTTCGCGAAGTGGCGGGGTCCTGCCCGCGCTATCCTGCTTCAACGTCCCGGGGCGGTCCGGCTTCTGCGCGGACTCCACCGCCTTCGGCTCGGGCTTGTCGGCCTGCTTCGCCGCATGGGTCTTCACGGACTCGTCGCGGTCGACGTCAGCCTTGGGCTTCTGCGGCATCTCGCCCCGCGCCTTCAGCTCTTTGATGCCCCGGTGCAGCGTCTCCAGCTCGCGGTCCTCGCTCGCATACGGCGTCCCGGGCCGGCGCTTCTGCTCCTTCTGCGCAATGGCGATCTGGTTGTCGTGGTCGCCGATGGCGTTGGCGCCCCATGCCGAGTCATGGCTGTCATGCTTGGGGTCGGTCAGCGCCGCGTACGCGAAGTCGGCGTCGGCGCTTCGCTTGCTCGGCGCGGGGCTCTGCGCGGCCTGGGGCTTCTCCGTCTTCGCAGACGGCTCGTTGGGGTCGTCTCCGGGCTTGAACGCCGCGATCGTCGCGTCGCCGTATGGGCCGCGCTTCGTTCCGAGCATTCCGGGCGGAAAGTTGCCGCGAGAGCGATTGATCATCCATGGGAGGCCGGGCCTCTTGGTCCACACCACATGCGACGCCTCATGGCCCGGCCCCATGTCCTTCGGATGCACGGCGCGCGGATGGGCCTTCGTGGCCTCGTCGGCCTGACGGATGTCTTCGTCGGACCAGTGTTCATGGATCTGCCCGGTGCGCTTGTCCGCCTTCGGCTTCTCGACCTTGGACTTCTTCGGCTTGTCCGCCGGCGCCTCGATCTTGTGCCCAACCTTCGCGGCCTCGGCCCGGATCTTCTCCGCGCCCTTGTGGTTGCCCGCCGCGACGGCCTCGCCATGCTCACGCGTCAGCTTCGCCTTGTGCGCGTCGAGAGCGCCCTTGTGGTGCTCGGAGAGCTTCGCGGCGAGCTCGTCATGGGTCATCTTGACCTTCTTCCCACCGCTCGAGTGCGAGACATGCAGCTTGCCGTCCTTGACTCCATGGATCGTGTAGTGGCCCGCGCCGTGGGCGAAGCTGGCGCCCTCTTTGAAGTGCTCGGCGTTGTGGACGCCGCCCCCGTGCTGGACGCGGTAGAAGTAGCGGTAAATCTGCGCGCCCTGGCTCCCGTCTTTCTTCGTGCGGTACTTGCCCGTCGGGACTTTTTTCAGAAACGGCCCTCTGGACCCCGCCTTCCACAGCGCCGGCCCCACGAAGAGGCGTGCCAGCTCGGAACGCATCTCCACGACCTCGGCCCCGCGCGGCGTGATGAGAGCGCCACCCTTCGCGAGCGAAGCGCCCCATGCGAACTCGCCCAGCTTGCTCGCCATCGGGACCCAGGTGCCCTTGCCGAGCAATCGCTGCCAGAATCCGCGCTTCTTCTCGCCCACGGGGCGGCCCTTGTGGTCGCGGTATTCCGCACCATCCTTGACCTGCGTCTTGCTCCAATACTTCCCCGTCTTGGGGCTCGCTTCGGGCGCGACCGAGAGGCCGCCCGCCTTGCCCTGGTGCTCGGCTTGGTGTCTGTCGTAGTCCGCGCGTGGCATCTTGCGCTTGTACTTGTCCCCGGGCTCGTGGATGTAAACGTGTTCCTTGCCCACGCTGATGTGTGCGTGGCGCGTCTGGTGGCGCCCATCGGGATACCAACTTTCCCACCCGTTCCCGACGCGCTTGTGCCACCCGCCGTGCTTGCTGTTCGGAATCGGCGTGAAGCCGGCCGGAGCGCGCTGTCCCTTTTCCATCGGCTTGCCCTCCATGATGTCGCCGAGGTCGATCACCCCGTCCTCGCCCGGCACCAGCTCGCCATCGGCCCAGAGCAGGCTGTCGTGAGCGGTGTTGTCCCCGGTGCTCAGCGCCTTCTTCATCGCGATCCCGTCCTTCGCGAGCAGCGCCCGCACGTCGTTGGCCGTGATCTCCTGGCCGCTCACACGAATCTTCCAGTCCTGCGCCGGGTTGAGCCGATAGCTCACATAACTGGACGTCGGAAGGTGCTGGCCCAGGATCTCCTTCGCCAGCGTGATCGGGGCCTTCGTGGTGGGTCGGTGCTCGCCGTTCTCGGCCGGCTCGAGCTCCACCGAATGCACGCGTACCGCGTGGACGTAGATCGTCCCCGGCTCGGGCGGGTTCTCCTTCGGCCCGGTGTAGTTGGTCTCGTCGCCCCGGTAGACGTAGGCGCCCCGGACCTTCTTGCCGTCGATCTCGAGCGGCCTCAGTCCGGTCTCGCGGTCGTGCTCGCGGGCGAGGCTGCGCTCCAATGACTCGCGCATCTCGCGGAGCGCCGTGTCGATGTGCTCTTGCGTGATGGGGATCGGCGTCCCGTCCTTATCCCAGCCCGCCGACTTCAGAGCCTTCTCGACGAGGCTCTTGGGCATCGTGTCGAGGGCCTTGTAGGAGTCTTGGAGCATCTGGCCGTAGTCGAAGCCGAACACGACCTGGTCCTGCACCTTCGCGTCGCCGTAGACCTTCTTCTCGGCCCCGCGCCCCGCCTCCTTGCCGACCTTCTTGACCGTGACGGCCATGAAGCGCTCGGGGGGCTGGTCCTTGACCCAATGGCCCAGCGGATAGCCCGTGAAGTCCACCGGCACGTCCTTGGGCCGCGGCCCCCACTCCTCCCACGGCTTATTGCCATCGCCACCACCCCCCGAAGAGCCACCACCGCCCGCCGGGGGCTTCGGGGGCTCAGGAGGCTTCGCCGAGTCGGCCTTCGGTGCCTCGGGCATCTTCTCCTCGACCTTCTCCTCGGCCGGGAGCGGAGGCGGCTCCGTGTTCGTCGGGACACCGCGCGCCTTCATCTCGGCAAGAATCCGGTCGACGTGCTTCTGCGTCCCGTACTTCTTCGCGTCCCTCAGCTCGGCGTGAAGCCTCGCGGCGACCTCAGTCTTGCGGGTGTCGATCTTGGCCCCGTGGTGGGCCTTGAGGCGGGTCGCCAGCTCGTCGTGGGTCAGGTGCTCCGTGACGCCCGGCTTGCCCGAATGTGTCACCTTCAGCTTGCCGTCCTTCACGGCATGGATGGTGTACTCGCCGCGCTCATGCGCGAACGTCGCCCCGGCCTTGAAGTCGTCCCTGTTGTCGACGCCGCCGCCCTGGTCGACCCGGTAGAAGTAGCGGTAGATCGGCGCGCCGGCCGACCCGTCTTTCTTCGTGCGGAACTTGCCCGTGGGGACCTTCTTGACGTAGGTGCCACCGACGGCCCCCTTGTGCTTCATCAGCGCGTCGGGCCGGAAGAGGCGATGCAGGTCCAGCGGAAGCGCCATGACGCCGTGGCGGTAGCGCGCCCCCTTCACCATGGACGCATCCCAGAGGGCCGCGCCGAACGATTCGTCGAGCGGCACCCACACCGCGCCCGGCTGGTCCGGGTCAAGCTGGCGGGCGACGCCAGCGGTCAGGAGCGCGTCGCCGGTCTCGACGAAGCTCACCGGCTCACCGCCCGGCATGCCGTCTTCGAGGTGCGAGCGGAGCATCCACGCCGCCTTGGCGTGGGCCACGGCATGGCGGGTCATGAGGTCCAGGGTCGGGACGTCTCGCTCGCTCGCGAGGGCGAGCGCGGCGCAGTCCGCCTCGAGCCCGGAGCGGACCGTCGCGAGCATCGAGAGCATGGCCTGTGTGTCATCGGGAAGGGCCGACGCACCGGGGATGGCTGTCACGCCCAAGATGACGCGGACGCCCTTCTGCCGGATGCGCTCGGCGACCTCGTCGACCATGTCGCCCAGCGCCTCGTACTCGTCGCCGAAGAGGCCGTGGAGCTGCGCGAACGTGGGGCCGGTGACGTTCCAGTGGAACGACTGCGCGAGGTCGCGCGCGGCGATGAGCTTCGCGAGGATGGTGTCGAGAGCCATGCTAGATCCTCATGGGCATGATGATGTGGCGCTCGCCGTCGGTCCGGTGAAGGTCGAGCGGGCCATACTGGCCGCCGTGCGACACCCGAAGCGTCACCGGCCCCTTGTGGCCGACGAGCGCGTCTTGCAGGTACTTGGCGTTGACGGCGATCTGACCCTTGTCGCTGCCGGCCATCCAGTCGCCGCCGTCCTTGGCCGCCTTGTGCGTCTTGGCGTGGACCTTCAGGTCATCCGGGGCCTGGTGCTCGTGATCGGCGTGAGTCCGCAGGCTGGCGTGGAAACCTCCGTCGGCCGTGTGCGTGAACAGGATCTGCGGCGGGATCGACTTCGCGACCTTGTTGGTCTTGTGGTGCTCCTTCGCGGCGTCGATGAGTGCCTGGAGCGACTTGGTATCGAACGAGTGCTCCGAGGCCGCGAAGTCGGTGGTCGGGACGATGACGGCCCGGTGCCCGTCGGTCGCATACGCGAACTTCCCGTCGGCGTGGACGCCCGCGAGGTTCGGGCGCGTCGAGTCCTTACTCGCAAAGGTCGTGAGGCGCTTGACGTCCGCCTCTTTGGGCGTGTGGTCCTTGTGGGCATGCACGGGCTTGTCGGGAAGCTCTTTGGCCGCCTCGACGGCCTTCTTGACCTTGTCGACCGTGGCATCGGAGACGGACGAGGGGCGGGCTTTGGACTCATCCGCCTTCGGGGTGGTTGTTCCGCCTCGGCGGAACAACGACGACACGACCTCATCAGGCTCGCCAGACTCGTCATCACGAGACGCTTGGCTCTCTCCGTGCAGCTTACTGAATCGCGCACTCTCCGCCCCGCTCAGGGCGTAGAAGTGAGATCCGTCCGGTGCCAGCGCGACGGGTCCGCCGTTCCTGTCGGCGGGGCGGTATCCTGCCTCATGCAGTGCCCCGACCATTTCGGCGCGGGTCATCTGCTGGCCCTTGAACCGAACCTCTTTTTCGAGGTGGGTGTCGGAACGCTTCTGGCGCGCAGACTCAAGAGCCTTGTCGCGCTTCGCACGGGCCTCCTCTTGCGCCTCGGGCGACTTGCGGCGGGCGACCTCGCGCTCCTTCTCCTTCCTGGCCTCATCACGCCTGCGGCTGAACTCACCCCCGGAGATATGGTCGGCGATGGAAGCCACGCCGAACTTGACGCCAAGCTCCTTCGCGGTCGCCCGCATGGCGGGGCCATCAATACCAGCCGCGCCCCGGCTCGCGGCGTCCGTCATGGACTTTGCTCGCTTGGACACCTCTTCGTCCGATAGGCCGGGCTGCGTGCGCTTGATGTGCTTCGCATAGACCTTCTCGAAGGACGCCCGGGCGCCCTCTGCCCCCTGCTCCACATGCCCCGCGTCAGCCGCTCGCTTCTTCGCCGCGGCGATCGTCTTCTCCGAGGCCCCATGCTTCTTGGCCTCCTCCAAGTCGGCGAGGGCCTGCTTCTTGGCCTTCTCGCGCTTCTCGGCGACCTTGGCGTCGTCCTCCTTACGGGCCTCGGCGTGCTCGCGATGGAGCATCGTGGCGAGGGCGTCCTTGTGGATTTTGTGCTCGGTCCCGGTCTCGTCGTGACGCACAGTGACGTGCCCGTCGCCATGGTCGTGCGTGACCTCGAAGTGCCCGTGCTCGCCCCCGTCCTTCATCCTGAAGGCGGCGCCCACCTTCATCTCGTCGTGGTGGCCGAGCCCGGAGCCGCCGATCGTGCGGTAGAAGTACCGATACCGCTGCTTGCCGGTCTTCGTGACCTTGCCCGGGATGGGGACCCTGCGCAGGTACTTGTGCGCCTTGCCCTTGGCAAGTGCGCTTAGGATGGCCTTCGCCATGAAGGCAGGAACGGTGCGCTCGGGCGCGAGCGCCTTCACCAAGGCTGCCAGTGCTTTCGTCGACATGCTCACCTCGTCAGGCCCGCATTGTGGGCTGGTGGCGGGGCGGGGGGTGAGCTTTCATCGGAGGAGTCGGGCGAGGCGCCCGAAGGCCCGGGTGGCCTTCTCCAGCCGTCCGGCCTCGTGGTCCCGCACCATGGCGATGACACCAGCCCAAAGATCATCGCCTCGTTCGGCCTTTTGATGCTGGCGACCATCGGGCTTCGTGATGATGATGTTGGTATGGTCGCCGCGCGAGTCGAGACTTAGGCGCGACCCGTCGCTCAGGCCGACCTCGTTCTTGACCCCAAACACAAGCCGCAACTTGTCGGGCGTCAGAGGTAGTGCCTTGCCGTCACTGTCAACGAGATGCACGCCTTTCGGCGATCTTGGGGCCTTCGGCTTCACGGGCTTCACGGGCTCGACCTTGATGGCGCGACCCTGCTCGTTGACTCGCCCCTCGACATAGGCGGCCCTGCGAGCCTTTGCCGCCCTCAGCTCGGCGACCGCCTCGACGTGCCGCTTCGCGGCGTCGATGCTCGCGTCCATGCGGCGCTCAGCGGACCTTGTCGAGCCTCCGCGCTGCCCGGTCGGCCTCATGCTCCCGGCGCCGAGCGGGAAGGCTTCGGCCATCGCCTTCGAGCGCTGGGTGTCGAACGGGCCTCCCCGGGCCACCTCGCGCTCGAGGCGGGCGATCTTCTCGTCGAGCTTCGCGGTGTGGGCGGGGTCGTGGCCCTCGGACGGGACCTTGGCGTGCTCTGGAAACAGATCATGAATCTCCAGAGCGCCCCGCACCGCCATGGCCTCATCCGCGCGCCCCGCGAGCGCGTTCCCTGTCTGCGCGCGGCGCTGACTCTGGCTGGTCATGGATGTAGTTGCCTGAATGGCGGCGTGATGCTGCGATGCGTGCTTTTGGGCTTCTCTCGTGGCGACACCGAGCATTTTTTGCAGTTCGTGCTTGGTCTTGGACCTAGCAAGCATCTTCATCCACGGAGAATACCAATCATCGTAGTCAACATCGTCGCGGCCGTACTTCCTGGCACCCCCGCCCGATGTTGCGGGGTCGCGGCCCTCGGACGGCGTGACCGTGGCGACGGGAGGCGCCTTCGTGACCACCACCGTCCGCGTGGCGACCCCCGTGGAGTTGTCGCTGTCCTTGAACGAGCCCTCGGGGTTCTTCTCGCTCGTGCCGCCGTTGGCCTCGAGCCATTCGCGGAACGCCTGCGCCTTCTTGTCCGAGCGGAAGAACGGCCCTTCTGACATGATGGCGACGAGCTTACCGCCCGGCTTCAGGTTGCGCTCGAAGGCGTGTCGGACGTGCTCGATGTCCTGGCCGTCATCGAAGGGCGGGTTCATCACGACCTTGTCGTAGGTCTCGGCGTGATCGGTGGCGTCGTGGCCGACCACCTTGTGGCCCTTGAGGCTCAGCACGTCTCGGAGGCCGCTGTGCTGCTCCAGAACATGCACGTCGCCACCCTGCTCGCGCGCGAGGTCGGCCAGCGAGCCCTTGCCGGCCGACGGCTCGAGGACCTTCTCGCCGGGCTTGATGTCGGCTAGCTGCATCACGCGGTCTGCGAGCGGCTTTGGGGTCGGGAAGTAGCCGGGGATCTTGAGCCCCACGAGGGCGCGCTCGGCCGCCTTGATGGGGTCGGCCTTGGGCTTGCCGGCGCCGCGCGCCAGCTCGACGTACTCGCGAAGGGCGGCGCGAAGCTGCGGGAGCGACTTGATCCCCATGCCCTCGCTGGCGCGCTTCCAGGTGGTCAACTGGTCGCGCACGTCATCGGCCGCGAAAGTCTCGACGCGGCGCAAGCGACCGGCGTCCGACAGCGCTTTGAAGTCTTCGCGCTCCTGCTCGGTGCTGGCCTTCACCTGCCAGTCCCGTTCGCCCAACTGAGCGATGCGCTTGAGCACGCGAGCCGCTGCCTGCTTCGCGCCCGGAACGTCTTTGAGCGCCTGCGCGAGCCCCTTCAGGTTGTCGCGATGAACGGACGGCTCGGGCGGGCGGGCGTGCTCGATGTCCTCGGGCGTGACCGCGCGGTGGCTCGTCTCGTTGTGGTCTGCCTTGCCGCCCGCCTCGCGCGTCGCTCGGTCTCGGTCGTACTTCGCTTGGCGCAAGATGTTGTCCAGCATCTCGACGTGGGCGCGCGTCTTGATGCCCCAAAGGTGCTTCGTGGACCCGGCCTCTTGCGCGTCGGCGATGAGCCTCATCCGGCTCGCGACCGCCTGCTCACCCATGGCCTGCGCTTCGGCGCTCCCCGCCATGTTGGCGCGACGGGCGGTGTTGACCTTGCGGTCCGCGCTCAGGCTCTCTTGGGCTCGGGCATGGGCGTTGTCGGCCTGCTCTCGGAGTCGGGCGGGGGCGTTCCCGTGGAGCGGGCCGGGCTTCTCGGGCTCGGTGACGGGCTCGGCGGCCTGTGCGGCCTCTCCGAAGCCCCCGAACTTGTCCGCGAACTGGCGGGCTGCGGCATCGGTCTTGAAAACGAAGCCCGGGATTGCGCCGTTGCCCCGAAAGCTCGAGTAGTAGCCGCCGATCGACTTCGCGTGAGCGTTGGCCTTGGCGTATTCGTCCGGGGCGAGGCGGTCCGCAAGCTGCACGGTCCAGATGTTGTGGCCGTGCTTCGTGTGCTTCCCGGGGATCACCTTCGCAGTCGTCTCAGTAGCGAGCGCCGAGCCCGCAAGGGTGGTGCGCTCTTGCGCGGCCTTTGCGCGCGCCGCATGGGCGTCTTCGTGTTCTTTCTGGGCCTGCGCTCGCGCGTCCTCGGCCACGAGCTCGTCATAGCGAACGCGCTGCTCAGGCGTGAGGCTGCGTTCGCCCTCGCGCGAGAGCGAGATCCGTGTTTTGAAGTCGGCGAGCGTCTTGGGCTCGATCACCGCTCCGATACGGGCCTTGTGCTCCTCGATGGCCTTCTTGCGACGTGCGGAGTAGGCCGCGATAGCCTCGTCGGTGAGCTTGTCGACCTCGCGCGTGATTGCGGCGTCGTAGGTCTCGCTGAATGGCGACCACTGCGTTGACGACGAGACGTGGAAGCTGCCCAGGATGCTGTGCCATGCCGATTCGACAAGCCGGTCCTTCTTCTCGTCGGCGTAGGCTCGACTACCAACGATGCGCTGCAACTCGGGTTTGGTGAGCTTGGCGAGCTGCGCCATGATAGCCGCCTTGTTCGCCACCGTTGCATCGAACAACCGGCGCACCTCAGCGGCAGTGATGGTGGCGTCGTTGATGCGCTGAACCATGGCGTCCACGCCGATGGACTCCATCAAACCTTGAGCGGTCTTCTCATCGGGGGCGGGCTTCTTTGGGGCCTCCCTCTTCACCTCCCGCGCAGCCTCCTCGGCCTTCGTCGGCAGCCCCAGCCGCGCCCGGTGCTTGTCGGTCCCGTACACCGCCGCCTCCGCGCGGTCGGCCTCGAGCCGCTTCGTCGCTCGCTCCTTCTTCTCGGCCTCGTGCTTCTCGATGCCGGCCCGGTGCTCGGCATGCAGCATCGCGGAGAGCTCGGCCTTCGTGACGGTCCGGCTCTGGCCGTTCTCGTCGTGCTCAATCGTCAGCCGGTCCCCGTCCACGGCCTTGATGTGCCAGTGGCCGCCGTGGGCCATGAAGCCCGCGCCCTCGACAAAGTGCTCCTGCGCGTGGACGCCGCCGGACCCGCGCGCGACGTGGTAGAAGTAGCGGTAACGGGGCGTCCCCTTCTTCGTGAACTTCCCGGGGATCGGCACGCGCTTGATGTAGCGGTGCGCCTTGCCCTTCATGAGCTGCGAGAAGAACGCGAGGCGCCCGTAGGCTTCGGGGAGGAGGAGCGAGCCCGGCGGAAGGCCCGCGAGCGCCTTCTTGAGCGCCTTCCCGGCGTTGTTGGGGTCAGCGATCTTGGCGCGGAAGTCGTCGATGCTCATGGTCGTGTGTCCCCCGTAGAAGCCGGGCTTCGTGTACTGCTTGCGGTAGCAGGCCAGCGCCTCGGCGACGCTCGGGAAGCCCAGCATGACCTTCTGCTCATCGTGCTCGCCGGTCTCGGGAACCCGCTGGTCCACTACTACGACCACGTCAGACTCGAGGGCGTCACCGACGTAGACGTCGAGGCGGTCGCCATCCATGCCGCGGGCTCCCATGACACCAGCGGCCCCGCGGGCGTGTGACCTCACCTCGCCATAGTGGGCCTGCATCGTGACCCGCCACGGCGTGCCGTTGGCGTCGACACCCTCGCGCACGTCGCCCTTGCGCTGCTCGATGTCGATCGGGATGCCCTGGAAGACCAGCGAGGCCACGAACGGGAACTCCGAACGGTTCGGCGACGGCGGCGGCATGAGGCCGGGCGAGGTTTCGCCGCGGCGGACGAGCAGGGCAGAGAGGCGGCGCGCGGCGTGGTCGAAACGGTCCATGCGGCGCAGCATCGCCGGGCCTACGCGGCGCGGTGAGCTTTCGTGCGCAGGCGCTTGAGCGCGAGGCGGGCGAAGGTGGCGAGCGAGCCCTTGTAGAGCTTCGACAACGCCGTCTCGGCCGCGTCTCGCGAAGCGAAGTACCAAGCCTTAGCATCCGGGTCCCAGCGGGCGCCCTTGGCCTTCAGCGCGTCCTTGTGGGCGAAGGTGTTACCGGCCACGCCCACGCGACCGCGCGACAACGGAACCATCCTGAGACCGTGCTTCTCGCCAGGCGTTGAGGCGCTGCCGCTCGGGGCCTGCGGTGTGGCTGGCTTGGGCGCAGGATTGGACGCGGCCTTGTCGCCACCACCCTTGGCCTTGTCGGCCTCGGTGAGTTCGGCCCGTGGCTGCGGCGGAACCTTGGCCTTCTGGGCCTCTTTGAAGCGGAATATCGCCTTGTCCACCTCGGGCGTCAGGGTGGCCACCTTCAGGATGGTCCGGTCGTCGTCATATCCCAGGGTCTTGGTCGCATAGACCTTGTCGTTCTCGCGGTCGATGTAGAAGGTCCGGCCGCCGGACTTGGCGGACTCGCCATCGGTGAGGCGCTCGGCGTTGGCGGGCGGCCTCCATCTGCCGTTCTCGTCCGAGAGGCCGCCGCCGATGTCGACCTTGTGAGCCGGAACGACGCGGTCCAGCGCCTCGCGGTTGCCGGTGATGGCCCGGTCCAACAGCGCCCGGTCGGGATGCCACTGCGAGCTTTCTACCGCCTGTCTCGCATGATAGGCCGCATCGTAGGGCAACCGCTTGGACTCGTCTGCGATGTAGGCCTCGGCCTCCGCGATGTTCCGCTCGTGATTGGCCTTGAAGTAGGACGACTCCTCTTTCTCGAGCGCCTTGCGTTGGCGTTCGATGAACAGCTTTGCCAGAGCGATTCCGTCCTCACGCTGGATCTCAGCGGCGGGCTTGTCGGCGACTCGGTCGAACAGCTCCTTGTTGGCGTCGTAGTCGCGAAGCCTGTCTCGAACCAAGGTGAGGCTCGGGATCGCACGCATCCGCGTCTCGTGGCTCACGTCGAGGTCGCGCCAAGAGCCATCCGCCGCCGCGATGCTCTCGTAGAGCTTCTTGTGCTCTGCGATGGCGTTCTTCGTGCTCTCCCATTCGCGATACGTCCGAGCCTCTTCCGGCGTCGCGCGGCGCATGGTGGCGGTCACCACCGCATGAGCATCCGCGAGGTGGTAGTCGCCCACGTCCTCCGACCACTCGCGGTCCTGCTTGGAAAGGCGCTTGGTCCGACTCCCGACCACGACCCAGATGGACCCGTCCTTGCGCTTCTGGAAGTCTCCCGGCTCCGGCCCGGTGTCTTTGAACTGGACGGTCTCGTACTTCTCCGACGCTGGCTTCTGCGCCTCCGCAGCCTCTTTGCGCTGCCTCAATTCGTCCGCAGACAGAAGCTCATCCTCGGTCGCTCCGAAGCCCCGCGCCCGCTTCTCCGCGGCTTCGATCTGCTTCGCTGTGCCCAGCTTGCGGACCTCGTCGAGCTCGGCCAGGGCGCGCTTCTTCTTCGCCTCGCGGTCCTTCGCGGTCTCGGCCTCCTCGGCCTTGATGCCCTCGGCATGGTGGGCTTGCAGTCGCCTCACGAGCTCGTCTTTGTGGATGCGCTCCACCTTGCCCGACTCGTCGTGCTTCACCGTGAGGTGGCCGTCCTCGTGAACGTCCTCGATGTGGTAGTGGCCTCGCTTTCCCTCGTGCTCACCCGCGAAACCAGCGCCCTTGACCCAGTGCTCGGCGTTGTCGAGACCCTTGCCGCCCTTGGCCCCGGTGAGCTTGTAGAAGTAGCGATAGCGCTGCTTGCCGCTCTTCGTGAACTTGCCGGGGATCGGAACGCGCTTGATGTACTTGTGGTTGGCGCCCTTGATGAGCGCCATGAACATGAGCCGGCGGGCGACTCGCGGGTTGATCGGAAGCCAGATCCCCATGCTCATTCTCCCTCGTCGAGACCCGGCTCGCCCTGGCCCGGCAGCCCAGCATCCATGCCCGGCACGCCCTCACCACCCTCACCTGGCATGCCGCCCATCGCGGCCGGGTCCTCGGTAGGCGTGAAGGTCCCAAGCGCCTGTAGGACGGTGCTCGACAGCGGCACGCTCAGCGCCAGAATGATTCGGTCGCGCGTCTTGTCGTCGACCTCGATCTTGTTGGCCTTGAAGTAAGCCTTGTCGATGACGGGCTTCCCGAGGCGTGACCGGCTCTCGTTCGACGAGAAGATCCCCTCGGCCTTCTTCTCGAGTTCGATCTGGGAAAGCTCCGACTCGGCGCCGTCGCCCGTGAAGCGGAACGCGAAGTCCTCATCCCAGCGGTAGATCAGGCTCTCGTTGATGCTGTCCTCGAAGGCCGTCAGCATCGGGCGCAGGCCGAACATGCGCGAGAGCTGGATCTCGTCCTTCGGGTTCGCGCCCGACAGCGGGGCGCCCGCGCCCTTGTACTCGGGCAGGCCCACCTCGACGGGACGCATGTTCCAGTTGGCGGCCACGACCATCAGCTTGATGAGCATGAGGTCGGTGAACTCCATGTCCTTGTTCGGGTGGGCGAGGTCGAGCTTCTCGATCCGCTCGCGGCTCGCCTCTGTGCCCCCGGGGCTGAACAGCGCCATCGCCATGCGGTGCGCGTTGTTGATGCCCTTGAGCTGCGCCGTCATCATCGCCTTGAAGGCGAGCCAGGTCTCTTTGTCGTAGTTGGCGAAGACGTTGAGCATGGTGCTCGCGTGCGTGCCGTTCCGAAAATAGACCTGATTGTAGTCGTCGGCCTCGATGTAGGCTTGCAGCGCGTCGTAAGCCTGCTGGATCTCCGGGTAGCCATACCCGAAGACCTCCATCTGCGTGCGCGGGCGGCGGACCACGCTCAGGATCTCGTCCTCGTGCCACGTCGCCACGACCCTATCGAGGCTCGGGAGCACCTGCACGAAGCTCCCCGAGTGATAGTTGAACTCGCCCGGCCCCTCCTGCTTCTTCGGCCGCCCTCGACGCACCCACGCCGCATCCAGCGCCCGGAAGGCCCGGGGCCGCCCGCCGTTCTCGTACTGGATTTCGGCGATGGCCCAATCGTAGGTCAGCGAGTCGTCCGCGAGCATGCCCATCGTGCGATGGAAGGGCTGCAAGCGGTTGAGCATCTTCTGGATTTCCGCGAACTCCTTGCGCGCGCCCTGGCTCACCTTCGCGTCGGGGTCTCGCATCCCGAGCTGGTATCCCGGCGTCCACTGGTCGCGCGCCGGCCGGCAGTGCTCGACGAACTGCTGCTGGCGCTTGCTCTTGAAGGGCGCGCAGATACTCCGGTCGGCCGCGGCGCGAAGCGTTCGGAACGGGAGCCAGCCCGCGCCCGGGTGGCCCATGACGGGCTTGTCGCCCGAGAAGAACTTGTATTCCTCGTAAGGGTCCCAATCCGCGCCCTTGAAGGCCGCATCGTCGCCCTCGTCGGAGCGGGTCTTCAACGGGCTCTCGGGCTCGCCCCGGACCGACATCGCAGACTCGCGGCGCGCCTTGAGAAGCGGGTTCTCAGCGTCCGAGCCAACGAGCAACCTGTGCAGAAACGAACGCGCCATGCGGAGGCCCCTTTGGGGGCCAGCTTCTGCAAGCGGGCTCTGCGGTGTGAGCTTTCACGGCCGCACGGATTTGCGCACCGCGCCCGCGTTCGATACGGAGGGGGTGCCCAACGTCCGCAAGGAGGCGCCTTGCGAGACAATCCCCACCAGGCAGACCCTACGGTCTCGCTCTTCACCTACACGGGTGAGCGGGCCGACAAGAAACCCCAAGTCGCGTGGAAGTCGGCGTGCCGCACTGCGGCCGACCTCTACCTCGCCGAGCTCGGGAGCGACTGGCCCACCGAGGCGAACGTGGAGCGCTTCAACCGCATGGCGAAGCGGCGCTTCAACGATGCGAGATACGGGAGCGCCGTCCTCGCCGTGATCGTCGGCTGGAAGGCGTGGCTCGACGACAAGGGCATATGGAGCGAGGGCGCGCCCCCGAAGGCCCCTTGCGACGACGGTTTGGACGTCGTGATCAACCGCTCGAGCCCCGGCGACCCGGCCGGCTTCGACAGCATGGAGCTGTCCCCCCGAGCCCTCAAAGCTATCGCCGAGACGGTGCGGGAGACCATCTTTGGCGGTGAGCCCTCGGACGACTATTGGGGCGCCGTCATGCGCCGCGTGGGCACCGCCCTCGGGAGCGACGGCCTCAGCGCCGTCTTGAAGCTCGACCGCCACAACACCCAGGCCATCATCGCGGGCCGCAAGGTGCCCAAGCACGTCCGCGCCGACGTCGAGAAGCTCCATGCGCTGCTCGTGCTCCGCAAGAGCGGCCTCGACCCCGACGAGGTCCGCGATCAGCTCTACGGGCTCGAAGCCCACCTCAAGGACGACTGATGCTTCTTGCCCTGATACTGCTCGCCCTGTGGGGCGCCTGGATCTGGCGCCGCCATCGCACCATGCACGACCCCTCGAAAGAGGAGGATGACCTCCTCTGGGAGCTCGGCGACTGGAAGCGCATTGCCCTGTGGGCCGCCGCCATCATGGCGGGGCTCTACCTGCTCCGCTCGGGGTGCGCGTCGTTCGTGGCCGCGTGGGGCGACGTGCCCGACGGGCCGGGGGCGTGGTTCCGCTTCTGGCGGGACTGGGTCGACGGGGTTCTTCTGTGGCCGGCGGTGTGGTGATGAGGCCCGAGCTTCCGAGGCCGCGACGGACCTACACCGTCGAAGATGCCCGCCAAGCCCGCAAAGACCTGCGCGTGCGACTGCTCGCCATCGAACAGCGCATGACGGCACTCGAGCGGGCGAGGCACGCCAAGGCGCGCGGTGACCTCAAGGGCGGCCTCTCGTTCCCTCGGCCGTCGGCGGCGAGCTGGGCCTTTGCGAGACGGTCGCGCCGGCCCCGGTGAAGCGAAAGCCGTGGTGGAAGCGCGACGGATTCACTGCACCGATGGCGGTGATCGGGCTCTGGGTCGGCGTGGCGCTGCTCATCGCACTCCTGCGGGCGCTGTAGGCGTCAGGCCGCAACCTCTCGCCCAAGCGCCGCATCGGCCCGCTTCGCGCCATCGACCATGGCCTCGATGGTCAGCCCCGCGGCGCCCGTCTCGAGCATCCTGCGCAGGCTCATCCAGCCCTGGAAGTTGGCGTGCCGGCCCTCGCACCTCACGGCGGGGTGCTCCAACGGCGACGCATGGGGAGGCTGCGGAGACCAGAGCCGCTGGAACAGGGCCACGTCCTCGGTGTAGCTCGACGGCTCGCCCAGGTGGTTGTCGTAGCTCACCCGGGCGCACCGCGCGGCCGAGACCACCATCGCGAGGCCCGTGCAGTCGCCAAGCTCGTCGGGGCGCTCGCCCTCGCGGATGAAAGGCAGGTGGATGGCTCGGTCGACCACCGGCGCCCCCTCCATCGCCAGCCTCATCTCGCGCGCGAGCGCCTGAAAGGTCGGCTCGGCCGCCTCATGGTCTCGAAGGCCCGCGAAGTGCCCCCACTGGTCCTCGGTCATCGTCAGGACGGTGGAGATCGTCGCGAACGGCTCGAGGATGCGATTGGCGAACTGCTTGTGCGCGTCGAGCTTCGCGAGCGCCAGGGCGTGCCCCACGGCCGCATCGCGCGCGGACCGCCACACCTTCACCGCCTCGGCATACTGGCCCCCCTCCAACGGCGCCCCAGCCTGCATGCCGCGCTTATTCTTCGCGAAGGGCGGCAGCCACGTCGACCGCGCCACCTTGGCGGCCATCTTCTCGACCGGGATGGCCCGGCTCGAGCTGCTATTGCGGCTGAACATCCGGTGCGTCAGCGCCTCGGCGTGGATATATCGCGGATATTCCAGCGCGAAGGTCACGATGCCGGGCTCGTCCCGCAGCCCTCGCGAGCGCCAGACGTGCGGGATGGTGATGCCGAGGTCGAGCGCGCTCACCCGAGCACCGCGAAGACTTCGGACTCGCTCATCACGAGCAGCGTCTCGCCCTCGTGCTTTACCTCGGTCCCGGCCTTGCGCCCGAACAGGACGCGGTCGCCCACCTTCACCTCGGGCGGGATGAGCACGCCGCGCTCGGTGACGCGGCCCGAACCCACGGCCAGGACTTCGCCCCGCGTGGACTTCTCGACCACGACTTCGGGTAGGTGTAGGCCGCTCGCGGTCTTGGTCTCGTTCTCGATGCGGCGGATGATGAGGCGGTCACGAAGGGGTCGCATTCTCTCTCCTGTGGCGCCCGTCAGGGCCTCGGGATGATCCCGCAGGGCTCGGCGTCGGGCAGGTTGTCGAAGTCGTCTCGGAGGGCCGCCATGGTCTCGGCGACCGCCCTTTCGCGCACGAGCGAATCGTGCGTCGCCTGCAAGGTCGCGATGAGGTCGGCCACGTCGGGGCGGGGCTTGTAGTCGGGCGGCATCTGCGTCAGCAGGTGGGCGACTTGGTTCATCGTGTAGACACTGCGGCCGTTCGCCACCAGCATGAGCGCGCAGAGCAGCCCGTCGTGGCGCCACCCTTCGCACCAGCGCGCGAGGTTCTTGTTCAGCTTCGCTGCCTGAAGCTCCGGCGTGAACTCGATGGCTTCGCCATCGACGAAGGCGCCCGCGAGCTTGATGTCGTCCAGGGTGTCGCCGAAGCTCAGCACCACCTCGACCTGCGGCGTCATGGCCTTGGGCGTGAGTCGGAATCGCTCATAGCTCATCCAGAAGACGTACCGGCTGCCCGAGTGCATCATGGGGCCGTCTTCGATGAGGGAGACGAGCGCCTTGGTGAAGGCGGCCTTGTCGTTGCGGTCGACGTTGGCGAACGTGTGGTTCGTGTAGGGCACGGGCTTGTCCTTGCACGGGATGTCGTCGACCCTCGCGGCCTGATACGTCGCGCGGCTCAGCCCCTCCGGCTGCCCGGGCTTCTTCGTCCGCTCGAGCAGCGCCTGCGCCTCGTCGAGCCTTTTCGCCACGCCCAGGCATATGTCCACATGGTAGATAACGCCTTGCTCATCGCGCGCAAACTCGACATCGGAGAATGCCAGCTCCACCCCGAACTGCTGGGCGACCGCCCACAAGCCGGAGAAGACGTTGTCTCGCAGCGCGAGACGAAGCTCAGAGGTGAGCGGCATCCCGGTAAACTGGCGGGCCTCCCACGTCGCCCTCTCTTCCATCATCACGCGCCAGGGCCTCAGCTCGGGCTTGGGAGGCTCGACCTTGTCGGCCGGCCATATGTCGGGGAACCTCTCGCGCCCCAACTTCCCCGGCGTGCGGTTCCACACCTCGCGCGTGACGCCAGCCGGCCTCCGGCTCTCGGCCTCGCGCTCGTTCATGGCATGGGCAACTTTGCCGGGGACGATGATGCGCAGCTCGCCGGGGCGGATCTCCGTCTGAACATCGCGGTCCGACTGCCCATGCGCATCGAAGAAGCCGAGTATGGCGACGCCGACGGCGATGAGGTCGGGCAGCTTGGCCTCGGCGGTGCGACGAAGTTCCTGGCGCCACTGGAAGCTCATATTGTACTCATGCCCGCTCTCGTTCACGATGCGGACCTTGGGCGTTGTCGGCGCCTGCGCGACCGGCTCCATCGGCGAGAACTTCACGGGCGGGTCCGCCGGCAGATTCGACACCTGCCAATCCCCATCGACCCACTCCACAACGACGCACCCGGGCGCCAGCACCGGCCGCACGGGGTCGGCCTTGTAGCCGTCGAGCAGGACCACGACGTTGAAGGCGGGGCCTTTGTGCTCGGCCGCCCACTCGCCCGCATGGGCGCCATTGACGACCGCCGCGGAGCCCCTGTTGTGACGCTGGCGCGCATCGATTTCGCGCATCGTTGTGATGAAGGTCCAATGCGTGTCGCTCACGACGAGAACGTGGTCGCCCCTGGTCACCTCGAAGACGTCGGCGAGGTCGGGCGAGGCGCATTGCATACCCCCAACCCGGCGACCCTCGCGACTCACCGTGCTCAGGTTGGTCTCTGCCTTCCCATTGATGACCAGCCGCTTCGTCCCACTCATACCCACCTCTCGCATCGGGGTCGCCCGACCCTACGAAAACCGCCAAGCCTTGTCACTCTTCGGCACCTCCTCATCACGAGCCCCCTCGGGAAGCGTCCGCTTCAACAGCCCCCGCATCGCCGGGTCCACGCCATCGGCCTTCGGCGAGCTCACGTTCGCCTTCTTCACCGCGGCGACCTCCTCCTCGGTGAGCCCATAGGCCACGAGCTCGTCGTCCTCGAGCGGGTCGCCCGCCATGCCGACGGCATAGGTGAAGGTGTTGGTCGTGCGCCCGCAGACGTCGCCGATCCACGCCGCCATCGCCCGGTCGCCCGTGTGGCTCTCGGGGTCGTAGCTCCGCAGCTCCTCGAGCAGCTTCCCGATCTCGTCCGTGCCCGGCCTCAGCGCGCCCGACTCGTCCCGGTAGCTCGGCACAATGACGAGCCCTTGCGACCAGCGCGCGGCCCAGCTCTCGAAGCCCAGCTCCGCGTGGTGTTTGAGCTTCGCCGTCGTGTTCAGCGCCCGCACCGGGACGTGGGGCGCGTCCACCGCGAGGATCTGCCGCATCCAGTCCTGTACGCCCGCGTCCTCGACGACGATGAAGGACCCGTAGCGCTCATGGTGGTCGATGAGCTTCTGGCGCGCCTCGGCGGCCGTCCACTTGCCCGACTCCACGTTGAGGATCTGGACGCACCGAATGGGCTTGCCCTTCGCGTCCAGGCCGAAGTCCTTGAGGCCCCAATAGCTCGGAGGCCCCACAAGCAGGTCCACGAGGCCCCAGAGGTCGCTCTTCTTGCCCTTCTTGCCGCCCGCGGGGTCGAGCGCCGACACAGTGAACACGCCCTCGGGGAGCTTTGTAGCGTCGAGCGTCACCTGCGGCACCAGCCCCTCGCCGAGCTTCATGCCGTGCTGGATGAACGCTTCGGCGAAGATGCTGTCACCCTCGCGCTTGGGGATGCACCGAAGGTCTTGGTCCTTGCGGGCTGGTGAGTAGCGGTCGCAGTCCTCTTGCGGCCAGATCACCGGGTAGAGCGTGCGGTCGAGCTCGTCGATCGCCGTCATGAGGTAGAGGTTCCATCCGAACTTCTCAGCGAGGATCCAGCCCGTATCCCAGCGCCGAAAGCAGTTCTGGACGAAGATCCGCTTGCCCCACGCCTCGACGCGGCTCTCGTTGTCCATGATGAACTCGGCCGACTTCTCGCAGAGGTAGCGAGACATCGACACGCGAGGGTCGATCATGTCGTCGAAGTAGTCGTCAACCGAGCGAAAGCCCTGGTTTCCGGGCTCAGAGCCGCACGCCCACACCGATGGCTCTTTCGGGTGGATTCCCGGCCCTCGGTCGACCGTCCATTCGCTCTCGGTCCACTTCATCGCGCTGGGTCGCAACTCCGGGTAGACCAGTGCGAGGCGGCGACTGCTTTCGATGAAGCCGCGGATCTTGAGTGTGTGCCGCGTGGCGTTGCCCTCGTCCGCGCTCCACACCTTGGCTCGGTAGCGCTTGGGGTCCTCACCCAGCTTGCACAGGGTGCGCATGTAGGTGATGAGCGTCGTCTTGCCGAGCTTGGGCGCCGCGATGATCACGGTGCGGTCGTGCTTCTCGACGAACTCCATCATCTCGCGATGGCCGTCGTAGAGCACCAGCGGCTTGCCCGTGGTCTCCGAGCGCAGGCAGAACTCGGCGGCCTTGCACACGTCTTTGCGCGCTTCGGCCGCGAGCTTCGCCTCGAGCTCGGCGAGGCGGTACGCACGTTCTTGGGCGGCACTCGACACGCGCCCATTGGGCGGGCGTCAGCCGGATGGGCGTGAGCTTTCGCCGCTACTTCGCCCCGCCATCCTCGAACGACGTCACCGGCCCCTGCCAACCCTGCTTACGCAGCTCGCCCTCGATGTCCGGGGGCGTCCAGCCCGGCGGCTTGAGCTTCTTCCCGGTCGCGGGGTCCACGGGTCCAGAGCGCTTCGCGATGTTGGCCTTGTGGACGGCCGCCGCGATGGGCGCGCCGTTGACGCCGCACTCCTGGCGCGTGCCCTCAATGACGTAGTCGAGATCCGCGAGCGCATCCACGAAGGCTGGGAGGTTGACGTCGATGCTCGCCGGATTCTCGATGATGCGCCAGACCAGCGCGCGCGCGCGATCCATGTCCATGCGCCCACTGCCACCAGTTGCATCGCGCAGGAGCTCGAAGAACTCCTCGGCGATGAGCTTGAGGCGCAGCCTCACGGCGTCGTCGGGAGGCACACACGGGCTCGTCGGACTGGGGCGCCCGACCATGGCCTGGAACTCGCGGACCTGCTTGGCGAGGGTCGGCTGGGCCTTGACCGCCAGGTGCTCATTGAGCGCCAGAGCGATGCGCGCCGGAAGGTTCGGGTCCTTGGGGTCGACATCGGTGATGTTGCAGAGGAGCCGCCAGTCACCAACGGGACGCCGCCCACGGTAGAGCGCCCACTGGCCTTCTGGCCCGTGCCGCTCGGCGCTGTAGGGTGCTTCCGGCAGGGCCTTGGTTGCGCTGTCGATGGCCCATGCCTCGGCCGAGCGCATGAGCGGTTGTAGGCCGCGCTCGCGAGACTCGTCCGCCCACACGCGCTTGCAGTGCTCGAACTCCTCATCGGTCAACGCGCGACGCTGCTTGAGCAGATCCATCGGGCGCGGGAGGGCCGGCCCGGGGTCGGAGGGCAGGCCCGTATCAGCATCGGGAAGCTCACGCTTCGTGAACTCGAACCCGCCCTTACCCGGCAACGCTTCGGCCACTGCGTCAAGGCCCGCCTTCGCAGCCTCCGCAATGGGCTTGACGAGCGGGTTCTTCGCCAACTCTTGGGCGACCCCGAAGGCCAGAGGCCCGTTACTCTTCATCAGGGTCACGAGGGCTTCGGGGGGTGGCCCGTTCAGAAACGTCTCCATGTCGAAGGCGTCCTCCCGCCCCTCCTCGACTGGCAACACTGCGGCCAATGCATCGAGGGTCGCCTTCGCAGCGTCGGCGATGGGCTTGAGGAAGTGGAGCTTCACCAACTCGCGAGCGGTCTTGATGTCCGGCTCCCGCTCGAACGGCACGGGGTCGCCGAGCACGTTGACCGGGCCAACAGCCGCCGCGATCTGCGTCATCGTGTCGTCGAAGCCCTTGTCTAAGGCCTCGTCCATCATCGCCGTCATGCGCTCCCGCCCCTCCTCGATGGTGTCGGGCAGCGGCTCCGCGCTCGCCACCACCCCGCCACGAAGCGTGTCACCCGCCACCTTGCGCCGATGCACGCGCAGAAGCACGAAGTAGCCGATGAGGTCCGCTACCACGTCCTCGTCGTCCTCGCCCGCGCACCGCGACCAGCGCGAGAGCTTGTCGTCGATTCGCACGCGGATCTGCTCGTCGATGGGCGCCTTGCTCGCGATCCTCAGAGGGTCTAGGCACGAATCGCCATACTTCTTGTTCTTCTCGAGCAGCATCGCCTTGATGGCGTCGCACTCCTCACGTATCAACCTCGCCGACAACTCACTCATCACCCACCACCCTCCGGGCCACCCAGGCCCCACCGCCGTTCCAACTCTTCAAGCTCCGCGTCCTCAATCGGGTCCCGCGTCGCCTCCATCTCGTCCTCGACGTCCTGCGGCTCCACCCTCACGAGCCCGCGCCGCGCGAACAGGCTCGCGAGCGCCGCCTTCTCGTCCTCGGTTGCGACGTCCAGCGCCTCTTGCGGGAACACGAAGCGCCCATTCACGACCCGCAGCTTGCGCTCCATGAGGTCGGCCGCGAGCTTCGTCATGCGGGCTTCCTGAACCTTCTTTTCGGCCTCGGCCGCCGCCGCCTTGCGACGGTGCTCCGCAATCGCCAGCGCCTCTTGCCGCCGCGCCAGAAGGTCCGCCGCGCGGTAGTCCGTCCGTGCCGCGTTCAACAACGTCACCTCGGCGACGCTCCCGCGCTCGGCCTCGGCTTGTTGCAGTTGCAGGTAGAAGTGCCGGTAGTGGTAATCGTCGTCGCCGTAGTCGGTCCGCTTGCCCCTGGCAATCCACGCCTTCACGGTGGCGATGTGGACGCCCGTGAGCTTCGCGGCCTTGTCGCGGCTCATCACCCCGCCGCGGATGCACTCGAGGAACGCTTTGCGGGCCTCCTTGTCGAACTCGCGCCAGGGCTGCAAACGCGGGCGGCCGAGCCAGTGAAACGGCTCCTCGGTCTCGTCCTCGTCGTCGCCCCCTGCCACGTTGTTCACGCCTCCGCTCCCGAAGTATGCGTTGCGGATGCCGGCTTGCCCAACGCCCGCGCGTCATCCGGCACCCGCAACGCCAGCTCGCGACACGACGGGCACCTTACCCGTCGCCCCTCGACTGCCCAATCTCGCGCACGCGCCGCCTCATAGACGCAAGCGTAGCTCAACGGCGTGCCGGGCACGTTGTTGATGCGCTTGCAGTGGTGGCAGACGAGCGAGATCGTCATTCATCACCACCCAGAGGCCAAGACTCCGAGTCGGAAAACGTCTCGTGGACGTTCGGCGGACCTACGAGCTCGATGACGTCCACCTCCTCGCGCCGCGTGCAATCGACGTAGTTGCAGGTGTTGCCGTATGGATGATCGCGGCACATCCGGGGGCGCGTCTCGTATATCTTGCAGTCGCCCGACTCGGAGTCATGGTGCTCGCATGCGTACCACTCCAGCGGGGAGCGGAAGCGATGCCCGGCGGGGGTCAGGATCGGGAAACGGCCCAGCGGGCGCACCATCCGCGCGACGATGGCGATGTCGTCGTCGGTGTAGCGCCGCAAGTGGCTCGGCCATGGCTCACCGCGCTCCGCACCCTCAGCCGCCGACTTCAGTTCGTCAACATACTCCGGCGTGAGCGGCAGCGTGAACGCTTGGCAGCAGTGTCCCGAGCAACGTCCAACCTCGCGAGTGATGCGACGGACGCCAAGCCAGGGCGGCTTGGTGGGCCATGGGATATGGAATAGGCCGAATGCCGATGCAAGGCCCGGGAGCTCGGTCGCATCGCCGATCGTGTCGTCGATCGCTTTGACGGAGAGGTGTGCTGTCATTGGCGCCGTGTCTCCTTCGCGAGTCGCTTCGCCTCGTCCAGCGGCACCTCCACGAAGCGCATGTCTTCCTGCTCGAATGATTCGGGACACGTCAGGCCGCGCGTCCCCATCATGAACCGCCCCGCCAGGTGGTAGATGAGCTTCCACCATCCCAGCTCGGCCTTGAATCCCTCGAGCCCACAGACGTGCGGCTTGCACCGCTCGGCGTGGGGATGCGTGTAGTTGACGCAGCCGTCGAACTTCAACCAGCCGGTGGCCCACACCTCGGCCCCGGCCATGTCGGCCGTCGCTTCCAGTCCGCTCGTCGAGTCGATCTTACAGACCTCGTAGGCATCGGGGAATCCGTCGGTGCCGCCATAGTGGAGCACGTTGAAGAGGGCGAAGTGAACGCTTGCGGCTCCGCCCTCGTCGTCGTCACCCCAGAGGAGCACCACCACGCCCATGTCGACGCAGGAGAACGCTTCGCGTCGCTTGCCCTCGCCCCACATCTCGGAACACCCATAGTCGCCGATATGGGCATTGCGGCGCTCGGGCGTCAGCGGGAACGGGACGGGGCTGTACTCGACGCGCTCGCGCTCCGGCACAAGGGCCTCGGCGATGTCGTGAGCGGTGATGCTATCGCCGGCCGGGAAGAGCAACACCTTCACGTCGTCCGCGTCGCCAGCGCCCGCGATGAACTTCTTGATGTCGAGCCGGAGGTTGAAGCGGTCGAGCCACCCGGCCTTGTTGGTGCGGACTGCGATGATGCGCTTGTAGCCCTCGGGCACCGGCTCCAGGTCGAGGCGCGTCACCTCGACGCCGGGCGGCGTGTTGGGCACGTCCTCGACGCGGAGGCCCCGAGCCATCACCACTTCATCGGCGTCCACGATTTCGCGCAGACGGTCGCGAGCGGCATCGCTCCATGCCTCTTCCGCCCGCGTGTCGACGGTGATGATGCGCTTGTGGTCGGGCGCCTTCGGTGGGAACTCGCAGACGCCGAGCGTTTCGCCGGGTTGCAGCATCGCGGCGGACATCCCATCGCCGACCCTGTCGATCACGGCCCGCCTGAAGGCGCCCCACGTCTCGGCGTCCATGTTGGAATTGACCACCATGAGACGCTTGTGACCCGCTGGCAGGGGTGGGAAGTCGAGCGTGCGCACAAGCTCCACGACGGGGCTCTGCGGCTCGCGCTCGTCCTCGACCGGCTCCACCAGCCGAAGGCGAGGCTTCGCCTTCTCGTCGAGCTCGGCCACGACACGCGGGTCCATCTCGACGAAGCCCCCGAACTCGTCCTTTCCGGCCGACCAATGCACCTCGACCTCGTCCATGGCGACGGTCACACCGCGGCGCTCGACCATATCGACAAGTTTGGCCTGCGCGGCCTTGGCGACGCTGGCGAGGTTGTCCAGGGTGCCGTTCGCGACCTCGGGAGCGCCAAAGGCGCTGTCCATGATCTCGGCCATCTCTTCGCGCCAGGGGCGGAAACGGGCGGGTAGCTTCGCGGGCTCGGCCGCGTCCTCGACACGCTCGAACTTCACGACGTAGTCGGGGCTGAAGCACTTGTGCAGCGCCTCGAGCGCGACGTGTGACACCCGCGACCGCGACACGGTCGGGATGAGCTTCCCGGCGTCGTCGTAGCGGTCCGTCGTCTTCTGGATGAGTCCGCACATCGCGAACCCGAGCGGTGCCACGTTGTTCAAGGCGCGCTTGGCCTCTTGATCGTCGTTCGGACCCAGGTCGACGAAGCCCTCGCCCAGAACCACCGGCCGCCCGTCCACGACCGACTTGGACAGCTTGATGGTGCCCACCGCGCACGTCCCGGGCAGGTCCAGTGTCACCGGGACCTCGTCGTCCCATGTCATGCCCTCGACCAGAGTCACCAGACCGCCATTCCCGCCCGGGGTCTCGTCCGTGACGATCCCGCTCACCTTCCACCTTCCCATCATCCACCTCCACGGGGCGGCAGAACCGCCATTGAACGCACGTCCATCTTCGCGATGTCGCCCTGAGCGTCCCGCTCGTGGACGAGCCCGTTGACGCCCAGCTCCACAATCGGAACCTCTCGGCCGTCGCGCTTGCGCAGGGACTCCAAGAACGCGCCCTTGAGCCCATCCAGAAGCCGCACCCACTCGCGACGCAGCGCCTTCAGCGACGCCCGGCGCAGCTTGCGCGGGATGACGGCGCCGTACTGCGCCCGCAGTCTCTCATCGCGGCGCTCGACCCAAAGATCGAACGGGCTCGTGAACGCCATCGTCTCCGCGGGGATGCTCAGTGCCGGAATGGGCGCGTTGTAAGAGCGGATGATCTCGGCCAAGGCGTCGGGCGCCGCACGAACGCCGGCCATGAGGACGGGCTGGCCGTTGATGTAGATCCGGGCGTTGACGCCCCGATGCGTGCTCATGCGACCTCCGGCGTCAGCGCCGCCTTGGCGGATTCGATGGCGGGCATGGGGTCTTCCCACGTCGAGACCACCTCAACAAAGTCATCGGGTCCAGCCCCCAGGGTGTGGTGGAAGTAGATGTCTTCTGCGCCGAAGGCTATCGAGAGGCCAGGGTTCCATTCACACACCACGCCCCCACACTCCATCGGGTAGACGTATGGAACTGGTTTGAAGTCGCCACCGAACCACTTGCGCACCGCCTCCACCGCTCGCGGCTGGATCGCCTTTCCATAACCGTCCCACCAGCCATCCTGCAAGCGAGAAATCTCCGCAAGTCGCCCTTCTATCGGCTCACTGCGCGAGGAGAGCGGCCCGTTCTCAAAGTCGAGCTCGCCGTCGCTCACGACCCACCCCCAACCCGCTTCGCCAGCCGCTCCAACGACCGCGCCTCACCACCCGTCACCTCTTTCGGTGCGGCACTCTCGCCCACCGGAACGTTTCGGGTCATCACCTGCACCCCGCGCTTCTGAAGCTCCGCGACGACCTCAAGGAACACGGTCGACGTAGCCTTCGCCATCGTCTCCTGCCCCTTCGTCCGCGCCGCGACCGGATGCTCCAACCATACAACCACGTCGCAGGGCTTGCCCTCCGGGTGGCTCGCGAGCCACTTCCGCAGCGCACGCGCCACCGTCACGCCCTCGACAAGCCACGGGCCGGGCTCGTCGAACCAGCCCGCGACGGCCGCGCTCTCCTTGCTCCAGCTCTCGCGGTCGGTCCCGAAGGCGTGGACGATAGCGTCGGTGTGGCGGACCTTCATCGGCACGCCGTAGGTGCGCAGGTAGTGCTCGGCGCGCTTCTCCGCGTAGGTGGTCTTGCCGGCCTTGGGGCCGCCCGTGACGCAGACTCGTTGCTCTTTGCTCATCGCCTCGTCTCCCGAAACGCAAGCCAGAACATGAACGCGCCGAACGCGAGCACGCTCACCAGAATTGCCACTGCCGCTTCGTTGTCACTCACTGCGCACCTCCACCCAGGCCGCCGCTCGTTGTGCGCTCACCACGCGCATTTTCCGTGCGGGTTGGCAAATCGCTGTGCCTCGGAGTGAACCGCCGCTCCGTGCTGAACCCGAACGACTCGACGAAGCGCCGCGCCTCGTCCCAGCCCTCGGCCACGCTTGCGGCCCACCCGTCTTCTCGCAGCGCGGCAATCCACGCCTTCTGCTCTTCGCTCGTCACGCTCCCGTGCCGGCGCTTCATCTCCACCGCGATCCCGCGCACTTCGGGCCGCCACGGGCACCGCCGCGTGATGACGAGGTCGGGCACGCCCTTGCGCAACCCCTGCCCCTTCGCGATGGCCCCGCCGATACGCCCTCGGTTGCCCTCGTTCGGGACGTGGAAGTAACCCTTCGGACCCACGGCCAGCTCAAGCCACTGCACGAACGCGGCCTGTTCCTGGCGCTCCAATGGCGCTGGGATCCTCGGCGTCTTCGGCGCCCGCTTCGCTCGGACTGTCGTCATGCCTCGCCCCCTCGACCACCGAGCACGGCCAGCGCGACGCTCTGCACGCTGACGCCCTCGACGGCCGCGACCTCAGCGCACCATCCGGGCTCACTCGTGTCCACCGCCGCCCCATCCCGCTCCCAGCAACCCGGGAGGTCGGCGACTGGCTCCCAACCCGCCGACTCGAGCCGAAGGTGCAAAGCGTCGCTCGGTGGCGCTTTCGATTCGCTCAGGGTGCCGGGTTTCTTCGCGCTGTCGCCCCGTCTGGCGCCCTCGGAGTACCCTTGTGGCTTGAAGGGTCCTCGACGCGCCACATGGGCATTATCCTGGCCTTCTCGTCGATCTGCTCGTTTCGTGCCCATTTTACGCGGCTCCCCGGGCCTTGGTGCCCTGCGCGGTGATTCGCAGCGGGCTCTGGGGCAGCTTGCGCCGCTCCAGCTCGCGCTCGACGGCCGGGACGACGAAGCTGCCCCAAAGCCCGTCGAGCGTGGCCTGGCGGAACTCGGGCGTCGGCGCGGCGAGGACTAGCTCGCCCGCATGGCTCACGCCGAGCGCGGTCAGTGGCGCGATGCACTCGGCGTGCTCGTCGCGGTCCAGGTAGCCCGGGCCTTTCATGCTCGCGGCCGCTGCGGCCCAGACGGCGTCCCACGTCGCGTCCGGGGTGATGGCGCCCTTGGGCTCCGGCGAGGTGTTGGGCGGCGAGCGCTCGAACACGGGCGGCGTAGCGCCGGGCTCGGGCCGGTATCGCGGCGTGTAGCGGTCGCCGGGGGCGACTTCGGCTTGGCGCTTCTTCGCCTCGCGCTTCGCTCGGTCGCTCCGCTCGGCCTCGACGAACTGGCACTCGCGGCGAAGCCAGGACACGAGGTCGGTTCTGTACCCGACCCACGGCTTCGACGCCTCGCACATGCGGCTCACGGCCTCGCCGAACTCCGCGGGGAACTCCATCGCGACGCGCTTCGCGTCGTCGACGGTCCAGGCGTGGCCCATGGGGCGCGCTTCGCGGAGCCGGTCGTACCACGCCAGCCCGGCGTTCTCGCACTCGTGGGTCGGCCACTCGGGGGGAGGCTTCGGGATATGGGGCCGCTCGGCGGACAGGTCCACTGGCGGCGCGGTGGGGGTCGCGCGCCCGCCCGCGAAGAAGCTCTCTCTTTTTGGCTCAGAAAGAGAGAGTGTCTTACCTCTCGGCTCTAGGGCTTGCGTGAGCCCTAACCCAGACGCAAGCGTTGCTAAGGGCTTGCTAGGGTCGGCCCCTAGCGTTTGCTTAGGGCTCGACGGTAGCACCCCGTCGCCCACGGTGGCCGTAGCAAAGTCCCTAGCCAGCGGTAGCTCGTGCTTAGGGGTCGCTACGGCGACGGTTGTTCCCTCCGCTTCGGTCTCGTCCGTAGCCGGCCTTAGCGTTTGCTTAGGAGTCGCTTCGGTCGACGCAGGCAGGAAGCGGCCCTTGTTGTTGCGCTGGAGTGCCTGCCGAGTCGCCGCCGACTTGAGCCCACCCTTGCGTCCCGCTTCGCGCCGCGCCTCGTTGACGCGCTCGTAGCGGCCGACCCCCCTGACCCTCAGACTGCCGTTGGGCATGGGCTCCACAAAGTTGAAGGCTTCGAGGACTTCTGCGAGGTCCTTGCACGGGCCGAAGAGGCCCCTGAGCTCGAGGGGCCGCACCTCTTCGACCTTGTGCCTGTAGCAGTGCGCCCACAAGCTCAGCATGCCGTGGGAGACGATTTCGACCGGCAGGCCCGTGGCGCGAGCGATGAGCGGGAAGGTGTTGAAGGCGTCGAGCTCGACTTGGATATAGCTGCTCATGCTTCCGCCCCCGCTTCCATCGCCTGAACGGCGCGGTAGTCCTCGCCCGTCATATGGACCACCTCGCACGCGGCCTTGAATCTCGACACCAGGCGCTCGCCGATCCGCCCCTCGAGACTCTCGGCCCCGGAGGCCAGCGGCTCCATGAGGTAGTTGGTCGTCACGATGAGCGGGGCCTCGGCGTTGTAGCGGCGGCTGATCACCTGATCGATGATGCTCAGCTCCCAGGGCGTTCCCTGCCCGCGCCCGAGGTCGTCGATGATGAGCAGCGACGCGTCGGTCAGCGCTGCGACGATGGTGTGCTCGGTCTCGCCCCCCGCGTCGCGCGGCTTCCCGAAGGTCGCCCGGATGCTCGCGAGGAGCCCTTGGTAGTCGACGAAGCGCACGGGGATCCCGTGACCCAGCGTGAGGCGCGCCGCGAGCCCGCAGACGAGGTGCGTCTTTCCGAGCCCATAGCCTCCCATGAGAACGAGCCCGCGTGTGACGCGCTTGACGTTGTCCTTGGGGATGAACCTCCCGATTGCCTGCGCGGCCGCGTCGATGCTCGGGTGACGCTGGCGCTTGAAGCTGCGATTCCCGAGGTTCTTGTTCGCGTAGTGGCCGGGGATCTGCGCCCGGTTGAACATGGTGGCGCGGTTGAGCGTGGCGACGCATTCGCAGGTCTGCGCCACCTCGTAGAGCCCTTCGCGCTTGACGACGAAGCGGTGTCCCTTGCAGGTCTTGCACTCGCGCTTGCACTCGCAGACTCGCGCGGTCGCGGTGTGTCCGGGCTGGACGTGAAAGCCGACGTCGTTGCAGAGGTTGCAGCTCATCCTTGGTCCCTCCATGCGTCGCGGAGCACCTTGACCAGCGTGTGCGCGTCGATGAGCTCAATTCGCTCCAACGAGGCCCTCGCAACCTCGTCGCCTTGCGCTGCCAGCTTGAAGAGGTGCGGCACCGTCGCGCGCATCGCCTCGAGTAGCGCGATGTAGGACGTGCTGCTCTCGTGCCGCCGCGTCTTCTCGGCGTGCCTTGCCTCGGCCATCCTGATATGCGCCCGGTGCGACTCTGCCGCCTCCCGCTCTCGCGCGAGCGCGACCTTCTCGCGCTCCAGGGCGTCCGCGCATCCGCACTCGCGGCTGTAGAGCCGGACGGGCTTCGCGGTCCGCTTCGGCGCGCCCCTCTTCGGGGCTGGCGGGTGGAGCATGTCGGGCGACGAGGGCTTCACGCGCCTCGGTTCGGCGTCGATCGCGTCGGCGACCGCCTCGATGGACTCGAGCCCGGGGAAGGGCAGAAGCGGCCGCTCGTCAATGACCGTCACGACCACATGCGCGCGGATCTCGCGGTCGGGCTTGACGAGTAGGACGCACGGCGGCGCGTCGATTCGCCACATGGGCGTGCCCAGCGGCGTCTTCTCCTTGAGCGGCGTCGCGGTTTCGGCCGCGATTCTCAGCAGGAGTCGCGCCTCGTCGAACGATTGCGGGGCGCCGCTGATGCGCTGCATGAACCGCTCGACCGCGTGTGCGGTGATGATCACCTTCATCTCAGTCCCTCCATGCGTCGCTCAGCGCTCTCGTGAGCACCGCGCAGTCAATCGCCTCGATGCGCTCAAGCGCCGCCCTCGCGGTCCCGTCTCCGCTCGTCGCCTGCGTGAAAAGGTAGGGCACCGTGGCCCGCATGGCCTCGAGTAGCGCCTCGTACTGCTTGACCTGCCTGCGCAGCTCGGCGGCCCCTCGGGCCTGCGCCACGTCGAGGGTCTGATGCGGCGTCGTGCGCCACGGGTCCGGGTCGATCCGATACGCCACGTCTTCGACGCTCTCGCAGCGCGGGATTACGGCCTCGTTCAGCTCGTCCTCTCTAAGCACCGTCACCAGAACGTGGACGCGCGCGGCGTGGTCGTGCTTGACGACGAGCAGGCACCCCTTGATGGGCGAGCGCCAGATAGGGTGGCCCAGCGGAGTCCGCTGCTTCGTTGGGGTTGCGGCCTCGGCCGCTTCTTCCAACACGGTGCGGGCGGCCTCGGGGCCGGGAAGCGAGCCGTCGATGCGCTTGAGGAAGCGTTCCACGGCGTGGTGGGTGACGATGAGCTTCATAGTTCAGGGTCCCATCCAAGGTCCTCGTATTTGACCCCGGCACGCTCCGCGAGGCGGCGCGCGATGCGCTGAAGCTCGGCGTTCAGCTTCCAGTGAGCATCGCCAGTCTCTTCGTCGGCCTCTTCGACCCGCTCTTCTTCGTAGAAGCGGATCTCGTGATGCTTGAGGCACGCGGCCGCAAAGTGCAGGGCTTCGAGGCGGGCGTGACGCCGGCTGATGATGAGCTTGCGCGGTCGTTCGTCGTTCACGACTCACCTCCGCGAAAGTGAAAGCGGCACACGGCCCGATGAATCGGCAGAAACTCTTGGTTCCCGCCGTCGGGGTTGTCGAGGCCGCACCAGATCCACCACCCACCCGCCATCGCAGAGAGCGCGCGCAGCGCCTCTGCCTGTGCTGCGCTGACCTCGCCCTGGCCGTAGGGGTGACTCGCCGGGGCCGCCATCGCGATGTCCCACAAGAAGTGGGAGAGGCTGGCCATCCACCCCGCGCACCAGCATTCCTCGCTGATGTCACTCATGAGCGCCCAGAGGTCGATGGCGGCTTCGCGTCGCCACGTCGGCATATTCGAGAGCGTCGTGTCGCCCTCGGCCATGTAGGCTTCGGGGCTTTCGTCGTCGTACTCGAACCGCGCCTCGTCGATGGCGGCCCGCGCCGCCTCGCTCATCATGGCCGAGTCCTTGATGAACCAACGCGGCTGCGCGCGTCTCAGGTCTCGGGGCGCGTCGCCAAGGTCCATGCGCGCCGTGACCCGCATCGCCCGCCGCGACACCATGGCCCCGAAACACCAGTCGCGGATGGCCCGAAGGATTCGGTCGGCCCCGGCGCTCACGGCGTCACCTCCGCGAACGTCTGAATCTCCGCGAGAATGTAGGTCATCTCGGCGACGGCCTTGTGTCGCTCGGCAAATTGTCTGAAATCATCAAGAGACACCAAGGGCGCAATCACCACCCTATATGGCACCACGCGGGATTGCACGATCGCTACCGTCATGCCGACCTCGTTCTGCCCCGGCCGAAGCTCCTTGCCCCACGTCATCCACCCGAGATCGACACGCTGGGGGCCAGTCGGCCAAGCCGGCCGATAAGCCCACCCCTCGGGAGGCTCGACGAACAGGCGTTCGATGGTCCAGCGAGGCGCGGTGAGGGGCGGCACAAGCGCCTCACCGTTCCATGAGGTCGAGACGACGCCTTTTCGCGAAAAGACCGCGCCACCGAAGACGTGGGGCGCCGCGACCTCAAACCACACCCCTTCCGGGTCTTCATCGGGCCATTCGGTGACAGACCAGCCGCGCACCTCAGCGCGGAACTTCACCAGCTCCAGATCGAAAACGCTCACAAGACCTCCTTGAGCGCGCGCAAGAGCGCCGCCACGGCCTCATGGGCCTTCTCCAGCTCGTCGAGGTCTTGTGTCTCTCGAACCGCGACCCCAACATCGCGCCGCTCGGCACTCCAGACGTGGACGATAGCGGGTGGGCGGTCGGGGGCTTCCGGCTTCATCCAGTAGAGGTCGAATCCGCTGCCGTCCTCCGTCCACGGATGGTAGGTCCAGCCCTCGGGCGGGTTTGCGGTGAGGTCTGCCAGCGTCTTCGGCTTCATGCCCCACCTCCCGTGACGAGCGCGGTCAGCCGCTCGACCTGGCGGCGCATGTCCGCGACCACCGCCTCGACCTGCGCGAGCTGACCGTGCAGCATCCGCAGAGTCTCGACGGCGTCGCCGTCAGACTCGAGCAAAGCGCGGTCGTGGCGGCAGACGTGGCCCGTCGTTCCGACCAGGGACATCAGGACGCCATCCTTCTGCCGATAGTGGCGAGTCCCGTGCCCCGGCGTCCTTACGTCGAGCCAGCACTCTGCCTCGGGTCCGTGTCGGTCCGTGACCCACCCCAGCGCCTTCGCTCGGCGCTCGATGGCGTCGAGCGGCGTCTCGACCTTGTACTCATCCACGGGCCACCTCCTCCGCGAGCATGCGCATGGCCGTGTCGAAGCCGTAGAGCGCGCCGTCCCGCGTCGCCCGCTCGTGGCTTCCAGGGACGCTCATGTCGTCCGGCGGCATCCGCCCGTTCATGGTCGCGCGCCTCTCTCGCATCCGCTCGAGGACCGCCTTCAGCCGCTTCACCGCCTCGCCGTCCCGCTCGCCATCGGTCCGGTAGACCTCACCCGTCTCGTCACACTCGGCCGCCAGCTCCGACACTTCCGGGTCCGACACCTCATCCGCGCAATGGTGGCACACCGAAACGTAAGCATTGCCCCACGCCTTCTTGCAGGCAGCCTTTCCGTTCGGCGCCTTGAACTCGCCGATGACCTTGCTGCCCACGACCGTTCCGGTCACGCGCCATGTCTTCGTCTTCATCTCTCACCTTCCTCGTTGTCGGGGGCGTGATTGCCCCTAGAAAAGCTCGGCCTGTTCGCCGAGCAGCGGCATGCCCACGAGCAGCTGGTTGATCCGCTCGTACTCGGCTTCGAGCACCGCCGAGACCGCGGGCTTCGCGAGTCTGCGCACGCGCCCATGCTTGCGCGGCTTCCTCACTGTCGCCGTCGTCCACGTCGCGATGGCGTAGGTCACCGAGGGTCCGCTCGCGTCGTCCTCGGCGATGAACTGAGGACGCCAGGTCAGCAGGTTCAGGTCGGGCTCGGGGAGGTCGGCCCGCGCCGCCGCTTGCAGCCACATCGTGGGGAGCAGGATATGGGCGCGCTTGTTGACCCCGGCTTTGAGCACGCCCAGGATCTTCCGCACGAACGCTTCGAGCAGACTGAACGGCGGGTTCGCGATGATGACGTCGGACCGCATGTAGGGCTCGGCCAGCTCGAGGCCGTTGGCGCAGTGGACGAGCGTCCCAATCCGCAGTTGGCGGAACGCTTCGTTGGCGAGCAGCCGGTCGATCTCAATGACCTCGTGCTCAGCACGCGGCACGGACCACTTGAGCAGCGTCCCGGCGCCGCCCGCGGGGTCGAGGACACGGAGACCACGGCACGGGCCGGCGACCTCGCCCATGGCGCGCGCCGCGCACGGCGGGCTCGGGTAGTAGTCGTTCGAGCGGCGGGGGCGCTTCATTCCGCACCTTCCAGCGCCGCACCGACCACCGGCATGAGTCGAAGCTGGATCTGCCGCACGCGCTCATGCGAGACGTTCAGCATCTCGGCCACGCCCTGCCAGTTGAGCCCGCCCCGCTCGCTCACGTCGAGGGCGCATGACTCGCGCATCTCGGTCACGTCGAGGTGCGGGAAGTTGAGTTTGAGCCCCTTGCCGTTCTCGGTCACGTCGAGAAACAAATGATAACGGCACGACACGAACGGGCACGGCCGAATGCCGTCGCGGCACTCGCCCCTGGTCTTGGGTCGCTCGACGTGCGGGTCGTTGTAGAGCTCGGCGCCCACCCGCATCTCGTCGAGGGTGAGGGCCTTGCTGTTCAGGGTGATGGGGCGCGGCGTGGCCTTGCGGGAGGCTTCGCGCTCGTGCCAGCGCGCGGAGCTCATCGCGACCACCGCCTCAACTCCCGCCAATGCCCCGACTCAGCCGCGCACCCCATCGGCAGATACCGCGGCCCGTTCGCGGCCAGCGCCTCACCGACGCGCCAGCTCTCCGCGCAGTCGAGCGCCCGAACGCTTCGGCGCTCTGACACGCGACGCCAGTAGCAGGACGCGGCCACAAGCAGGTCGTCGGCCTCGTGCTCGTCGAGCCCGCACCATGCCCGCTGCCACGGCCAGAGCTGGAACGGCCCCCAGGCCATCGCCACGCCGCCTCGCGGGTCGCCCCGGAGCGGCCCGCCGGTGGAAGCCTTAGCCCGCAGCGCACCCTCGATGCACCACGTCGCGAGCGTGATGCCGCGGGCCTCGTCGGGCACGCCCATCTCGACCTCGTGCCGCAGAAGCGCCAGCATCGCGACGGGGTCCGCGACTCGCCACGCCTGGCGCTTGCACTGTCCGATCGCCGTCGCGATGAGCGTCACCTCGTCGGGCGTCGGGGGCTCCGCGAGCAGCATCTCGCGATAGTCGAGGCCCGGCGTCTCGGGCACGGGGCACAAGCCGCCATCGCCTTCCTCGTGATGCTCCCGAACCTCGACCACCGCCCGTGTCGGGACCGCCCGGATCACCGGGGGAGGCGAAGCCTTCGCAACGCAGTCGATGAAGGCCGCGCCAGCCGCGATGACAATACAGGCGCCCCACGACAACGCGACCGCGGCCACAATCTGATCTGGGTGCCTCATGCCGCCACCCCGCGCTGGTAGGTGGCCGGATACCGCTCGGCGACGCTGGCCCGGTGGGCCGCAAGCGCTGCCTTGGCGACCTCGGGATCGACCCGCCACTCCTTGTTGGCCTCCGGCCGCTCGACTCCGAAGCGCGTGAGCGCGATCCGCAGGGTCGGTGGCGCGACTCCGAGCTCGCGGGCGAGGACCGCAACCGCCTCGCAGCGAAGCCACTTCTCCATCGCCTCGCGGGCCTCTTCGAGATCCACCCGATACCGGACGCCCGTGCCTCGTCGCTTGAGCTTGCGGCGCGGGTTCGTGATGAGGCGCTCGACCGAGACGCCGGCCCAATCGAGGACCCGCATCAAGGTCGTGTTGTCGACGCCCATCTTCTTCGCGGCGACGAGCGCGGACACACACCCGGACTCGACCTTGGTGCTCAGCCCGAGCCGTTGCGCCCGCTCGTAGACCCCGCCAGGGCAACGCCCGAGGTACTTGCCGATCCAGCTCACGGAGCGGACACCCCAGAACCAGCGCAGCACGTCGTCTTCGTGGGGCGCCCACCTGCGCCGCTTCTCCGATGCCTCTGCCGTCATGCCTCTCTCCTGCTCTCGATGAGGTTGTGAAGGGCCGTGGCGTTGAGCTCTCGCAGACGCTCACGCACGACCCGATGCGACGGGGCCGCGTCCAGAAGCTCGAAGCGCAGTGCCGCGTGGAGCTGCTGGAGCTTCAAAACCTGCCCCTCGTCGTAGGTGTCGGCCTTGGGGCCGAGGAAGCGGGCGACGTAGGCGCGCCCGAGGTGGCGCTCGCATTCGGCCAGCATCGCGGCATAGTCGGGCTCGATCCGGGGCGACTGGCGCTTCGGGACGTGAATCCCGATCGACCTCGCGAGCCGACGCCAAAGCGCGTGCGCGATCTTCGGCGACAGGTTGAACTCGACCGCCAGGTCATCCGAGCACGCGCCGTTCTTGACCCGCTCGAGCGCGGCTTTCTCGCGCTCGGCCTTGCGCGCAGATCGGGCGTTCATTCCGCACCGCCGCGCACGATCGAAAAGAGGCTCTGGCGAGCAGCCGTCACTCTGCCGCCAGAGCCGGACACCTCCGCCGAAATGGAGGTGTCGAGGAAATCGTCGCGCACGATCTGCCGGCGCTCATTCGTGTCTGGGATGAGCATCCGAAAGCAGCGCACACACACCGGGCCAAGGCCCGAGCTTGAATGGGGCCACAGCATCGTGACGAGGCCGTGCTGGTAGCAGCGCGCGCGGCGCGTCCGCACCTTCATCAGTGCTTCTCGTGGATGGCGCGGAGCTTCGATTGCAGGGCCGCGAGCTTGGCCTTGGCCCTGTTCTCGAGGTGCAGGGTGAGCGGCCAGGACGCGAGCGCCACGAGGAAACAGACGTAGCCCGCGAGCACCAGATCGGCCCGGGCGCCCTCGTCGTCTTGGCTCAGGGCCGCGGTGAAGAGCACGAGCGCCGCGACGTTCGCGAAGACCACGCACAACGCGACCCACCCCGCTCGCATGAAGGCCCGCTCGCACGCTCGGTTGTCCCGCCCGGCTTGTTTGATCTCGTCGGTCATGCCGCACCTCGTTCCGAGGCGGTCGAGGCGGACCGATGAGCCTTGTGGAGCCGGTGCCACTCCAAGATCGTGCCGTCCCGATCGAACGCGCGACCGAGGACTTCCCCGCACCGATCGACAAGCTCCTGATCGAGCTTGTGCTTTGCGCGGAAGGCCCGATGGACCCGGACCGGGTAAAACTGAGGCCCCAGAAGGCGACAGACTTCCGCCTGTCCCGACTCCTCGACCCACTGAAAGAACGTCTTGCGCTTGCGCTTCATGCGGCCGACGTTACGCTGAGTGCAAAACGCCGGTCAAGGGGGCTTTACGGAAAACGAAAAGACCTCGTCGTTGTGCCGACATTACAATCAGTGTAAAACGCAACCCATGGCGTTGCGTTTGCCCCACCCCGGCCCGTCACTCCGCGCAGCTCGCGAGCGCCGGGGCCTCACGCTTGAGGAAGTGGCCGAGGGCACGGGGCTTTCGATTGCGACGATCTCGCGGGTAGAGGGCCAGAAGTACCGAGGCAAGCCGAGCACGATTGAGGCGCTGGCGTCCTTCTATGGTGTCGACCCGTCGGCGCTTCTTCAGGGCGATTGGGAGGGCGAGTACCAGCCGAGCCCGGATGAGCCCGCATCCTCTGGCGGCCGATCGGGGCTGGAGCGCAGCTTCTCACTCGAGTCGTCAGTCGAGGCCGACGGGCACGCGACGGGACCGGGCGCGATGCGCCACCCGCGCCTTGCCGAGCGCCTGCGGGTGTACGAGCAAGGCCACAGTCGCCGAGGGGCGCCCGCGCCGAATCGTTCGGTGTCGCTCGCGGGCGTTCCAATCGGCTGCGAGGTCTTCGAGGTCCGCTCGGAGCGTCCGGTGCTGATCTACGAGGACGCCCAGGTCGTCGATGCGCTCAGGCCCGGCGAGCTATTGATCGTGGACCCGAAGGCCCCGCTCGAGAACGGCGCCCTTGCGCTTGTCCTCGTGGACTCCGACGAGGGCGCTTCAACGCTGCTCGTGAGGCACCGGCTGTTCGCCGGGGTCCCGCTGCTCATACGGATGGACGGCGTCGGGATGCCCATGGGCCGCGACGTCGAGGTCATGGGCGTGGTGGTTGAAAGGCGGCTCGTGAGCTGATCGTGGATTGCGCCAAGATTGAAGAGCTGGCGCTTGATCTACGGGGGCAACTCGGGGGCCGCGATCCGACCGAGGCGCTTGAGCTCGCCCAGCTTGCCCACCCGATCACCGCACGCTTCGGCGCCCGATTGTGGTCGGTCCGCGCCCGCCTCTTCGGCCAGCTCCCGCCCCACGTCTACGCGATGACGACGCTCGCCCCGGGCGCCGGATCGGCGACCCTCTGGCTACACCGCCACGCATGGGCCGAGCTGCCGCGCGAGGTCCCGAGGACCCGCTTCAGCGTCGCGCACGAGCTCGGCCACGTCTCGCTGCACGCGGTCGAGCTCGCCGCGATGCACGCGAAGATCGAGCCCGACCACCACGATCGGCTCGAGCGCGAGGCCAACCGCTTCGCCGCTCACCTCCTGATTCCCGACCGGGCCTTCGCGGCCCTTGTGGCGTCCGAACTGGCCCCCGATGCGCTTGCGAGGCGCTTCGGCGTCAGTGCCATGACGGCCGGGAAGCGGCTGGCCGAATGGATGGGCGAGCGGTGACCGTAAAAGCGTGTCGTGTCGGTCGCTTGCACGAAAGATTGCACAAAGCGTAAAAACAGGGTTGCCAAGCGTTTTACGCTTCCTGTAAAAGCTCGATTGTTCCCGTCGCAAAAGGAGCAATCGAATGAACGACACTACGAACACCACCGAGAAACCGGGCCTCGACCCCGCGTTCCTCGCGGACATCACCGCCAAGGTGGGCACCCTGCCCGACGGGTGGGAGCTTGACATCGAAGGCATGGCGAGCTCGCCGGGCGGTGCTTGGTTCCGCAACCCCGATGCTGGAGTCAAGCACGTCGGGGCCATAGTCGCGGTCCCCGCCGACCATCTCGCCAATCACGCCTGGATCTGGGCTGAGCGCGAGCGCCGCGCCGAGCTCGAGCTTTCGCTCATCCGCCACCTGCGGAGCCTCTCCCCTGTCGAGGTGACGCCGTGAGCGCCCCCGCCTGGAACGTCGAGGTCGGCGAGGCCATCGTCGAGACGTTGTTGGAGGCGTTCACGCGCCACCAACACTTGGCAATCTGCCACCGACTGCGCCAGCGCGCCGAGGTGGCCGCGTGAAGGGCATTCCTTGCGACGCGCGGCGCCGCGAAATCGACATCTACGAGGCGAAAACTCGCGAGCTACCGCGCCCGGTGCCTCGCGACCCCGGCCCCGTTCCTGGCCCATGGAGTGCCGAGGACGGCCGGGCTTCGCTGCCCACGGGCGAAGCGCTGGTGCAGGTCGGAGAGACCATCACCATCGCGGCGCACAACGACCACAACACCATCACCCACCTGATCCGCTTCCTCGAATGGATGCGGGCCGGCGGAACCATTCAGGGAGACGAACGATGACCCAGAGCAGGAACCAGACCCGGCCACCGCAGGCCGGACAGACCCAGGCGCCGATGCGCGGCGAGCTCGCGACCATCGTGGGGAGCGACGCCAATCCCCAGCGGCTCACGGAGAAGCTGACTCGCGCCGCCGAGATCTACAATGTCGTTGCCCCGCAGACCGCCGTCGGAACGCTGCCCGAAGGCTGCGACGTGGCAATCGTGGCGGTCGTGGTCGACCCCGAGACCGAGAGCTACGCGATCACGGGAGGTGGCGGCACCCGTGGTCTCTCCAAGGTGGCCCTCGACAAGATCGACGCTGCGGCGGGGATCTCGTGGGACGCCAATCTCTCGGGACGCCTTGATGATGGGCGCCACCCTCACTACTGCCACTTCAGGAAGGTGGGGCACATCCGCAACTTCGATGGCAGCGTGCGGACCATCGCCAACGAGAAGGTCATGGACCTCCGCGACGGCTCGGCCCAGGTCGATGAGATCCTGTCCAAAGCCAAGACCGTCGAGGCGGGCTGGGCGCAGGTTCGCCAGACCCGCGTCCACATCCTTTCGCACGCGGAGACGAAGGCCCGCCTCCGTGCGGTCCGCTCCATCGGCCTCCGGTCCAGCTACAGCCCCGACGCGCTCAGAAAGCCTTTCGTGATCGCCAAGCTCGTCTGGACCGGCAAGACCCAGGACCCGGAGCTTCGTCGCGCCTTCGCCCTCAAACAGCAGGAGGCCATGCTCGGGGCCAACGCGGCCCTGTACGGTGCGCAGAGCGCGCCCGCGACCATCGCGCATCGCGGCTACGCCGCTCCTCCGGTGGACCAGACCCCGCCGGATGACGAGGGCTTCGACACGATCGAGGCCGAATGGGAGCCCCAGCGCCAGGCCGCACCGGCGGCGCGCCAGCCGACGAGGCCGATGGGCACGCCGCAGGCCCAGCAGGCCCCGCCACCGAACCAGGAGGTGCCCGCGACCAATCATGTCACGAGCGAGGGCCTGTCGGGCTTCACCATGCCGGCGAAGAAGGGCGACCCGCGTGTGCCGATCGAGCACGCCGAGGACGATCAGCTCAACTACTGGCGCAACCGGCTCAAGAAGGGGCTCGACGAAGGCACGTCCAACTATCCCGACAAGGACCGCTCGCTGCTCGAGGCCATGGACCGCGAGCTGAAACGCCGCTTCGAGGGTGAGGCCCCCGCGGCCGGCGAAGAGGAGGTGCCGTTTTGACCCGCGTCGCCATCATCGCTGATTCTCACTGGGACGAACATTCCCGCTTCGAGGAGTGCATCGCGATCCACAACTGGATCGCCACCGACATGCAGTGCCGCAACGTCGACCTCGTGCTCCACGCGGGCGACGTCTTCGAGCGCCGGAGCACGCCGCGCGAGCGGGCGGCCTTCGCGTCATGGGTCCAGAAGGTCGCCACCCACGTCGGCCCGCTGGTCATCGTGCGCGGCAACCATGACCCGCTTGGCGACCTGCCGATCTTCTCGCGCCTCGAGACCCGCTATGAGGTCATCGTCGAGGAGGCCGCCAACGTCCACGTCATCACCTGCAACGGTGTCGACGTGGCGGTCGCGTGTCTCGCGTGGCCCCGCAAGGCCGAGCTTCTGGCGCGGCTTCCCAACACGGTCGGTCGCGAGGACTCCGAGCAGGCCGCCCGGGAGGCGCTGCGCATGGTGCTCCGATGGCTCGGCGACGAGCTCGAGAGGCACGAGGGGCCGACGGTGCTCCTGTCGCACGCGATGGTGTCGGGCTCGCTGACCAGCACGGGCCAGCCGCTCGTGGGATGCGACCTCGAGATCGGGCTCGACGACCTGGCGCTCGCCGGGGCTGACTTCACGGCGCTCGGGCACATCCACATGCCGCAGGACTGGCAGATCCCCACGGGCCGGGCCGTGGCTTACCCGGGGAGCCCGCGCCGGACCGCCTACGGGGAGGTCGAGGACAAGGGATACATCATCATCGACATCGACGACGACGGAACCGTCTCGTGGCAGCGGGTTCAGACCCCGGCCCGCAAGATGGTACTGATCCACGTCGGGCTCACCGAGGACTTCCGGGCCATCGACCATCAGGTGCGCGAGGCCGAGGTGCGCCTCCGCTACGACACCGCGGCCGACACCCGGGAGGCCATGCGCTCGAACGCCCGCGGTTGGGCCGGGGCGCTCGTTGCCGAGGGCGGAGCCGTCGAGGTGAAGATCGAAGAGGTCGTGCAGCCGTCGGTCCGGGCGCGAGCGCCCGAGATCGCGGCGGCCAAGACGATCGGGGAGAAGCTGCGGGCCGTGTGGGATGCGCGCGGAGACGCGCCCGAAGAGGACCGGGCTGAGCGGCTGATTGGGATGGCGAACAGGCTTGAGGAGGAGGTGCGAAATGTCTCGTAAGTTCAATCTCGAAGCGGTGCGAGAGGCGGCCCTCAAGGCGGGATACTCGGCCCCATTCGGAGACGAGGAAGGAACCATCGAAGTCCGAGTCTCGCGTCCCGACGGCACTCACTACACGCTCATCCAGTGGAGCGAGGCGTGTGGCGCGGTTTTCACCGTCTGCCATCCCGAGGAGTCCCGCAAGGCGCTGGCGGCCTACGACGCGATCTTGGAGCGGTTGAAGGTCGAGCTGCCGAAGGGGTGGCACGAGATGACGACCGGACCAATCCGTCGGACGTTCCATGCCTCTGACTCCAAGCTGGAAGTCCGCGTGAACCACTCGCTCATAGATGATGGACTTTCGCAGGAGGCCGCCGACAAGCTCCACAAGCTCGCCGACTGGCTGGCGGACCAGTGAGCGACCCGCACAACACCGTGCGAATCCACGTCACCATCGGTGACGTGCTGGCGCTCGAAAATGCCATTCCGGTTGAGACTCATCGCCGGAGTGCCTTCCAACATCTGGTGGCCCGGATTGCTGGCGAAGCGCGCCGGCAACTTGAGGGCCAGGGGCGAAACGGCGGCAAGCCGGCCCGGAGGACACCATGAGACTCGAGAAGCTGACCATCCGCGGGATCGGCCCCTTCAAGGGCGAGGCCACGCTCGACCTCCGCAACGTCGACCACAAGATCATCGCCATCACCGGGGCGAACGGAGCGGGCAAATCGACCACGCTCGAGCTCTTCCCGGCCGCCCTCTACAGAGAGTGCCCCACCCGCGGCTCGCTCGCGAGTCTCGCCACCCGGCGCGATGCCTTCGTCGAGGCCCAGGTGGTCAACGGCGAGCGCTTCACCGTGCGCCAGCTCGTCGACGGGGTGAGCGGCAAGGGCGAGACCGTGCTGCTCGACGAGAACGGGCAGGCCATCAACGCCAGCGGCAAGCTCCGCGAGGCCGACGCCTGGATCGCGCGCCACATCCTCCCGCCCGAGGTAGTGTATGCCTCGATCTTCGCCCACCAAGGCAACGCGGGCTTCATCCGGCTCAAGTCGGCCGACCGCAAGAAGGTGCTCTTGCGGGTGCTTGGAATCGAGCGCCTGGAAGCGATGGCCGAGAAGGCCCGCGAGCGCGCGCGCTTCGCGAAGGAAGACCTCCGGCTGATCGAGGTCCGGCAGGCCGACGAGAAGGCCCGGGGTGTCTCGGTGGACGTCGCCGAGGCCGGGCTTCATCAGGCCAAGACGGCGAGCGCCGAGGCCGACGCGGCGCTTGTGGCCGCTCGGGAGCGCCTTCAGGTTCTCCGTGACGAGGTGGCCGCGATCGAAGAGGCCCGCCGCGCGTGGGATGCGGCTCGCGTGACCTTCGATGGGCTCTCAGAGCGGATTCTGAACCTGTCGGGCCGGCGCGGCGACCTGCTCAAGCGCCTCGACAACAACCGGGGCGTGCTCGCGCGCGCCGAGGAAATCCGCGCCGCGGTGGCGAGGGCAGCCGAGCTCGACCTCCTGATCCGCGACGCCGAGACCCTGGACAACCAGCGCGTGCAGGCCATCAGCGCGGCCGACGCCGCTTGGCGCACCGCCCGCTCTCACGTCGAGGCGGCTGGGCAGCGGCTCGAGGACGCGAAGCGCTCCAAGAAGAGCGCCGAGGACATGGCGCGCATCCTGCGGCCCAAGGTCGAGGAGGCCCGCGCGGCGCTCCCCGAGGCGGTGGAGCACGCTCGGCTGAACCGTGAAGCCTACGAGGGCGCGTGCAGGTCGCTGGAGCGGCTGCAAGGCCAGCAGACGGCCACGGCCGACGAGCGGATTCAGGCCCTTCGCGGGGCGCTCGACGACATCATCCTCGACGACCGCCATGACGACGCGGACGAGCTCGGGCGCGTCAAGGACGTTGCATCGGGCGCCCTGTCGACCGACGACTGGCGCGTGGCGCAGGCCGCGGCGCTCCCGGGCAAGGTCGCCGAGGCCAAGGCCTTCCAGCGGGAGACGTGGGCCGCGGTGGCGCAGGCGGACGAGAAGGTCCAGCGTCTTCAGCAGGCCCTCGCTCGCGAGGACGACCTCGCCCGGCTCGACGCCGAGGCGACCCATTGGGACAGCCGTATCGGACCGGCGCAACAGGCGCTCGACGAGGCCCGAGACCACGAGGACAACCGCCGTATCGAGGTCGAGACGCTGTGCGAGCAGCCCCCGCTCGACGCCTCGGACGCGAAGGCGAACCGTGCAGCGCTCGAGCCCGTCCTGAAGCTGGTCGGCCCTCTGGCCCAGGCCGAGGCTCGGATCGCCGAGCTGGAAACTCAGCTCTCGCAGGTCGAGGCGGACCTCGCAGACGTCGAGACCGAGCGGGCCGCGATGGTCCTGCCGCCGCCGCCGCGCGTGACCCCTCACACCGGGGTCGCCGAAGAAGAGGTGCGCCGCTTCGAGCGAGCCGCGATGAACGCCTCGAACGCGGTGGCGCTGGCCCAGAAGAGCGTCGAGGACGCGGTCGCGCGGGCTGCGAAGCTCGCCGAGCTCGACACCGAGCGCACGGAGATCGTGGGGCGCCTCGCGGACTGGACGCGCCTCGCGAACGACCTCGGCAAAGACGGCATCCAGGCGCTCGAGATCGACGCGGCCGGCCCGGAGCTGAGCGCGCTCGTGAACGACATGCTCCACACCTGTCATGGCAGCCGCTTCACGGTGTCGGTGGAGACCACGCGGCTCGACGCCAAGGGCAAGCGCCAGCTCGAGGGCTGCGAGGTGATGGTGGTCGATACCGTGGCGGGGCGCGAAGGCCCGGTGGAGACCTTCAGCGGGGGCGAGTCGGTCATCATCGGCGAGGCCATCGCGCTCGCGCTGAGCGTGCTCGCCTGCCGCCATGCGGGAATCGAGAGGCCGACCCTGGTCCGCGACGAGAGCGGCGCAGCGCTCGACCCCGCGAATGGGCGGGCCTACGTCGCGATGCTGAGGCGCGCCGCCGAGATGGTGGACGCCGACAAGGTACTGTTCGTGTCGCATGCGCCCGAGCTGCAAGAGCTGGCGGATGCGCGAATCGTGGTGGCCGATGGCGGCCTGACTCTGGAGGGATGAGAAATGCGACTTATCGTGCCCGGGCTCATCAGCCCCTTCTACACAGACCTGTTCCGCTCGCCGCCGCCGAGCGGTGAGAGCAACTGCAAGCTGACGTTGCAGCCCGGCTGGGCCATCGAGGCCGCGAAAGATGCCGCGCACGGCCATCGGGACCACATTCGATTCGCCCATGAAGTGCTCGAAAACCCCGAGAAGACGAGGGCCGCTCACAAGCGCCAGCGCCGCGCCGAGCGCTACGTCTCGAAGTGCCTCGGGGTGCGGTGGACCGTCACGCCCGAGAGCCACAAAGAGTGGCTTCGAGAAAACATCCCGTTCTGAACTCACAAGCGTCATTTGACGCTAAACAAGGAGAGAATATGTCAATCTATCGCCAAGGCGACGTGCTCATCATGCGCGTCGAGTCCATCCCCGCCGACACCATCGACATCACCCCGCAAGACGGCCCCATCGTTCTCGCCTATGGCGAGGTCACGGGCCACTCTCACGCCTTCAGCCGCGGCGTGGTGGCGCTGCTCGAACGCGGCCCGCGTCGCTATCTTCGGGTGACCGAGGAAGCAACCATCGTGCATGAAGAGCATGACCCGATCACGCTCGCGCCTGGCCTCTACGAGACCAGAGACGCCAAGGGGCATGGTATCGTGCAGGTCGAGTACACCCCCACTGAACTCCGAATCGTGGGGGACTGATGAAACGCATCGAACGTCTCACGGACGCTCAAAGGGCGACTTTCGAGCCTCATGCACAAAAGTGGATCGAGTGTGCGCTGAACACACGTCCGATGGACGATACTGACCGTGCTCGGATGGTCGAGGCTATGGCTGGCCTCTATCGGGCAGCGGGCTTTGAGCCGCCGACGCGTTATGCCTTCGCGCCAAGCCCGGTGACCGGGGCGTTCGCTGCCACCATCGCTGCGGGTGTGTGGTGGCTTCGGGCAGGCGATCATCGGGTCGTTGACCTGTTCGGCCGCAAGCTCACCGATGTCGAGATCCAGTCCGCCACGGTCTTGGCTTGTTATGTGGTCGACCGACCATCATGCGCGGTCGACGGGGCGGTCGACGTGGCGGTCGACGGGGCGGTCTATGGGGCGGTCGACGGGGCGGTCCGCGGGGCGGTCTATGGGGCGGTCCGCGGGGCGGTCTATGGGGCGGTCGACGTGGCGGTCGACGGGGC